CCTCTTTCAGATAATAAAAATATATTATCAGCTTTTGATATTTGCATTTTACTATATCCAAGTGTTTGTAATAGCTCTAAATTGTCATCCGTGTCACGGATAACTTTTAAATCTATATAATCTATGTCTTCTTTAAATCTTTTTATATTATCCTTTATTCTCTCTCTTATCTTAAAATTAGGCTGATTATGTATTTCTGATATAGTCTTATCCGTCATACATTTTTTATCTTCACCAAAACCACCTTCTATAACTGGTATTTCTAAATTCATAAATTTTTGTTTTCCTTTGATTTTTAATTCATTCACTTTTTCCATCTCCCTTTTTAAATTATTAAATGTAGTTATTATGAGTTTTAAAATAGTAACTACATTTTTATGTTAAATTACAATTTAACTAAAAATTGACATAATAACTTTGTATTTACTAAATGAATCTCTTTTATATTCAGTAGACATTGTTATGTCTAGTAATGTTCTCACTTCTTGTCATTATTTATCATATTTTTCAAAATATCTAAATTATCATATACATATTTAATACCATTTAGAAATTGAGTTTGGTGTTTTATATACTTTCTTATGTCTCTACTTTTTGGATATTTAACTAATAAATCTTTAAACTTCTCAATCATTTCATTCCTTGCATTGATATCCTTTTCTATGTATTCTAATTGATTTAATATAGATAATTTATCATTATTATTCACTTACAACACCTCCATCCAATAATATATAAGAATGTTCTACATAAGTGTTAACACAATCACTTAAATTAATTTCACTATCTAATGTTAAGTACCAGTCGCCCATACAGGCTGGATAAAAATAATATTTATTATCATTTTTTATATAAATAATTGAACTTCCATCACTTAAAAATACTTTAATGTTTTCATTGTTATTTAACTTATTAATCACATATACATCCTTTGAGTGACTTACATTGTTTGATAGCTCTTTGTAAGTTGCAACTGCTCTATCTAAATCTTTTTTATTATAAAAACTATAATTCCAATCACCTAAACATTTAGGATAGAAATTATAAACTTGCTCTTTAGTATCATATAAAACTACACTTTCATCTTCTAATATTTCTACAACTCTGTCTGTAGACTCTACATAAAAATTATCTAATTCGGCAGCCTTAACTTCTGTTATTCCTGCAACACCCACAATAATTAAACTTATCAACATTCCTATAACCATACTTTTTAAATTTTTCATCTTTGCACCCTCCTAGTTTATAATTATGACCTTGTACAAGCCATTGTAAGCCATTTAAAAATCCTCTTAAGGTATTTATACCTTTAAATTTTTATACTCTTTAAAATCTTTTTATCAAATAAATATCATTATCAATTAATCTATAGTAATATACCTATAATAATAGCGATTTGATAATTTGAATATCATATTAAAAATATAATTTTAAACTCTTTTTTCTTTAAATTTTCTATTTACATAACTTTCAATATCCAATATGTCTTTAGAATATTCATCAAGATATTTTCTATTTGTTTCTATTCTAAATTTGTTGTCTTCGTAGTTGTTACTTCCACAAATAAACAACTCATCATTCTTACCCACCCAGGTATAGAATGAATACCAATCACCACAAAATGATTTTTCAAAATTAAAATTTTCGTTTATTAATAACTTTCCTCTAAAATCGTGTATCATTTTAATTACCTCCAAATAATAATTATTTTTAGTTTTTATCATTTTATTATCATTATCAATAAATATATAGTATTATTCTGTGATAATAGTAAATTGATAAATTATATATCTTATTAAAATCATTCTTTTAATTACATTTCCATAAAGATAAAATTAATTATCAAAATCAAGTTATCTATATACTTTTCTATTTCTTTATATTTCAAGTCAAATATATCTGTATTATCAATTTTGTAACACAATTTATCTATTTGATATTCTGTAATTTCATCTATTTTATTCTTATATTTATATCCTGATAGTGCTTTTCTTAAATCTTTTATGTATCCTTTTAGTTCTCTTAAGCTGCTTGTTTCAAGTGATGTTTTAATACCTTTAGCCTTATTTATTAACATTTCAACCCCCTCCAATTATATTAAAATTAATATTTTATTAACTATATCCTATTTTATCTTCTAAAAAATACAGATACAAAAGAATATACTATACTCACAAAACCATCATCTAGTAAATCAATTAATCTTTTCAATTCATCTCTCATATTATTCACCTAATTATTCCAAGTATAAATATCTTCTATGCTTTCTATTCCATCTATCATGGCATGGATTTCATTAAACTTAGCAATAGGTATATCCTCCCATTTCTCAACATTGTATATTGAGAATAGTCTCGTAACTACAGTTCTATAGTCATAATTATAAGCATTTACATTATATCCTTTTAATTCTGATAATCTTATTTTTAGCAATGTTGACAATGTTCTTATATTTTTAGTCTTCAAACCTACCATATCTTTCATTTCTTGGAATTGTCTATCTTGTCTCTCATATTTCATATCTAATTTATTTTCTATTTGATTAAATCTATTGTCTATTTTCTTATCATTTTCGATTGATAATTGTTCAAATCCTGCTAACATACCATTTAACATGATTGGCATTAACACATCTTTTATGTTATTAGTATTAATACTAAATGCACCATGTTTACGGATATTTGGTAATACCTCATCAGTAACCCAATCTTGAAATTTTTCGGCCTTTTTCTTTTTAGATGCAAAAATTAACTTATATACTCCACTTTCAGTAAGAAAATTCTCTCCTCTATTATTTAGTTTTCGGAAATCGTGGTCTCCGATATCTGAATTAGTTAACTTTACAACTTGCTTTTTGTTCATTCTGCTTATGTTATCATTTACATTTTTTATGTCCAAACATTCTGCCACGTCTCTTGGATTGAATAAAATCTTCCCATCAAGTTCAAATATTTCTACCTCTTTACCTTCAAATACCATTAAATTATTCATATTTTTCCTCCTATTATTTTAAGTTACTTATATTTTCTGAATATCTTATTAAAAAATTTTCTATATCATTAAAAATATATCTTAAAAAAGGTATTTTATATTCACAATCTATATTTACTAACTTATCTTTTTTTATATTAAATGTAAACTTATGTTTATATTCCTTGTTATTATATTTAAAACATATATCCCCAATTAAATTTTTATCACAATCTTTCATTATCTCATTAAATCTAAATACTTTAGAATAGTTATTAGCCAATAATATTTTTTTGCATTGCTCTGTCCATGTTTTTACATATGTATAATTATTTATTGTTAAAATGTTATATTGCGAAGAGTCAATTTTATTTTGTCTTAATAATAAAACTGTCTCCATCCATTTGCACCCTTTACCCATACAAAACAATTCTTTTACACATTCCCTATTATCAGTATTCTCTTCTTCACTTTCAATTAATTTATTGTAGTCTAATCTTAAATCAAATAAGGTATTATATATTGCTACATCTGATATAGTCCAAATCTTCCAACTTACACTACTATATATTTCTTCATCTTTTAAATTAATTTCACCTATATTATTTTTAATATAATCCTCTACCAATTCAAATATTATATTTTGTCTAGTATATTTTTTTACATTTCTTACAAGAACTTGAAATACTGGATGTTCTTCTATATCATAAAATACGACCATTTTATTCATTTTATTTCCCTCCTATAAATTAACTGTTTTATTCACTTAAATTACTTAAAATTCTTTATATTGAATTTTATTTTCATTATCTAAATACATCATATTATTAATATTTTGTATTAATTGCTGTCTCAATTCTTCTCCTTTTAAAGCCCAATCTAATCCGATTAAGTTTCCTAGTCTAGTACTTAAAGAATTATAAGTTCCTGCTTCTCCTATTATTTTATTTTCTAAAAGGTCACATATATTTATTAAATCTGTTGCAGTCATATATTCAGAATAATTTATCATTTTTAACCCTCCTATTTTATTTACAATCAATCGTTTCCTCTATTTCTTTTAAGTTCACAGAAGATATAAAAGATAGAATTTTCTTCCTATTTAATCTATCAGTTTCAATTATATAATTTTCAAGTTGATGTAAAATTTTAATACTACTTTCCAATAATGATGATATTTCTAAAAAACATATATCATTAGATTTTGCTATATCTGTATAATAATCAAACTCTTCTTTTAACTCTTCAAATTTATCCTTGTACCCCTCTGTATCTTGATGTATTTCTATCCAATTGTATAAATCATCATCAATTTTGTCTCTTAAATCTTCTAATTTTGTAATATAAATCCCTAGACTTGAAATGTATTTCATAATTATTGCCTCCTTTATAATTTATTAGCCTGTTTCAATAATTCTAATTGATTGCTGTTTCCACATTTTAAAATAATACTTTCTGTAGTACTCCAATAGCTACTATCTAAATCCTTTTTAAACAATGATTTTATCTTAATTATTAATTTTCTCATGATTTATTCCCCTTTCAATTTTTTATTGGAAGTGGCGTTTTTAAAGAACGCCCTAAAACTTTTTATTTAAGAAACTATAGCTAAATAATTTGATGCTATACAAATATTCTCATAACGTAAGTCAGTTCCATATAGCTCATAATTAAAGTATCTTTCAAGTGTTTCTTGACCTAACTCTTCAATATCTCCTAATTGTTCAATATAATCTTCTGCAAATTCAATATCTGTCATATTTTCATAATACTCTCTACTTTCTTCGTCTAATTCTTCAATAATTATGTCTCTATCAAAACGTAAATCTCTTGAAAACGCTTCTATGTCAAAGTAGTAAGCAATATTTTTTATATAAGATAAATCACCACAATATATTTCTTCTATGTAACTACGTCCTAAATTTTCATCGTCTAATGGTGACCTGTCATCAAGTTGTATAAAAGTATAATTATCTAATAAGCTATAAATATCACTTTCAATCATATCTATAAAATCAATATACCAACGTTCAAGTAAAGCCTTTAACTGTTCAATCTCATATTCTTCTAACCCCTCAAGTTTCATTGCTAATTCATTCAGTTGCTCTATATTGCTATATTCACTTATTTCTAACCCTTCTATATCTGTTTCAAAATCTGTTATGAAATACTCCTCATATTCTTCATTGATACCTATTCTATTTAATATTTCCTGTAATTCTTCCTCGTTTACTGGAAGTTCAGCCCATTCCCCTATTAATTCACCTTCGTTATATTTCCCTAGATTAGTTATGTATATATTTAGCATTTTTATATCCTCCCTTTTAATTATTCGCTTATTTAATATGGTTAAAATGGCGAGTTATATTTTATTATTATTCCTTCTTATGCTTTTCTTGATTTTATTATATTACATATTCGCCAAAAAGGCGATATGTTTTTGAAGATTTGTTTTTAAAAAATTTTTATATTTTTATTTCTAATAATTCTGATGGCTCTATGTCTAATACAAAACAAATCTTTTCAAACTCACTAATTGTAAAATCTCTATGCCCATTTTCTTTTTTAGAGTAGGTTTTAAAAGTTATCCCTATCGCTGTACTTAATTGCTGTTGCGTGAATTTCTTTTCTACTCTTAATTCTTTAAGTCTAGCTAAATTCATGCCACACCTCCTAATAAATACTATTATAGAATAATAATATCATATCAGAAAGTTATATAAAAGACATCTCAATCATATTTTCCTAAGTTAGCTATGTGTATTTTTATTACTTCATTCATTTTTATATCCCCCTTTTTATTATAAAACGAATTTTTAAAACGACTTTTCGTTTTTATTATTTAAATTTTTTTATTTGATATTTTAATTATAAACCTCAAAACGGATATTGTCAACGATTTTTCGGTTTTATTTTTTGGAAAAGTTGACTTTTTAATCTAAGTCAAGCAATTCCAAAGGGTCAAGATTTAGAAATTTTAATATTTCCTCTAATTCCTCAACCTTAAATTTTGTTTTTCCTGCTTCTTTATCTGTATATGTAGAAGTAGACAATCCAATATAAGTCGCAAACTGTTGTTGTGTATAGCCATGTTCTAACCTTATTTCTTTTAGTCTCTCTAAATTCACTTTATTCCCTCCAACATTATTATTATAGAATAATAATATCACATTAAAGAGTTATAGAAAAGACACTCAATAATTCAAGTGTCTTTTTATGTATTACTTATTTAACTGATTTAAGTTTTTTTAATTCTTTTAAGTCATTTAGATTACATGTCGTTGTGACTTGTACATCTCCTAAATCTTCTCTTATTTCTGTTATATTTTCAGCCGTTGCAATAGCTTGATTATATAAAATATCTTGTTTTTTTTCCATACTGTCAAGTCTATTTTCTATACTATCAAATCGCTTGTCCATGTTATCAAGTCTGTTGTTAGTTTCAACCTGTCCAATTTTTAAATCATTGATGTCCTGTTTCATTTCAGTAATATTATTGTTCATTTTCTGTAATAGTTCTAATATTTTTTCATCCATCACGACCACACTCCTTTTATTATTATAACATGAATGTAAGTACTATATTCAAGTACTTATTAAAACAATCAATAGATTACTCTAATAAATACTTGATGTGTTTTTGATAACGCAGTACCTCACAACTGCTATGTCATATTTAGTTTTCAATGTACTATTATATCTCTCTTTTGCTCTCGTTACGAATATTTAACTAAAAATTTTTGTTTATTTTGATATTTTAATTATAAACCCCTCGTTACGAATAGTCAAGTATTTTTTTGAGTAGATTTTTAATCTACTCCTCTATTTTTTCTATTATTATTTTATTTCCATCAAAAGTCAATAAGACTTCTCTGTCTGATTTAGTTATGTCCAGATATTTTATCCACATAGTTGGAATTGTAACCCTATTTGTGTAAGAATTTTCACTAGAGTTCCCCCCGCTTTTATTGAATATTACTTTTGCTTTTCTCTGCTCATACATTCGTTATACCTCCAATGATATTATTGTTTAATAATACCATACTAAAGAGTTATATAAAAGACACTCATTAATTCAAGTGTCTTTTTATGTATTACTTATTTAATTCTTTTTAATTTTGTTATGTCCTTCCAATTATCAATTGTAACAGTTTCTAAGGTATTTAACTTGTTAGTAACTTCTTGTATATTTTCTTTTGTTTCAGTCATATCGCCTTGAATATGAAGAATATCAAAGGACATTTTGTCATGCTCTGCTTTACTTACATTAGCTTTATGCTCTAAAGCTTTAAGTATTTGAGTGTTCTCATTTAATTGAGACTCTACTATATCAAAATGTTTATCAATACTGTCAAATCTGTTGTTGGTTTCAACTTGTCCAGTTTTCAAATCCTTAATGTCGTTTTCCATACCATCCAATCTAGTATTAATTCCTTTGATTTCTCCTTGTATACCTTTGATACTACCTTGCATCTCTTGCAATAATTCTAATATCTTTTCATCCATCACGACCACGCTCCTTTTATTATTATATCATAATATTAAGTACTATATTCAAGTACTTAATAAAACAATCCGTAAATTATTTTACTAAATACTTGATGTGTTTTTGATAACGCAGTACCTCACAACTGCTATGTCATATTTAGTTTTCAATGTACTATTTTATCCGAGTTTTTAAAAAGCGTTTTTCGGATTTAGATTTGGTTCTATATTTGTTTTGATACTTTAATTATATATTCTTATACGAATATTGTCAACGTATTTTTCGGATTTCTATTTTTTATTTTACTCGATTAGTCTAAGTCGAGTAATTCAAATATTTCTTCTTTAGTGAATTTAAGCAATTTAGCTATTTTTTCAAGTTCTTCAATTTTAAATGATGTTTTACCCTTTTCCTTATCATTATAAGTTGAAGTCGACATATTAATGTATGTGCTTAACATTTGTTGCGTGTATCCTCTGCTTTCTCTTAATTCTTTTAATCTATCTAAGTTCATTTTGTTCCCTCCAAGAATATCATTATTCTATAATAATACCATACTAAAGAGTTATATAAAAGACACTCAATAATTCAAGTGTCTTTTTATGTATTACTATTTAATTGATTTTAACTTTGCTATATCAGACCAATTTTTAGATGTAATAATTTGTGTAGCATTTAAGTCTTGTTTAATTTCTGTTACATCATCCTTTAAAGAGACAACATGTTTTTCTGTATATTCTAGTTCAGTCTTAATGTGTTTTACGTCTGTTTTAATTTCAATAATATCCTTTTGTATCTCATGTTGTCCAGTTTTTAAGTCTTTAATATCCTTTTCTATATTGTCAAATCGCTTGTCAATACTATCAAATCTAGTATCCATTTTATTAAGTCTGTTATCCATTTTTTGTAACATTTCTAATATTTTTTCATCCATGTTGTTCACACTCCTATTTAATTGCTTTAAGTGTTGCAATGTCATTCAGATTATAATTAGTAATAGTTTCTATTTTATTAATGTCTAATTGCATAAGTTTTATATTTCTTCTTGTATCCTCTGTTTTTAAATCTAATTTTAATATATCACCTTTTATTTCTTTTAAGTCGTCTTTAATTTCAACCTGTCCTACTTTTAAATCACTGATGTCTTGTTTCATTCCTTTAATATCATTTTGTATTTCTTGTAATAATTCTAATATCTTTTCATCCATCATGTTCACACTCCTATTTAACTGATTTAAGCTTTGTTATTTCATTCCAATTCTTAGATGTAGCCATTTCTACAAAGTTTATATCACTTTTTAAAGCGTCTATTTTCTCATTAGCTTCTGTTATACCTTCCATATTTCTAGCAACTTGGTTATAAGTTAAGTCTAATTTACTCTTTATTTCTTCTTGACCTTCTTTTAAGTCACTAAGTTGATTATCAATGCTGTCAAATCTACCTCTCATTTCTTGTAATAATTCTAATATCTTTTCATCCATGCCGACCACACTCCTATTTTATTATTATATCATAATTTAAGTGTTGTATTCTAACACTTACTAAAATAATCTAAGATAAATAATTTTAGTAAATATTAGATAGTTTATAACCATGTAGGTGTCAAGCAGTACAAACTATAATTTTAATGCTTAATCTTTAGTACTTTTGATAACACAGTACCTCACAACTGCTATGTCATATTAAATTGTATTGAGTGCCATTATAGAAGCAATTTAATTGATACCTCAATTTTTTGTAGGCTTTAATTGGAAACCTTTATTAATTTTATTTATAGCTAGAGTTTTAAGAAGGTTCTTTGCCTGTTACTTCTTTGAGAGGTGGTTTAGTGTTTTCTTGTTCTCCTTTGCTATGATTTAATTATACGACATTATCTCATTTTTGACAAGTCATTTTTGAGATTTATTTATTAAAAATAATGGAATTAATCGACTAATCAAGTAATTCCAATGGGTTTACATCTAAGATTTTATATATTTTTTCTAGTTCGGTTACAGTAAAATCCGTTTTGCCTTGCTCTTTTCTATTATATGTTTTGTAATTTATATCTATTAACAAAGAAAACTCTAATTGAGTATATCCCTTTTGTTCCCTTATTTCTTTTAATTTATCAAGTTTCATTTTACCACATCCTTTTTTTTGTACTATATGTTATATAATATTTTAAGAATAGTATTTTGTCAAATATGAGATTTTTAAAATAAAGAGGTGGTACAATGAATAGATTGAGAGAATTAAGAAAAGAAAAAGGAATGACGGCTAAACAATTGGCAGATATATTGAAAACAACCGATTCAACTGTTATAAGATGGGAAAAGTCAAAACAGAACATAAGCATAGATATATTAAAAGAGCTATCTAATATATATAATGTAAGTATAGACTATATATTATGTCTTACAGATTTAAAAGAGAATATACAACTTGAAGAAGAAGAAGTTAAATTACTAGACAATTATAGAGAGTTAGACACTAAGAGTAAAACAATAGTACAAGAACAAATAAACACATTAAAAAAACTACTGTAAGCTAGACATATATGTCTAGCTTATTTTTATATTTAATTTTAAAGATTAAAGGTATAAACATAAGGTGAATGCATTGAAATGCGCTTAAAATGGATTTAAATGGCTTGTACAATATGTTATTATAATAAAATAGACTAGATTATAGCTAGTCTATTTTATATTATTAAATTATTTTATTTAATGTTAAGTACTACCTTGAGTAGATTATATTACTATATGTCAAGTAGTTCTTTTGATTCTATATCTAAATAGCTACATATTTTTTCTAGTTCACTTACTGTAAATTGATTCTCTCCTTTTTCTTTTCTGTGATAATTTCTTAAAGATATGTCTAACATTCTAGCAATATCCTCTTGAGAATATTTTTTTTCTTTTCTTATATCAATTAATTTTTCTAATTTCATGCTATCACCTCATTAATATTATAACAAAAAAGAGTTACTTATACATTAAGCTACTCAATAAAGATATTAAAGATAAACAATATATATTGCTCTAAGTGCAAAATATAAGAAGAATAATAAACCTAGTATCTTTATTATTTTTAAAGTGTTTTTAATATGTTGATTCATGTCATCACCTCGTTTACTTTCAATATTAGGTGTGTTACAATATACCTATAGAGATATATTTTTATAGGTATATTGCATTGGTTATTAATGTTTAATTATGTATATAAGTATTAATAACCAACCGATACAAGAACATAAAGAAATCAAAACATGTTCAAGTGATTTAAATACTTGTACAAAGAGCTTTTCAAGTTGGTGGCACAACTCGATTAGCTCTTTTATTTTGCCTTTTGTTATTCTCATAACGTCACCCCCTAATATTGAATTGTATAGATAAGATTAATTCTTATCTTAATTAAATTATATATAATAATGACAAATTTGTCAAGAAAAATATGGCAATAAGGTTGTGGGTTGATATTCGACGATGTCAGATTAATGCTAAAATGATGTATATAAGACTTTATAATCCATAACAAAAAAATTTATTCTATAGCAAATAATATTTTATATAGATATCAATAACTAAAAATTGAAATGCAGTGATTACAACAGGTTTGTAGTCTAAGAATTATAATGACTGACATTTTACTGACAAAATAGAAGGTGTAGGTGTTGTAAGTGTTGAAAATACTAGGTTTTAGAAAAATGGCATAAAATACTTAATTTTATGCCGTTTTTTGCTGACAAAAACATAGATTTTTAAAATAAGATAAAAGTAATACTTTTATTAATTAAATAAAGTAAATAGAGTGTTTTACATATTAAAATAAATAAAAATGAAGTAGGGGGTATTTTATGGAAAGTGGCTTGTTTGTCAGTAGGATTTTGTGTGTAGTCCTTTCATTTCCACATTTCAAAAAAATTGCAGACGGATTTACAGACGAAATAGCTCTGTATTTTCCTCATAAAACAAATATTTATCTAAAGATATTTCTTAGATTTTTACTCTTAAATTACATTCTTAACAAGGAAAATATAAAATAAAAGTGTATGTATTGATTACATAAAAACAACTAATATATATAAAAATATTAAATACAAAAAATAACTTGAAATATAGGAAGATTTATTAAATTAGAATGAAAATGTCGTCTGTAAGAAAATAAGTTTCAATATTTTACTTAAAATTAAAATTGACATCTAAAAAAACATAAATAGTATAGTTAAAGAAATTGATTTATTGGTTTGGAAATGGTTGATATATAATTTAAATATTAACTAAAAATTTTTAATAATAAATTATTGGTTTAAATTTAAATTATATATAGTTCTAATTTAGTGCTAATTTTAACTAATAACTAAAAAATGTCATTTTATAGTTGAATTTTTGTGCAAATTTAATGTAATTATCAAGTTTTTATATGGTATAATATATTTAGCAAATATTTACTTAGGAGGAATGAAAATGGAAGAAAATTACCAAGTTATAGGCTTAGATATAGGAAGAGGATACGTAAAAGGATATAGTAAGTACAATGGAATGGTTAAAGAATGTTTATTCAAATCAGTATTTGGTGATGGAAGAAACATAGATTTTGAGAAATATGAAAATCCAATATACATAGATTTTGAAAGTGTAAGTTACTTTGTTGGTTCATTAGCAGAAAAAGAAAGTATAACACCTATAAGAAATTCTGATGATTCTAAAGTATCTTTTACAATGAGAATATTAGTTGCTGCTGCTCTTAATGAAATAGCTGTAGCTGATGAAGTAAAATTGATGATGGGCGTTCCATATAAATCATTTAGGAAAACAACATTAAAAGAAGTTGTAGACACATATAAAGGTAAAACATTTAAAGTAAAAGATAAAATAAAAGGTGGACATAAAGAAATAAAAATATCTGATATATCAATTTTTAGAGAAGGAGATGCTGCATTATTTCATACATTAGAAGGAAAAGTAAATGAAGATAAAGCGGTTGGCATGGTTTCAATAGGTTTTAGAAGTACTGAGATGTCTTTCTTTGAAAAAGGTTTTGTATTTAATGATAAACTATCAGACACATTAGAAGCTGGAAATCAAGATGCTTTAACAATGGTTCAGAAGCAACTAAAAGATAGAGGAATAATAAGAGAACTTAATGAGATAGATAGTTCTAATGATTATGATGAACTTAAGAAAGTTGCTTACATTATGGCTTCTGAAAGCACAGCTCAAAGAATATCTTCTAAATGGAAGAACATAGATGAAATGGATGTATATGTAAGTGGAGGTACAGCATTACATATGACATTCGATAATAGATTTAAAGTTTCTAAAGATGCACAAATGGCTACAGCTAAAGGATTATTTGAAGTAGGTATGGAACAATTCTAGGAGTGATATTATATGAAAAAATCATCTAGCTTTTATTTAGAAGAAGATATATTTGGTGAAATAGAAAAGTATCAAAATGATAAAAATATAAGCAGTAGAAATACAGCTTTGGAAAGAATAATATTAGAGTGGAAAAATCTTCAAGAAGAAAATAAATTATTAAAACAATGTTTAGGCAATGGTGTATATAGGACAAATAAAAAGACAAATGTTACTGAAGAAAAAAAAGATATAAAAAGAGAAAATCCTATTATTAAGAATATATTTAATAATATGCCAGATTAAAAGAAAATATCTACTCAAGAAATTTTGGGTAGATATTAAAAAAAATATTGAGAACATAGAGGGTATATGATATAATAGAAATAGAACATAGAGGGTAATGAAATTTCTGAAGCAACATGTTGCGAAGAACAATTGCAAGATGATTTTTATCTTGTAATTGAAATAAAATTTATAAGAAAAGAGGTAGATATTTATAGTTAGAGGTAATGAATTTATAAAAGATGTTATTGTAACAGACAAAAGAACAGGAGAAATATTGGAGCATAAAGGGATGAAAAGAGGTGAGGTACTTGAAATTGGAAAGAGAAAAAAGAGTTTTTCTCCAGAGCAAAGGGCTATTATCAATAATAAAAAAGAATTACCATACCATAATTTTAAATTAGGAGGTTTTGTATTTTGTACTTATGTTAAAAATGAATTATTATTTAATGAAGTAAATATAAGTAAAGCTAATATAAGTAGATTAATATATCTCGCAACATATCTAAACTATAATACAGGAGAAGAAAATTTATTGGTTAGATATTCTCAGTTTAAAGAAATGATTCCTATAGATAGAAAAAACATGAGAGAAATATTAAATCTTAAAGATAGGGCATTTAGAAATTTTTTAGCAGACGTAAAAAAATGTGAGTTATTATATGAATCTAATAATAAATTTTATATAAATCCAAAGTATTTTACTAAAGGAATTCCTAATTTTGAAAATAAAGAATATACAAGAATATATATAAATACTAGTAGATTTCTTTTTGAACATTGCACACCAAGACAACATAAACAATTAAGTTATATATATCAACTCATACCATATATACATTTCGAGAGTAATATCTTATGTTTAAACCCTCATGAAACAGATATTTCAAAAATAAAAAAAATTAGTTTATATAAAATTTGTCAATTATTAAATATTAGTACAATAAAACAAGATATGAACAAATTTAAAAAGGAATTACTTAGATTTTATATAAAGGTAGAAGATGATAAATATTATTTTTTTAAATATGTAATCGTTGAAGGGAATAACAAAAATACAGACTATTTCATTATAAATCCTTGTGTAATATGGAAGGGAAATAATTTAAATTTAGCAAAGAAAACAATTGATTTATGCTTTTTTAATTGTATTTAGAAAGTCTGTCTAAGAATAAGAGGTAATGAACTGTAAAAATTAACAAAAATATAGGAAAAACAGTTAAAAAATTAAATTTAGGGGTGGCACAGAAATGTGACCAAAAGGCAAAAAAACGGCACAGAAATGTGACCAAGAAAATTAATTTAAAATCTTATAATATAGAAAAGGAGAAGTATGAAAGAGAAAAAAATAGAATTAATATATTTAGAAGATTTAGATGAATCAGAGAAAACAGGCGTACATAAAAATAGGTATCAAATATTAAATGAGGAATATGAACAAATGATAGATACATACACAGAGATGAGTAAAAGGTCTTCATATGATATTGTAAATGAAAGGCATAAGGAGGATTTTAAGGATGAACTATGGGATTATGATGATACAGATTATGATGATGGATTGCAAGGAAAGGAGGTATAATATTGATATATAATAATAACAATTTTTATGAAGAAATAGATGGCAAATCTGCACAAGATTACATAAAGAATTTAGATTATAGCATAGACAATAGCAAAGATAGAATTAAATACATAGAGGAACGATTAGGGGTAAAACACACGTGGTTTGAAGAGTCAAATAGAAATTATATAGATACATTTTATAATACTCTTACAAAGAGAAATGAGAATATTATTACTAGAGTGAAATATCAAGAAAAAAAACAATTCAATGATAAATTTTGGGAAAATATATTTGAGCAAACATCAGATAGTCCTTTAGATAAAGATGGTGTATATTATGTTACTATTGATGGAGAAGAAGTAGTTATGGATTATAATAGATTCATTACTTGGTGTGGCTATAATCAAATTAATCCAATCGAATATATAAATGTTAAAAATCCTTTTAGTAATAGTAATGGTACATGGGAGTACACACATCATAATACATCGAAAATTAAGTTGATATTAAATAAAGATGACAGTATATATTCTACTTCTAATATAGCAAAAACATTAGAAATAATGGGGAGCTATATACTCTCAGTAGATGATAAACCTAAGGAAACTAAAATAAGAATATACAATTCAAAAGAGTTATTTAATAGAGCATGTCAGGAAGAAGCACTTCTAAATAAAATAGCACCTGCAAATGGTGGAAATATAAATTCAAACACTTCTAATAAAGATGGATTCCTAGAAGACAATTCCTTTGCATTTTTTCAATTACCTAAAAACTATAAAAAAATAAAAGATATAAAAGTTAAACCTAAAGATATTAAAAAATATCCAATTATAAAAACATACTCAGATACTTATGAATGGTATAAAGCTAAATATAAAGAATTAGGACATAAACAATTAAGTAAAGAAGAGTTAAAACTTAAGAGAATGGTTAGGAAAAATTTAAATGCATTAAAAAATGATATGACTGATGTTAAAAATTCTATAGAGAGACCAATTATATGGAAAGCACCATTAGCAGATGCAGGAAGCCCAGAATGGGACTATTTAGATATGTTTGATAAATCACATGTTAAAGAGCTTTTAAGGATTCAAAAGGGTAATGATTTGCAAGATGATTTAACATGTATAGTTATGGATTTAAATAATATTATATCTAAAATTGAATTTACCACAGTACAAAAAGATATTTTAAATTTATATAGAAAAGATAAATCATTAGAGTTTATTTCAAATTTAATGAATATAACTCCTCAAGCAATAAATAATCAAATAAATAAAATAGTGAACAAAATAATAGATGCATATGAGAAAAACTATGAAGAAAATTATTATTATATATCTGTTTGTAAAGGAAAATATAAAAAATGTAGCAGATGTGGAAAAATTAAGTTGCTATCTAGGTTTGATAAAAATGGTAAAAAGGGATATCGCTCAAATTGTAAAAACTGTAATTAGCTGGTGGGGAAAAGTGGTTTAAAAAAGGGTCGCTTAAAACATATTACTTATGTAAGGGGTTAATAAAAATAATAAAATTATTCCTTACTATTATCAAATGAAAATTATATAAGAAAAGGGAGATTAAGAAGATATGAAAAAAGTAGATTTTTTAAAAGAAGTAGCAGAAGAATTAGGTGTATCACAGATAAGAGTAAGAGAGATACTTGATGTGATAGAAAAAAAAAGAAACGAAGTACTACAAGATGGTGAAGAATTGACGTTGATGGGAGTTAAATACCTAACTAAAATACAAAAAGGTAAAGAAGGAGAAATAACTCTTAAAGATGGAACTAAAAAACCTTGGAAAACTGAGGAAAAAAGAGTTCCAAAATTAAAAATAGCTAAATCTTTAAAAGATGCAATTATATAGAGAGCGTATGGGTTAAAAGCCCTTTCATATGGTGACATATGGTAGCAAACCTAGAATATGCTAAAAATTAATACAATTAGCAGAGATAGCTCATTTTGAGAAGCTCTAGTGGCTGGTAATAGGTATTTTACAAATATAAGATGATGATGCTGCTAAAATGAATATAGCGTGGCAAATATACACGAGGTTGACGAGCAACATATAACTTGAAATAGATACGGTGAATGCCCTAGTATGCCTTAAAGGTGTAAGAATAAAGAAGTAGAATTTGAGGTAACAGATTCTACTTCTGCTTTTTAAAATTAGAGGAGTTTGTTGGTGTGCCTGGCTAATAAAAAACCAAAAACAAGTCGAGGTGTTTGTCAGAAGAACCTGGCTAATAAAAAACTGAAGAAATTGTGAATAAATCAAATAGTCTTTTGAACTAAGTAATTTTTATGTAGATTTATTTATAAAAAAGTGGTGATGTTCTACCAAATAGTGGACAATTAAAAAAGATTCTTTAGTGTGAAAAAACAGCCACGCTATCCGAGCTGTCGGAGTTTTAAAATACAGCACTTGACCATGGTCGAGGGTAGGGATACTCGACTTGCTGTTTGTAATTTATAGAAATATGGAGAGGTACTCAAGTGGTAAAGAGGATAGTTTGCTAAACTATTAGGTCAATTAATTTGATACGAGGGTTCAAATCCCTTCCTCTCTTCCAATAAAAAAAGTTTGTTATTTTTAAATAATATCTTAATTAAAAGGGAGATGTTTTTATGGTTAAATATAATGTTCATAAAGCTTTAGCAGAAAAGAAGTTATTAGAAGATAAGATAGATAGATGCATTAGTAATTTTAAAATTGTAGGTACTAAAAAAGGCTCTGATAAAAATGTATATGAAACAAAAACAAGTGTAGAAGATTTTAATGTAGAAGTTTCAAGTAAATACCAACAAATAGAAGATTTAATATATAATTATAACGCATTAGATAAAGCAATTAATATCTCTAATGCTATAACAAATGTTCAAATTAGTAATAAAAATTATACAGTTTTAGAAGCAATAAAAAGAAAAAATAGTATAGAATTAGATAAATCCTTGTTGAGACAAATGGTTAGTAACTATGATTGTATGATGTCTGAAGTAAATCGTAGAAATGAAGAAGTGCAAAAAAATACAGACAGAATGTTTGAGGAAAAAGAAAAAAGTAAAGATGGAGCAGAACTTATTTCATTTTATAAAAAACAACAAGAATGGTCTTTAGTAGACCCTTTAAAAGTAAGAGAGAAAATAGAAAAATTAAGGGATGAAATAGAAGAATTTGAAAAAGAAGTTGATTTTGCATTGAGTACATCAAATGCACTTACAATTATAGATGTAGATTTAAGATAGTCCTTAATTGGACTATTTTTTAATTTGCAGGTTAGGCGAATAACATAAATTATAAGTTCCCATTTGGTTTTGGGTTAAAAATCAAACTGCTTATATAAAAGTGATGGGTACATACAAACGAAACGATTGTACTGTATAAAAGAGAACAATAGATATAAAGCTTAAAGTTAAAAATTCAAATATAAAATCTCAAGGATAAAAGATTAAATTATTAAAATAGTAAAAATAAAATAAAAAAGTTATAGAAAATCCTTGATAAATGCTAAATGCGTTAACTTATATTAGCTATTGTTAGCTACAAGGCTGCCTAATTTGCAAATAAATATATTCCCAGTAGAGTTAATAAAATTATAAAAAAGGTGAAAGTGCATGAAAAATAATAAAGGAACAGTATTAGAAAAATGTGAAATAATAAAACAAGAAAATAATACATATAAAATTATAGAACATTTGAAAGATGGAGACCATGAAGTATTACTTAGTGATGTTTTGGATAAGTATACTGGTGATACAGATTTAAACATAACGATAAGATTAAGTGAAACAATAGTCCAATAAATCAATATTGGACTATTTATTTTTTACTTAATACATTGATAATGATATTTATGTGATAAATAGGGAGATATTAAATATGGAAGACATATTGAAGAAAAAAGAAGATGAGTCACTAGTTGACTATAGGATTAGAATACGACTAGCAAAGGTTAATAAAGAGATAGATTTGGATTGGGGAGAGATAGTTGAACTATTGGGGTTAGAATGTTCTCCAGACCATTGTAGGAAGGTTTCCTATGGGTTGAAAGAGGCTTTTGATTATCTTAATTCTAAGATACAGAATAATTCTACTCAAGAAGAGATTGATAAAATAAATGAGAAAATATTAGAATTAAAAAAGATAAAAGTACAACTATCTGATGAAAGGTCATTAGTAAATAAGAAAATAAGAGAATATTCAAGAATAGATAATATAATTGATTTATTTAATAATAAAATAGATGATATATCACTTCATAAGCCATTTCTAAGTGATTCTAGTTACAAATGCTATGAATCTTCAAATCAAGAGGCTATTATGCTAATTTCAGACATACATTATGGATTAGAGACTATTAATGCATTTAATAGATATAATTCAAAAATATTCAAGATAAGAATACAATATTTAAAAGATAAAATTATTGAATATAGTAAGTTACATAAAGTTAAGAGACTGCATGTAATGTTACTTGGAGATTTAATTTCTGGATACATACATAATTCTATAAGATTAGAAAATAGAGAAAATATAGTTGAACAAATTATAGAGGTGTCTGAAATACTTAGTGAATTTATATATGAGTTATCTAAAGAAATTGATAAAATTATTATTTATTCAGTAGGTGGAAACCATGATAGAGTTCTTCCTAAAAAAGATGAAAATTTAGATAAAGATAATTTTACATTATTAATAGATGAATATATAAAGCTAAGAATTAAAAATATAAACAATGTTATATTTCAAGAAAATATATATGATAATGACATAATAGTGGCTAAAATATGTGGAAATACTTGTTTTGGAGTGCATGGAGACAAAGATAAAATGTCTACAGCAATTCCTAAACTGACCTCTCTTATAAAATTAATTCCTGATTATATCTTTATGGCTCATCTACACAATTGTAAGGAAGATAATTATGGAGAAAGTGAAATATGTGTAAATGGAAGTTTCTCCGGAACGGATTCTTATGCTAAGAATCTAAGATTAAGTTCACACGCAATGCAAAAATTAATGATATTTAATGAAAGTGGGAGAATATGTACTTACAATATAAATTTAAGTAAGCTATAAGTTATTTATTAAGAGCTGAGTTAAGTTTATATTGTAAATTTAATTCAGCTCTTAATTGAGTTGAATCTCCCTATTAACCACTAGAGATTTAATTCTCTAGTGGTCTTTTTTAATGGTGGTGATGTTATGAATGGCAATTAGTAAAACAAAGTGTTTGAATTGTGGTGAAGAAAAATATACAGATAGATATTTTTGGAAAAGTCATAGTGAAATATTTACTTTAAATAAAAGACTTCCAGTATGCAAAGAATGTTTTAGAGCTAGGTTTTTACTATTAAATGGGTGTTACAATGGAGAACTTGTAAAGGCACTAAAACATATATGTTTCAACTTTGATGTTTATTTTGATGAAAAATTAGCTAAAGAACTTGCAGATAAAAAAAATAAAGATGAATTAATAGATGAATATATGAAAATTATTAATAGAAATTCAAAATATAAGGGAAAGACATCTTTAGATAATTTATTGAAAGAAATATATACAGGAAATAATAATGATAAAAATATAGTCATAAATGATGAAATTAAATTAAAATGGGGAAGAGGTTTTGATGATTATGAGTATAAAATCTTAGAAAGAAAATATAAGGAATATAAAGAATATTATGAACCAGAGTCATTAACTGAAAGAAAATTGTTTGAAGAGATTTGTATTATTGAATTAGAAAAAGATAAATCAAGAGAAAAGGGAGATATGAAAGCTTTTAATGATTTATCTAAATTAGTATCAAGTAAAATGCAAGATGCTGAAATAAAGCCTAGTCAGAAAAAGAAAGCTGGAGATTCGCAAGATGATACATTTGGAATGAAAATGATGATATATGAAAAAAATCAACCTGTAAAGGATAGGTTAAAGGAATATGAAGATGTAGATGGATTTGAAGCTTATGTAAATAAACATATGAAAAAACCACTTGCTGTTGCATTAGGTTTAGCTACAGGTAAGTATTCGATAAATGATGGCGATAAAGATATTAAATTTAAAGATGATGTAAGAGACATTTTAGAAGGTAATAAAAATGAGGACTAAATATGAAAAAAGAGAGCTGTCATCTAATGATTCATCCCGAAATCTACTAGAGAGTATAGGAGAGTATTGGGGTGCTTTTTATCTCGCAAATCCACATAGATTCTGTATGGATTACTTTGGATTTAATCTACATTTATTTCAACAGATATTAATTTATATGATGATGAAGTCTGACCAATTTGTATTTATTGCTTCTCGCGGACTGGGAAAATCATGGCTTCTAGGAGTGTTTTGTTGTGTTATAGCTGTATTAAAACCAGGTACTTGTGTTTTAATAGCAGCAAAAAGAAAGAAACAAGCAAAACTACTTATTACAAGTAAAATTTTAGGTGATTTATATTTAAAATCAGATACTCTGAAAAGAGAAATTAAAAGTTTCCAAGTAAATGCACAAGAAGTATCTATAGATTTTTGGAATGGAAGTAGAATAGAAGCTGTTGTATCTAATGATGATGCAAGAGGTTACAGAGCTAATGTTCTTATTGTTGATGAATATAGAATGGTGGATGAAGGAACTGTAAATGATGTTTTAGTTCCATTTTTAACAAACCCAAGACAACCAGGATATTTACAGAATCCTAAATATAGATATATGCAAGAAGAGAATAAAGAAATTTATCTTAGTTCAGGCTGGTATTCTCAGCATTGGAGTTATAAAAAGTTTATGGAAACAGTAAAAGGTATGCTTAGTGGTGAAGATATGTTTGCATGTAGTATTCCATTCACTTGCTCTTTAGAACATGGACTATTAACTAAAAAAAGAATACTTAAAGAAATGAAAAAAGAGAGTATGAGTGATGCTTCTTTCATGATGGAGTATTGTGGAGTGTTTTATAATGAATCAGATGATGCTTTCTTCAAGTCATCTTGGGTGAATCCATGTAGGGTATTAGAAAGTATGTTTTATCCTCCTAGTGATATAGAGTATCTTGAAAATAAGAAAAAAAGAGATAAGAAATATCATCTTAATAAGATAAAAGGAGAAATACGGATTATTGGTGCAGATATAGCTTTGGCCAGAGGAGTTAAGAATGATAATTCTATTTATACTTTGATGAGGATGCTTCCAAATGAAGGCACATATAAAAGATGTGTTGTCCATATAGAAGCTTATAATGGTATGGAAGCTGAAAAACAAGCAATAAGATTAAAACAATTATTTTCAGATTTTCAGGCAGATTATATGATATTAGATACACAAGGTATAGGAACAACTGTATGGAGCTATATACAGAAAGCAAATTATGATTCAGATAGAGATGAATGGTATGATGCTTACACATGTTTTAATGAAGATAATACTGTTGACAAGTCACTAGCAAAAAAATCACTTCCTGTTGTATATTCCATGAAAGCTTACGCTGATGAAAATCATAAAATGGCTATGTCTTTAAGAGATGTCCTTACAAATAGAACCTTAGAACTTCCTATAAGTGATATTGAAGCAAAAGAAATGATATTAGAAAAAGAAATGATAAAGGCAGACGAAATAGATAAAAAGGCAGAATTGGAAGCAAAATATATTGCCCCTTATCTTCAAACAACGGCTTTAGTGAATGAGTTAATAAATTTAGAATATAGTGCTGATGGAGGAAAAATTAAAATAAAGGAAAAAAGTGGAGCAAGAAAAGATAGATATTCTAGTTTGGCTTATACGAATTTCTTAGCAGATTATCTGGAAGAAAAAGAGAAAAGAAAAAATAGAAATAATCAAAAAACTGTTATGATTTATTGGTAAGAGATGAGGTGAATAAGTGGGCAAAAAAAATAATAATAAAAGCAAGTCTAAAGACAACAATTCTACACAAAATCAAATCAATATGCTAAATGCTCAAATTGGAAAATATGCCTCAGTAAAAGAATCCACAACATTAGCAACAGAAATGTATAAGTTAAGAAGTATAAGCAGAGACAAATTAAGAAAAGCTCTCTCCAATCCATATCAAATTTCAAATACAGATATACTTCAGGATGCAAGTATGATATTAAAAGCTACATCTGGTACATATAGAAGAGTTTTAAATTTAATATCTAATATGAATACTTTTGACCATATCTTATACCCAAAAGACATAAGTAGATTAAAAACAAAAGAAAAAATAACAAAAGCATATATGAATTCGGCGAGTCAATTAGAAAAATATAATATAAAATTTACATCAGCTTGGATAACCGAAAAAGTATTGGAATTAGGAGAGGTTTATTTATATAAGATAGAAGATAATTCAGGGATGGTTTTACAACAGATACCAGCAAAATTTTGTATGATAACAATGATAGAAAATAATGTAATGAGATACGCTATAAATATAAAAAAACTTACTGACAAAAACATAATATCCTTTCCAGAAGAAATTAAAAACATATATAAAAAATATAAATCTAATTTACTTACACGAGAAGAATTAATTGATAATACATATTTTCAATTAAGTGATAAAGCAGTAGCATTTAATTATGATTTAGATTCAGTGAAAGGAGTTCCATTTTTTTGCTTTATATTTGACGATTTAATGGAGCTTGAAGATATGAAAGATTTAAAAAGCACAAATGCAGTAATAGAAAGTATTAAATTAATACATCAAAAGATACCATTTGGCAAAAATGATGAACCACTAGTAGACCTTAATTTAATTCCCATATACCACAATTCAACAAAAGCAAATTTACCAAAAGGAACAGCAATAACTACAAATCCTTTAGAGTTGGAAACACATACTCTTTCAGATGGAAAATCTAAAATAAATGATTATGTAAAAGAAGCAAAAGAGTTTATATTTGATAACGCTGGAATAAATACAGCCTTACTTAACTCTGACAAGATAAATAATGAATCTATCTTAAATGGTATTATTGCAGATAGCTTAATTCCTATGAGGATTCAACAAATGATAGAAAATTGGGTTAACTTTGAACTAAATAAAGACAAGAAGGCAAATTTATTTAATATGAAGTTTATTGGAACTACTCACTTTAATAAAATGAATTTATCCAAACAGTATCGAGAAGATATGGGATACGGAGGGAGTAAAAGCTTGTTTATTGCAAGTACTGGGTTTACTCCACTTCAAGCTATAAACACTTTACAAGCAGAAAAATTAATGGGATTTGATGAGTTTTTAATACCTCAACAAACATCTCATACTCAAAGCAGTGGTAGACCAGATAAATCTGATATAGGGACAGATAATGGTAATTCTACTCAAGCAAAAGGAAATGGGGAGAATGATTAATTATGAGTAAGTTTATATATGCTTTTTCTGAAGATGATAAGAAATTATTAATGGAAAAAGGATATCGTTTTATATGTGAAAACAAGTTGAATAATAAGACTTTATATGTTTTTGAAAATAAATCAAAATTAATAAATAATTTCAGTAATGAAGAAATGAAAAGATTTATATTTACTAGCAAAATACGTTTTTAAAAGGAGGTGAAAAAAATAAAAATATTAAAATTACCTTGTAATTTAAAACATTATTCAGATAAAAAAAAATTGGAAGAACTAAATAGTAATCTTTTGCCAGTGTATATCTATGTTATGCATGAAGGTACAAATCCAAATGGAACTAAATTTTATGAAGAAGCTATTGATAAAGCTGAACCAACATTAAAAAATGTTCCAATTCTAGGATATGTAAAAATAAATGAAGATGGAAAATATGACTTTGATGGTCATAATGTTTTAACACAAGTAGTTCAAACAGATGAAGGGTTTATATTAGAAGAATATTATGAAGAACGAATAATTGGCGTTATACCAGAAACAAATAAATATGAAAAAGTTGAAATTGATGGGCAGAAGTATGTTAAATGTAAAGGATATATATATAAATCATATAGCAATCATGCTTACGATATAATTATGGATTCTGATGAAATAGAAATTTCAATGGAAATAGATATAAATGATTATCAATTAGATGATTCAGATGGATTTTATAATATAAAAGACTATGTATATCATGGAATTACATGTCTTGGTTCTGATGTAAAGGGAGCTATGGGTTCAAATTGTTGTTTAACTAAATTTTCAAGAAAAATTAATTATAAAGAAGAAATATCAAAAATATGCTCAGAAATTTATGCATTAGAACATGGAGAGGGGGAAAAGAATTTGCCAAATAAGAATCAAAAACTTAATAAAAATTCTGAAGGATATGCTTTAGCAGTGAGTAATCTTAGTACTGAAATAAGAAATAAGTTAAAAGAATACAAAGTCGAAACTGAGAATTGGTATGGTGAAAAAGTTGAAGTACAAGCTTTTTATTATAATGATTTAATACCAGAAGAGAATATTGCTATAGTTGAAGATGAAATTAACTGGGGGTATTATTATGGCATTCCATATATAGTTAATGAAGATGCTGTCATTTTGGATTATGAAAATAAAAAATCATATATACAAACTTGGAGGGAAAAACAAGAAGGAGAAATAGTACAGGTTTTTAGTAGACAAGAAAAATTAAAAAAAGAAATAATAGAGAAATTTACTGAAAAGCAAAAAGAAATATCTAATTTAAAAGCCAGTTTAGAGCCATTACAGGCATTCAAAGAAGAAAAAGAATTTGAGTTATTTAAATCTAAAGTTGATGATGTAGCTCAAAAATTTGAATTAGCAGAAGATGAAATTAAAGATATAAAAATAAAAGCTTATAATAAGGAAATTACATTAGATGAATACAAGAAAGAATTGGGTTACATATTTGCATTAAAAACTCTTAGCAATAAACAAAGCGAAAAGGAAAATTTTAGTATAAATGATGATAAAAATAATACGATAAAAATACCTATAAGTAATAATAATGATAGTTTTAGTGAACCAGAAGAAATATCTTTTATAAAAAAATATTCAGATAAAGAATAATAGGAGGAATTTACATGAAGAAAGATAAAGCAATAATACAAACAGATAAAGTAAAAAATCCTGATGTTTTAACAGGTAAATATATTGTTCCATCAGAGGATACCAATCCAATAAATTTAGAAAATGGTGCTGTAATAAATATTGGAGAACTTGAAGACACGGAGTATGGTAGGGATACCCATAAAATATATAAAGTTACAAATGACACATTAGATTGGGGTATAGTTGATGACCCAGCAACTATGTATGATGAAAGATTAGATGAAAGAGATTACGAAGTTTCTCCTGGTCAGATATGTAGATGTAGACGACTAAAAAAAGGAGATGAGGTAACTATATCTCTATTACATATAGCAGATAAAAGTATTGCAGTAAAAGACAAGTTACAATTAAAATCTGATTCGTTTCAGTTTGAAAAATTGCCTACAGCAGATGCTAAAACTCCAGTAGCAGAAGTATTAGAATTATGGAACTATGAAGGTCAAGATTCGGTTACAATAAAAGTTTTATAAAATCAAATAAAATTAACAAACAGGAGATAACAGTCTATAACTGTTATTTTTTTATGCAAAAAAATAGAAAAGGAAGTGTGTAAATTAATGGCAACAGCAAAAACTTTAAAGAGAATAGCTCATGAGCTATATACAGATACATTTAGAGAATATACAGATAGAGATGGAAACACAATAACATATAGAGATGCTGAAAGTGCAATAAAGAATAAATTAAAAGAAATGATGGGAGGAGAAAAATATAATTATTATAAATTCCAAGAAAATAAATGGGGATTTTATAATTTAATATCAGAATTAATATCTGATGATATTAATAGATTAAATGAGGAAGTATTTAGTCCATTTTGTGATTTTGAGAATTTTGATTTAGGAGATAAAAAAGAATTTACTGTTGAAAATACTAATTTATTTAAAGTTGCAAATATAGCAGATGGTGTTAATAGTACAAGAAGACAAAGATTACTTAACAAAAAAGTTCCTACAACAGCATTTAAATTATCTGTTGCTATATATGAAGAAGCAGAGAGATTTATAACAGGAAGAATAAATTGGGTTGTATTTGTGAATAGGGTATCAGATTCATATCATTATGATATTGCTAGAAGAATAGCAAAAACATTTGAAGGTGCATATTCAACAATAAATGCTAAGTTTCAAGCTACAGGTAATTCAGACAAAGTATTATTGGAATTGATAGCTAAGGTAGAAGGGGCTACTGGTAAAAAGCCTATTATATATGGTACTCCACTTGCATTAAGTAATTTAGAAGGTGTTCAAACTGATTTAGAAAAAGAAGAAAAAAGAAAATATGGTTTTATACAAACATTTAGAGGTGGATATAAAGTACTTAGTTTACCAAATGCTTATGATGAAAATGCAGCAGAAGGTAAAGAGTGGGCTTTAGATAATAAGGCTATCTATGTAATACCTGATGGAGAGAAGATAATCAAACTTGGTACTGAAGGAGATGTATTGGTCATAGAAAATACTGATGAAAAAGAAAGAGATGACCAACAAATAGAATATTTTATGGCTCAAAAAATACATTTAGGAGTTGTAACTGCTGCTAAATTTGGAGTTTATAAAATACAATAATTGAATTAGAAGGTGGTTATCCACCTTCTTTTTTTATGGGAGGGAGATTATTATGGCAAGAGCTAAAAAAGAAAATATTTCTAAAACAGAAGTCAAAGCTAATACTTTAGAAAAAGATATAAAGTCTACTTTAAATAAAAAAGAAGCTAGATTAAACCGATTAGAACTACAAAGAAAGCTAAAACAAAAAAAACAGGAAATAGATATAGAAATAAAAAATATATCCACATGGGATGTTGATTATATTGACCCAAGAGAAAAACAACAAATTTTTTCTTTATCTAAAGTAGGTTCAAAAGATTCAACTGAATTTATAGATTTAGATACTCTTTATAGAATAGTGAGAAGAAGTCCAGGTTTTTTTGAAGAACATAGATTAATAATTTCGGATGTAGATTCTTTAGATGTTGAATGTACCCCAATGGACATAATAGATTTTCTAGGATTGAATAGTTTATATGAACATATAAGAAATCCTAATGAAGACTATTTAGAATATTTCTTATCTGATAAAGTTGATATAAATTCTTTTGAAAAAATATTAAATAAAAATAATGTTGAGTTAACAAGAAGATTAGCTGAGAGGGCAATAGATTTACATAAAAAGAAAAAGTTTGATTCTGGGCTAAAGGCTAAACTATTAGCTAAAAGAATTGGAATAGAAGATTTGTACTTGTTTAGTTAAAGGTGGTGGAATATTTGGGTACTCCACTTGTAAAAATATATAAAAAGTTTTTGGATGCTATTAATGATGAAGAGATGTTATTACTATCAAATGAAATAATAGAAAAAATGATGTACAGTTATTTAGAAGATGCTATAGTTGATTTTAATCAATGTAAAAAAGATTTGACTATAAAATATGTTGATGAAAAAGGCGAGGAAATTATTCCTGCTGCTCAACTAAGTTATACATCTAATTATAGTAATAAAAATGCAGAGATAACTTTGATGGGAAAAGATACAAAAGAAGAATACGAATTAGATAAAGATTATACAATAAGTTTTGAAGATGAAAAATTTATAATAAGTTTTGTTGTAGAAACTACAGAAGAGATAATTTTCAAATACAAATATTTAGGAGAAATAGTATCTGATTTAGATTTAGAGGAAATTAAAATATTATCATATGGTATGCAAATACATTGGTTACAACCTAAGATAAATAGAGAAGAAAATTTAAAACAGATGCTAACTGATTCTGATTATAATGCTAAATCAGGTGCTAATATGTTGGCTAAACTTCAAGCAAGAGAAGAACAATTGAGAACTAGATTTAATAAATATCAACAAAGATACATGCTAAAAAATTTTGAAGGATGGAACTAGCATGAGTTACTTAAGTGATATAAAAAAAAGAATTGGACTTGGTTGTTCAACACCTAAAGAAAAAAGAATATTACAACTAAGATTAAGTTTTAAGAAATATTTAAAAGAAACACCAACTTGTATTGAAATTCCTATAACCGATATAGATGAAGTTTGTATAAATGAAGATACTAAAAAAGCTGTAGTTGCAATTAATGATATAACTAATAATGATAAAAGAGCTTTAGATGAAAAAAATCTATTAGTTGAATCTGATTTAAATGTAGATGTGGGTTGCTATCTTTTCTATGATAATTGTTATTGGTTAACTATATTTAAAGAACATAAAGAAATGGATACATATAAACATTTCATAATAAAAAGATGCAATCAGTTTTTTAATTATAAATATAAAGGTCAGATGTATAAAATCCCTATAGCTGTTGAAAATTTAACCTTATACTCTGATGGTATGGCAGATAATAAATATACTTCTATCTCAGATACAAAAAGACAACTTTATTTTGGAAGTAATCCTGTCACTAAAACTATAGATATTGACACTAGAATAATGTTAACTGGTAAAACTGTATTTAGAGTTACTAGTATTAATGACTTTGAGTATAATGGCAGAGAAACAGGAGCAGATGGTCTTATTAAAGCTATTTGTTTACAAGATGCATTGATTTCAAAAGATGATACAGTAAATAATATAGCTTGGAATGATTTATCTGAAAATGATAGTGTAATTATTCCTTTCAGTAAGATTATAGGGGATGGATTTATTAATCTAGGTGAAGAAAATGAATACAGAATAGACCATTCTCAAGGAGTTAAATGGCTCTTAGACAAGCAATACAGATATTGTGATATAATTTATCAAGATGAGGAAAAATGTGTCATACAGGTTAATACATTGGCTAAGTATTCTGGCTTAGAAGCCTTGCTATTGGCTAAAGACAAAGAAACAAATGAAATAATAGATACTAAAAAAATAACACTAAGGGGGTAGATATATGAGTTTATATGGATTTCCCTAACAAGATGATAAGTAATATAGGAACAACTCTAATGTCAAATCAAGACTTCGCTAAATTTATGATTTATAATGATGAATCAGAAAAAGATATTTTATCCATGCCTGATATAAAAAATCCAGTTAAAGAGCTTAGAAACAAGAAAGTATTTCTAAATAGAAGAGTAGAAAAAGTATTAAAAGAAGCAGATATTTCAGTTTTTATAATAATGGCAGAGTATAGACCATGTACTACTGGAAGTAGAGAAATTAAAAAAACAAAGATAGAAATTGGTGTTGTTTGTCATGATGAATGCCAAAATACAGCAAATGGCTTAAGAGATGTTGCATTAGTATGTTGTATAGTTGATATTATAACTCAAAATGAGGAAATAGCTGGTATAGGTAAGATTAAGTTAGAAAATGTATATCAAATGTATAATTTAAGTACTGATTATAATGGATTTGTTATAACTGTATCTGCTGAAAGTTTTGGTGATATGTAATGTTAGAGAATTATTATATTACAGGATTACCAATTAAACTAAGTGAAATATTAGGAACTGTATATCAACCTACTATTGAAGAGCTTATTAAACTGGATATAGCTAATTTAGAGATAGTTAACCCTTTTTTAATACTTGAGAAAAATTATTCTCAGCTATGTAATAATGAATTTTTTAACTTGAAATATAAATATGATGCTATACCTATTTTAGATTTAAATATTTTGGAATCAGATAAAGATTCTTCAAAAAAAACTGAATCACTTAGTGATAAGATAAAAAAATCTTTATCTATATTATATAAAACTGATATTAGAAATATTGAGTATATGAATAATATTAAAATTGGTATTTTAATTAAATTTGATGATAAAAAGAAAAATGCTTTTATAAGTAGAGAGGATTTTGGACTAGTATCAGATTTGATTTTAGAGATGTTTTGTATTGATAAAAAGAATTTATTTAAAGATGATGAAGATAAGTGGATTGAAAATACTGGCTCTGAAAGAGAAAAACAGTTGATTGCACACTTTAAAGAAAAGGAAAGAAAGAAAAGAGAAAAAGAAGCATACCATTTATGTGATTATATAAATATAGTTCAAAATATAAATGGATATATAGAAATAGATGTGATTTTAAAAATGACTTATTGGCAATTAATTAATGTTTATAAGACTAAGATACAATTTAAAAACTATAATGAAAGTTTAGGCTATGCATGGTCATTTAAATATCAAACAGATATGGATAAAATGAAGCATTGGTCTAAAGAGATAAAAATACCACTTAGCACTGTTAAATAGCAGTGCTATTTTTTATGCAAAAAATGAGAGGATGATTTTATAATATGAAAAGATTTGCAGTGAAAGATGCAGGTAATGTAATAGTAAAAAATAAAGTAACAGGAGAAGTATTGTTTTATTCACAGGATTTAAATGCTTTTAATTTTAAGATGGATTCAGAATCAGTTTATGCAAAAGCTAAAGGTGCAAATACAATAGCTTTTGATGGAGCAATAACAGCAAGTTTAACAATGGAACAAGAAGTAATACAAATGGCACAATTAGCGATGTTATTATCTTCTGATATAGATGAAAAAACTGCAAAGGTTGGGAAAAGAAAAGTATTAACATCTGATAGTACTAAGAAAGTTACTTTAGAAAATATAAAGCCAGTTGCAAATAGCATATCTGTATATAGTATAGAAAGTGATGGAATATCTATAATTAAAAAATTACAATTCACTTCATCAGTTACAGGAGCTAATACAGAAATAACAATATCTACAGCCGATTTTAATGCGGGAGATAAAGTAGCAGTATTCTATTTAGAAGAAATACCAAAAGCAAAAGTTGTAAAAATAAAAGAAGAATCTACTGCACCAAATTACGTTGTAGAAGCTGAGGTAATGGTTAAAACTGTGGATGGTGAATATATGGTTTTATACATGAGTGTTCCAAATGCAAAAGCACAAAGAAGTATAGAGTTAAATCTTACTGCTGAGAATCCATCTGGATTTAATATGACATTAGATGTTTTACCAGATGAAAATAAAGAGTATGCTACATTCACATTTATAGGAGATGAAAATCTTAATCCTGCTAGAATGGCTTCAATGCTAGGTGTTGAATTAGAAGATGAAAAAGATACTAAACCTAAGAAATAGTAAAATGCCCTACTCTTAATTGAGTAGGGATTATTTTTTTACGTTTAAATGTGGTTTTAATCGGATTTGAACTTAAAAAAAATGAAAGAAGGTGATAAAGTGGTATTTTTAGATGATAAGTTTTTATTTGATAATATTTCAAGTGAATCCATGAACATTAAATTAGTTACTTTAGGTGATGATGAAATACTAAATGAATATGGATTGCCCTACGAAGAAGCGATTAAATCTGATAGTACTTTTAATAAAAATCCTTGTTACTCAGAGGATGAAACTACTATTGAACCTATAACACTACAATTTTGTTTGTGTAGCGAACATGGGGAGGCTTACGAATGGGATGATTATACATTAGAGAATATTTGTAATTGGTTTTGGCAAAGAGAATTTAAGCCATTTATATCCTTTGATAATATAGAAGAAATTTATTATCTTAAAGCAAGAAAGATAATAAAAAAGTATACAAAAGATAAAAAAGGCGTGTTAGAAATAGAGTTCCAGCCATATACAAATTATGTTTATAAGAATTTTCAAAAGGTCATAACAATCAAAGATACAAGGGAAATTAAACTAAATAATGTATCTAATGTAGATGAAGAATATGCTCCAGTAATTGATATTGAATGTCTAAAAGATGGAGATATAACTATTAGAAATTCTACTATCAGTGATAATGAAGAAGATAGTTTAGTTATAAGTGGATTAGAATTAAATGAAAAAATAACAATAGATAATTTATACTATACTGTTTTAAATAGTAATGGAGAGAATAGGTTTAATATTATTAATAGAAAGTGGATTAGGTTAAGAAGAGGTGTGAACATATTGAAATTTACTGGAAACTGTAAAGTTTCTATTAAGTGTAAATATCCAATAATAAAATAAGGGAGAGGTAAACATGAATAAAATACAAGTAGATAAATTAATACAAGATGAAGTTAGGGCTATAATACCAATTGTAGATGAGAATGGTAAAGAGGAATATATAGAAGTTAGAAATCCTGATAAAGAGACTAAAGAAGAGATATTAAATAAAATATGGGTTGGTATGGAGAATCCTGATTTAGCATTATCTCAAGAAGATATTCTTAAAATGCTGATTGATAAATTGACTAATATAGAATTAAATATTGATATACAAGATATAATAGATGGTAATATATCTAGTGAATTGGAAACTGTGATGTATTATATAGGTCAAATAGAAAATGAATTAACTGCATCCTTATTAATGAATACTGAGGTTAAGTTAGGTCAGATGAAGAATGAGATATTACAGGATAGAGTTTTAAAAGAAACTGAAGAAATTGAAAAGATGAATAATATTAAAGATAAGGTAGTGAATTAGATGGAATTTAAATCATTAGATGAACTAGTTGCCTATACAAAAAATAAGATTGCTGCATCTATGCCAGAAGTTGGAAAAGAAATGAAAGAAATTATGAAGGAAGAAGTAAATAAACAGGTTTATTCTGGTTATACTCCAGTTGGAGAATGGAATCCTAATGTTTGGGGAGGTAGAACAGGACAATTATTAGATGCTGTAGATGTCACAGAACTCTCTTCTAATTCTGTCACTTCAGAGATACAAAATAAGGGAAATTGGGTGGATGCATTTACACGTAATTCAGCATTTCCAATGGAAAGATTAGAAAAGGGGAAAGTCTGGGGTGTTGGCGGATATAGACCTCAAACAAATATAATGGAAGAGAGTAATTCTAAAGCACAAGAGAGAGTACCTAAGTGTTTTAAGTCTAAAATGAATGAATTAGGCGTACCAGTAAAATAGATAATATCGAGTGTCTATTAAGTTATAGAGTTTTCTAAGGGTTGTATGTTATCCACTAGTAGATGTATATCATAAGTGGAAAATTAAAAAGCGGTGATGCTCTAACATATAGTGAGCAATTTAACCTAGATAGGTGGTTTAGTTGATTTGCTTAGATAAGCGGTTTAGAATTGTTTCTCAATGTTCTAATACATTGATTGATGCAAAAACATATACAAGTATATTGTGAAATATACTTGTATATAACATATTGATATAAGGAGAGAGGTATAATTGTTTTAATTAACATTTAAATTTGAATATATCGAGGAAGTATTAGAGGTTACAAGAAAATTAGATTATCCTAATATACATTTTAGGGAATCTTGTGGTAAGATAATAGAAAAGTAAGAATTAAAAAAAGATAGTTTTACAAATAATAAAGTCAATATTCCAAAATATTTAATATATAATTATGATGATGATATTTGGACTGGAGATATAATAAAAATGGCTAATCAGGTAAAGAAAAATGATTATAGCTTCTTTATGTTCAATGATATAATTTATTTTGTAGATGATGAATGTATAAGTTATAAGATAGGTTTTAGAGATTAAATTGTAAAATTTATAAGACGTTTATTATTATATTAATATAGATAAGGCGAGTGGCCATAGTACACCTTTAAGGTGTGGAGATAGAATAAACCTTCTATTATTATAAGATAATAGAAGGTTTATTCTATTGTAATATAAATATCAAGATGTATTAATAAATATTAAAGATAATCAATTTAGATTGTTTTTTTAATTGAATCATTTATGTTGTAGTTATTTCAATGATGACATGTGTATGACAAATATAAGATACTTGGAAATATTGAAGGACATATAATACTAGATATTATTAAAAGTAATAAATAGTCGTTGCTATTGGCGACTTTGAGAAGTATAATTTTCTTTTATTAATTATGGAGGTGACAATATGAGTCAACATAAAATAAAACCAATTCAGGCAACACCTGAATTATCAGGTAAAGACGCTGAATTATTTATAAGGCAAGTATTCAGTAAACCAAGTCAAAAGGAAATAGAAAGAAATGAAAGACTTTTAAACATTATAACTTCATGTAGGACTCTCTAAGGTTTTGTAAAAATGACTGCTTGTGTTTATACCTTTATTGCTTAGAATCGAACATAAGAGGTTGATTTTTATGGTTGAAAGTATTGGAATTTCAACAAGTGTTCCTGAGAGGAACATTTTGTTTGGTGTTTAGCTACTATAAGAGCTTATTTTAATGTTTGAGTGTGATGGGATTGAGGAGCTATTACTTGAGAGTAGATGATTTACTGGAATGGTTTATCATGTGAATTAAATTCCGTAGCTTCTAACTAGCCTTAAGTTTAAGGGTTACCTATTTATAAAAAATGACAGATAATGAGATTTAATATGTAGTCAAAGATGTAGTAGAAAAAATAGGATATAAAGATGTATCTGACACCTTGAAAAACATATTGATGAAAAAGTTAAAAATATTAAGGCAGCTTATATAGCTGTCTTTTTTGTATAGAATAAAAAAGTTTATTATAACAGATAGTTATTATTTTATTAGTGTGTTAGCAAGAATAAATTCCTTTTATCTAATGAATGATTTTATATTTTAGTGTAAATTGGTATATTTTACCATTTACACTTGATATAATAAAAAATATAAACTATTTAAATAGAATTAGGGGAATTGTATGGAAAAGTATCTTTTTAATCAAAAACTATTAAAAGAAAAATATAATATAGAAATAGACCTAGACTTATATGACTATAAACAAAGACGATTAATTTTAGAAAAATGGAGAGATATAATTGATAATAAATCTATTGATAAATTAAATGAAATTCAACTTAAGGAAATATTTGTATCGGATATTTTAAACAAAGTTCTTAGGTATAAAAGTCTTACGGACAATATAATGGATTATAATATAAAACCAGAAGAAAAAACTAAGATTGATGGAACAAGAGCTGATATTGTACTAGGCTATTTTTCTAATGAAGAAAGTGACTATAGAGTAGCAATAGAATTAAAAAAACCAACAACTAATTTAGATGCAAAACAACTAAGAAAAAACAATCATAATACACCAGTAGAACAAGGGTTTTCTTACTTGCCTAAATATGGAAGAAATTGCACATGGCTTATTGTCTCTAACTTCAAGGAAATTAGATTGTATAATGCTAATGATGCTACAGAGTATGAATTTTTTTCTATTAAAGATATATATGAAAAAGATGATGTATTTAAAAAATTTTTATATCTTTTGTCATCTAAATCTTTAATGACCAAACATGGAAAATCTAGGGTTGAAGTACTTTGGGAAGAGAATATAAAGCAAGAGGAAGCCATAGAAAAAGGTTTTTATGACCTATATAAAAATACTAGATTAAATTTATTTAATGATATACTTTTAAATAATAAAGATATTTTGGATGTAAAAACTTGTTTAACAAAGACACAAAAAATATTAGATAGAGTTATATTTGTTTGTTTTGCAGAACATAAAGGATTAATACCAGAGAATATCTTTGAAACATGTATTCAAGTAGGGAAAAAAAGTGTATCTAGGTTTGGAGTCTGGGAACAAGTAAAGGGTCTGTTTGAATCTATAGATTTAGGTAATCAGGAAAAGGGCATAAATCAATTTAATGGAGGTTTATTTGCAGAAGATTATATTTTGAATAATCTAAAGATACCAAATAAATGTTTCGAGAATTTATACAAGTTATCTTTATATGATTTTAACAGTGATTTAAATGAAAATATATTAGGGCATATATTTGAAAAATCTATATCTGACTTAGAAGAACTAAAACTAGAAATAAATCAAGTTAATATTAAGAAAAAAGATAGTAAGAGAAACAAAGATGGGATATTTTATACTCCCAAATACATAACGAAACATATTGTTAATAACACCATAAGAAGATATTTAGATGAGAAGAAAAAAGAATTAGGCGAAGATAAACTTCCAGAACTAAAAGAAGAAGATTATGAAACAGTTGTGGTTGGTAGGAATATACAGCATAAGCGTGTACAAGTTGTAGAATATAAAACTGATAAAATTCAAAAATATATAAACTTTTGGAAAAATTATAGAGACGTTGTAAAAAATATAAAAATTTTAGACCCAGCTTGTGGAAGTGGAGCTTTTTTGAATGAGGCTTTTTCTATGTTAAAAAAAGAAGCTGAATCAGTAAACGAAATACTTCGTGATTTAACCGATGGTGAGATATCATTTTTTGACTTAGATGCTAATATATTAAAAAATAATTTATATGGAGTTGATTTGAATGAAGAATCTGTGGAAATAACTAAATTGTCTTTATGGCTTAAAACAGCTAACAAGTATAGTTTATTAACTAGCTTAGATAATAATATAAAATGTGGAAATTCTATTATTGATAACAAAGAGGTTGATTGTGCTAAAGCTTTTGATTGGAATGTTGAATTTGAAGATGTAATGATGTCAGGAGGGTTTGATATTATAATTGGAAATCCCCCATATGTTTCAACTAAAATGATTCCAGAAAAGCATAGAGAATATTATTGGAAAAAATATAAAGATTTACTAATTAGCGAAATGGATTTGTATGAGTTGTTTTTATATGAGTTTTGTGAAAATAAATTAAAGCAAGATGGATTTTTGGGATTTATAACACCTAATACGTACTTTACAAATAAAAGCTTTGAAAATTTAAGAAAATATTTACTTAAAAATGTATGTGTTGATACTATTTTAGACTTTCCATATAGATTTTTTCCTTTTGAGGATGTAAACAAGGAAACCGCTATAATTATAATTAATAAAAAATTGCCGAATATTAAAAATAATATAAATCTTATAAGTATAAATAAAGAAAATATGAAAAAGATTAAGATTTTCAATAGTAATACATACAACTCTGAAAATAAAATTACTATAAAAAGTATTATAAATGATTTGGATAATAAAATTGTTATACAAAGCAACCAAATAATATTAAAAATGCTCAAATGTAAGCATAAATTAGGGGATTATTTAAATTTACATAAAGGTTGGATGAGTGTCCCTAATAAAACAATTTGTGATGGAATTATATATGATAAGAAAATATTAAGTAGTAATGATATAAAAGATAATAACCAATTAAATGGAATTTTAAATAAATGTTTGGAAGGTAAGGATATACATAGATACTATATTGATAAAGTAGATAAATTTGTAAATATTGAAAACATTGATGACAAAACTATGAGGTGGCACAAATCACCTAAGATAATAACACAAAGAATAGTTGGTCAAAATCAAAATAAGATAATTGCAACAGTAGATATTGAAGGTACTATAATATTCCCTAGTGGAAATATCATAAATTTAATTAAAGAAGATAATTTGGAAGATATATATTTTTATATAGGAGTTATAAATTCTAGTTTAATAAATTACTTTTATAATAAATTTTATGGAGAATCAAATACCAACTTGACAGCAGATGCAGTAAAAAATATACCAATACCAAATTTAAAAAATGTTGATAAATCAATTGTTATAAATAATAGTAAAATACTAATAAATAAATATGGTAAATTATACTTATACACTAATAAATTTTTGAAAAATGTATTTAAGATATTGAGCATAGATAATAATCCATCTAATAAATTATATAATTTTTATTTATTAGATTTTGATGAATTTTACAATGAACTTAGCAAAAAAAAGAAGCTTTATTTTAAGAATATTGATGAGTTAGAGGAATATTTTAATAAGTACAAAGATGCTATTAATAGAATCATATACGATATAAATGTATGCGAAAATACAATCAATACTTTTGTATATGATTTGTATGGTATAACTGAGCTAGAAAGTAAATCTATAGAAGATATATGTAAGACAACAAAAGACACTGTGGTTACAAGTTTAGCTTATTAATAAAGATTTGGAGGTCACTTTCCTTTTGTAGTATAAATTTTCCTTTATACTTGATATAATTAATGTATCAGAATATAAGGAGGATGTTATGTTTAAGAAAATATTATTGATTTTAATGATTGGTATACTAGGATTCGGAGTTATTGGATGTAGTGATAGTAAAGAAGATACAAATGAAGATATTTATTACTCAGAAAAAAGACATGATAATCCAAATGAAAATGCCTTTAAGGATGGAATAGCAAGAGTTAAACTAAATGGGAAATATGGATATATAGATAAAAAGGGTAATATTGTAATAGAACCAGAATTTGATTATCTTGGATATTTTTTCGATGGATTAGCTGTTTGTCAATTTGGTAATGGAGATAATGAAAAATATGGATATATAAATGAAAAGGGAGATATAGTTATTAATCCTCAATATGATTTAGCATTAGATTTTAGTGAAGGATTAGCTGTAATTGAATTAGATGGGAAGGATAAATTTATTAATACAAAGGGTGAAGTTGTAATAAACATTGAAGCTGAATACTTATCTAAGTTTAGTGATGGATTGGCTAAGATTAGAATAAATAATAAATATGGTTTTATAAATAAAGAAGGTAAAATTGTGATAGAACCTAAATATGAATTAGTAGACCATTTTTATGAAGGTTTAGCCGCCGTAAAAATAAACGATAAATATGGTTGTATTGATAAAGAAGGAAATTTTATAATAGAACCAAAGTATGACTCTTTAATGAGTTTTTATGGTGGTTTAGCTTCTGCATACAAAGAGGGTTCATATTTTACTATAGATAAAAATGAAAATGTCATTTCAGAAGAGTCATTACGAAGACCATATACTAAATCAGAGAATTTATTTGTATTTCAAAGTAAAAACAATAAATATGGAGCAATAAATAGAGAGGGGGAAGTAATTATTAAATCTCAATTTCAAAAACTGCGTAATTTTAGTGAAGATTTAGCTGTGGTTAGTATTGGAGATAAATATGGATATATAGATAAAACAGGTAAGATAGTTATTAAACCTCAATTTGAAAGTGCATGTGCTTTTAAAGAAGGATTGGCGTTTGTATGTATAAATGATAAGTGGGGAGTTATAAACAAGAATGGTGAAATAGTTATTAAACCTAAATATGAAAATATAGTTAAAATCTATAGTTAAATTATTAAGGCAGTCAATTGACTGTCTTTTTTTATGTAAAAAAAAGGAGTGTGATTTAATGTCAGAGTTTAAGATTAGAACCAGTATAGAGTTAGATGATTCTAAAGCTAAAAAACAAATGGCAACTTTGCAAGAATCAACCAAAGGAAAACCTATTAAATTAGATGTACAGATGAATACTTCATCTTTAAATAATTTAAAACAATTAGAAGCAGTATTAACTAAAATTAATGCTTTAAGTGCAAAAACTCAAAATAGTTTATTTGGAGGAAAGTCATTTAACAACTCTGGTGTGAGTAAAGCTTCTAGTCAATTTGCTAAATTACAAAGAGACGCTACAAATTTACAAAGTAAATTAGCTTCATTAGGAAAATCTGGATATGTAGACACATCTAAATTAAAAGCTTTATCAAGTGATTTAAAGAAAATACAAAATTTAAATTTTAAAAATATGAATAGTAGTGGAATGAACGCTGCTATATCAGGAATGGAATCATTAAAAAATAAATATAAAGAATTAGAATCAGCTACTAAACAATCTAAATTCAATGCTAAATTTGATATAAATACATCAAAAGCACAAGCTGATTTAGATAGGTTAAGACAGAAAGCATTAGAATTAGGTCAATCAACTTCTGGGATTGATAAGCTTGAAGCTAAATTAAAAGAACTTTCTAATTTACCAATGGATAAAAAAGCTAATGAATTAGCTAGAATAAAATCCCAAATAAGTGGTATGAAATCTAGTTTCTCAGGTTTGAATTCTAGTCTAAATACTACAAATAGATTTTTTAAAAATTTATATTCTAGTATGAGTACCTTTACACTTGGAAACATGATTGGTATGGGTATGATGAACTTTGCTAGGAATATAAAGACAACAATTGTGGAGTTGGATAGTAGTTTCAGAGATTTGATGAAAGTTGCTCCAGATAATTTTCGAGGAACAACAGAAGATTTAAATTCACTTAGAGATTCAGCGATTGAAGCTGGGGTAAGTGTTGCTCGTTCAAGTACGGACATAATACAGGGAACTGCTAAGGCACTTCAAACTGGTATAAAAGATATAAATGATGCGATGGAATATGCTACAAAATCAGCACAATTTGCAAATGTTTCAGATTTATCGTCAGAAGATGCAAATACATATTTGACATCAATAATGTCCGCATATGGTGGGGTGGCAAATAGTTTAAAACCTCTTCGTGCTGAATTACAAGGTGCAGGAAAAGATTATAATAATCTAACAAAGTTCTCAGACCTTGCCAATTACGCAGGAAATAATTTTGCTGTTACAACAGGCGACGTAGGAGCTGCATTACAAAGAAGTGCAAGTGTATTGGCTGGATTTGGAACTTCAATGGAAGATTCAATTGCATTGGTAGTTGGAATGCAGGAGAGTACACAAAATGCAGAAAAAACTGGTTAACAAAATAGCCCCTTTATATAGCGATATATAATTGAACTCAGAATATCAGGGAAAGTCCTTAGAGCTTTAATTACCAAGCATTAGAGAAATCAAAATGTGGCATTGCTAATCACAGTGGTATGGTAATAAGATTAGAGATTGGATAATCCTGAGACATAGTCCTAAGTTCTTATGAATATGGAAAGGTCGCAACGACTATCAATGAGTATCTTATAAAAGATAATGGTATAGTCTATTCCCTTTTAAATATCGAGAAATCGAGGGTGTAAAAGACAGCTTTAAAAAGTATTGCAGTGAATCTAGCAGGAGTAAAGGCTTCAGCCAAGGAAGGAACATTAGAGGCTAATAAAACAAATAAAGCCTTCAAACAACTAGCCAATATAGATATTTGGAATAAACAGACTGGTGAAATAAAAGGAACAATGGATGTTCTAGGGGAGTTAAATACAAAATGGAAAGACCTTAATGATGACCAAAAAAATGGTATCGCTGAGGCAGCAGCTAAACTTTTGGCGTGTTAGATAGAAATATCTAATATTATAAGGGGGTAAAATCGGTGAAGGCTGAGATGCTACCACCGAGGTAAATTAAAGAATTAAAAGACTTTAATCACCGTAACGCATAGGAAATGAACCTATGCTATTTTTATGTTTAAAATAGTATAGAATATAATTTTCCCACGAGTGTCCTCCATCTTAACAGATAGTGCTGAAGATGAAAATATATGCTGAACTTGCATAAATAAGAAATGTAAGAACATAGGGATAAAAAGCCTTATGGATAACAAAATTGGGAAAATATCACATAAATAGTTTTGTAGCCCTAATGAACAACTGGAAACACGTTATAGCTTATCAAGAACAGTATAAACAGGGGTTAATGGTAGGTTCAAGTGACAAGGAAAATAAAAGATTTGTAGATAGTGCAGAAGGAAAAATGATACAACTATCTGAAGGATTAAAAAAAATAGTAACAACAACAATATCTACTGATATGTTTAAAGGGGTATTAGATGTTGCTATTTCCTTTGTAAATGTTTTAGATAAAATTGTCAGTGGTTTTGAAAAGATAGGTATGAGTATTCCTTTAGCTGTAGGTTCAATTGGTGGACTATTTGCAACGATTAAAGGATTAGGTACAACAGGAGCAATACCTAATTACTTTGCCAACACTATGAATAAATTAATACCAGTAGATACTAAAGATACTGAAAAAGCTATAAAATCATACGTTAATTCTCAAGCCAAATTAAATAATTATCAGAAACAAGGTTTATTGCCAATTGTTAATTATAATAAAGAATTGGGAAAAATGTCAAACAATTACAATAAACTTTCCACTAATACTGAAAGAGTAATATCTTCAAATAATAAAATGAATCAATCTTCAGTAAAAGGAGTTAAGGCTAGTAAAGAAACTGCTAATGCTATGAAAGAAAATGCACGTTCTCTTTACATGATAAATTCAGCTTCCAAAGATGTTAATAAACTTAATAATGATACTAAAAGAAATTTACCAATTGTCAATTATAATAAAGAAACAGGGAAAATGGTAAATGACTACAACAAATTATATATTAGTGGTCAAAAAGTTGCTTCAGTAAATGATAAAGTAAATGAATCTTCAATGAAGGGAATTAAGGCTAGTAAGGAAACTGCCAATTCAATGAAACAAAGTGCCGAAGCTATGAAACAAAATGCTGATGCAAGAAAAGAAAGTATCCGTTCGCTTTATGCAGTTAATTCAGCATCTAAAAAAACAGGTGAAAGTGCTAATTCAGCTTCAAAAGGAGTAAATGAACTTAATAATGGACTGAAAAGAAGTATGGTTGGTAGTTTACTTGCAAATACAGGTGTGACTTTATTAAATGGTGCATTTTTAGGACTTGCAACAGCAGGTATATCTACTGCTGTAAAAATGATAGATGAATATGTTCGTAGGAATGAAATAGCTAAGGAACAAGCAGAAGAAAGAATTCAAGTTGCTCAAGATGAAATAAATGGATATAAAAGCCAAAAAGATGGTTTGAAAAGTATCCAAAAAGAATATGACGCATTGTATAATAAATCGAATAAGACGCCAGAAGAATTGGAAAGGTATAAAGCATTAACAAAAGAAATAGCAGAACTGATGCCTGAACTAGTTGTAGGAACTGATAGTGATGGAAATGCTATTTTAAATATGCGTGGAGATGTTAGTGATTTAATTTCTGATTTAGATGAAGCTATAGCTAGAAAAGAAGCCCTAATGGCTGGAGATAAAGAAGAAGCTGGTAAAATTGCATTAGATGAATTAAATAAAAAAGAAACTGGAAAAATCAGAAAGCAAGGAGTTAATGGATTCTTTGACCAAGTGGTTAATTATAAAGATGCAAAAGAGAAACTTGCAGGTATTCAAAATGAAACGAATTCAAAAATTGTAGAGACTGAATCAAAAATGAATAAAGCTCTCTTAATGGCTCAAACTGAAGATGATGGGCAGAGAGAAAAAGCGTTAGCAGAATATCAAAAATACTATGAAGAAAGACAAAAAATAGTTGATAGTGGAGAAAGTGAATATCAAAGTAAGCTTAATGAAATTCAGAAAATATCAAATGAAGCAGGAGTAGGAATATTTGCTGGTATAAAATCTGATATTTCATTTTCTGACTTTACTTCAAAAATTCAAAGTGAAATACTATCTCTTCAAGGTTCATTAGATTTTTCTGATTTTACAAGAGAGGAATTTCCAAAAGTACAAAATGCAATAATGGCATTAGGTTCGTCTGGGATTGATTTATCAAATTTTAAAAAATCATTAGATGAAACAAATAAAGCTTTTCAAAGTGGTCAAATTAGTGTTGGAGATTATAATAAAAAGATAGATGAATTAGCTAAATTAGCATCTGATGGTACTGGTTATGATGTTGACTTTTGGAAGGATATGCTTGATGGAATAACACAAGGTTCATATGAAGCTTCAAGAGGAGTAGAATCTTTTTTAAAATCATTTAATAAAACAGATAATGATTTAAGAAATGGCGATTCTATGGCTAAAACACTTAAACGTCAATTTGAGGCTGTCAATAATACTTTAGAAGACATGATGAGTCCAAATCTAACAAAGGATATGGTTGAAAAGTATTCTCAAAATAAAGACCTTCCAAAAGAAATCAGTAAAATGTTAAGTAATTTTTCTATAGATGGAATTACTGGTGATGAACAAGCTTTTGCAATAAAAATAATGTCTACTTTTCAACAAGGAGATACTAAAGAAGCAAGACAAGCATTAGAAAAAATTAATGAAGAATTAAAAAAAGAAGGATTAGAACCTATCAACATAGATGCTTTATTTAATGATAAAGAAGCTGTTGAAGAAATAGGAGCTTTTGAAGCTAGATTAAATGAGTTTAAAGATAAAGATATTGCTATTAAAATAAAAGATAATACTAATATAAAATCCGTTAAAGAGTTAGATATTCTTGATGAGCAATTAAACAAATTTAAAGATAAGGATACTAAATTAAATTTTATAGCTGATTGTGGTCAAGCATTTGAAGGTGTTAATTCTTTAGATGAAGCTATAAAAAATATTCCACTTAAAAATCTTGTAAAATATGATATAGATGTTAGTAATGATAAAAAACTTCAACAAATGAAAAATGATTATGAGTCCTTACCTAAAGATGCGAAATATATAATTGATACTGAAGTCATTGGTCAAGAACACATAGGTAAAGTCAAAGATATGATAGAAAAACTTCCTACAAATAGAGAAATGACTCTCAAATTTATGGAAGAAAATAAAGATGTAATTGAAGATGCAAAAGACTATCAAGGTATTATTGATGAACTTACTAAAAATCCTGATATAGCATTGAAATATGGAATAAAAATAGAAGGTATAGAAGAATTTGAAAAGGTAAAAGGATTATTTGACAGTATAACAGATAAAGCTTTACAGAAAAAATTTGCAAATTTCTCTATACAGTATCCAGATAATATTGATGTTATAAAATCTTTATTTGATAATGCACCATCTGGTAAAAAAGAAGCCACTTTAAGTTTCATGATAGAAAATGCAGATAAACTTCAAATGGTGCAAGAATTATTTGATAAAGCTCCAGACGAGCAAAAGGAAGCTGTTATTAATTTTATTGTAAATAATTTAGATAAACTAAAAGAAGCAGGTAGCTTACAAGAATTAATAAACAGTCTACCTCCAGAAATAAAAAAACAACTTGGAATAGAAGTTGAAGGAGGAGAAAATGCAGAGAAAACTGTTAATACAGTTCAAAATGCAGATGGAACTAAGGCTGACCTTTTAGTAAATGCAGAAGTAAATGGAGAATCACAAGTAGTTGAATGCATAGAAACATTAGATAAGAATGGGAATAAAACATACACTCCTAATTTGAATCCTCAAGTTAATAATAGTGAAAAAGTTGTTCAGTGCATGAGAATATTAGATGAATATGGAAATGAATCTTATATTCCAATTGTAAGTCCTCAAGTTACCAATGAAGAAGGACTTAACAGTACTAAACAAAAAATGGATGAGTTAGATAATAAAACAGTAACTCCAACTGTACAAATAAAGACAGAGGGAGAAACTGAAGTTGAACAAGCAACTAATTTTATAGAAAATACAAATCCAACTAAGGTTATTGAATTATCCATAAACAACTCTGGTAAAGATGAAATTGACAATACAAAACAAAAGTTAGATGAACTTAATAATGAAAAAGCCACTCCTACTATTGAAGCTACAGGTGCAGAACAAGCATCTGAACAATTAAATCAATTATCACAAAAAGCACAAGAAATCGGGCAAGGTAATTATCATATAAATGTTAGTACTTCAACTGAACAAGGAGCTAAGAATATTTCAGGACTTATAGCTAGAGTAAAACAATTCTTAGCTTTGAAAGTATCTACACTTGTATTTAGAACTGAAACTGCACAAGCAGCAAAAAATGTATCAGGTTTGTTAGCCAAAGTACAAAGTTATGTTAGCCGATATGGTGGAAAAACTATAAAGACTACATTTAGTGCATTAACTGCAACTGCTGCAAAGAACATATCAGGGCTTATTAGGAAAATAGAGTCATTTAAATCAAACTATGCAGGAAAAACATTCACCACTACATTTGTAACTAATAAAGTAACTAATAGTTCAGGTGGGGGAAGTGGAGGAAATAGTTCAGATAAGACCAATAAAACTGAACGTACCTCTGTTACTAATGGAACTCCAATTCCAGCTAATCTATCCCAACCTAGAACATCAGAACCAGCACCAATAAGTGACGAAACTCCTGTAACAAAGCCATCTCTATTCTCAAGAGCAGTATCAAGAGCCACATCTCCAATCAAAACTCTTACAGAGAAATTCTCTCGTATAACTAAAACTCCTAAAATAGCATTAGATACAAAATCTATTGATGCAGCAGTAAAATATAGCATTGAGTTACTAAAAGAATTAGAAAATGCGATATCTAAAGTTACAGATAGAATATCTCTTTTAGATAAGAAAATGAAATATGCAAGTGGAAAAGATAAACTTAAATATCTTGAAGAACAAAATGCTTTATATAAAGAAGAACTAACATTGTTAGACCAAAAAGATAAGGCACTTAACACTCAAAAGAATAGATTAAAAGATAGACTTAAAAAAGATTATAAGTACACTTTTTCAGATGATGATAACTTAACTAGTTATGAAGAAAAATTAATATCATTAGAAAAAGAATTAGAGAAATTAGATAAGCAATCAGAGAGTGACAAAGGTAGTAAAAAGAGTGAAGAACGTAAGAAAAAGATAGAAGAAGAGAAAAAGGTTGTTGAAGAATATTTAAAGATTGCTTTTACTGAGATACCAAAGGTTGCAGATGCTCAACAAGAAGTAACAAATTCTCTTATAGAATCAACTAGAGCAGCAGAGGAATTTAAAAAAGAATTAAAAGAGATTGCTAGGGAAGCTGCTTTAACTTCAGCTCAAAAACATGTTACTGAAATACAAAACGAAATAGACTTAATAGACATTCTTATGAAAAATGCTGAAGGTGATGAAAAGTTAGACTTAATTGAAAAGAAAAAAGAATTATTAGCCAAACAAGCCAAGGAAATTAAAGATGTTATTAAAGTCTATGAAGATACTGCAAAAGAGTTAAGAGAAGGGTTGTCAAAAGAAGGATTTGAATTTTCTGCTGATGGTAAAAGCATAACAAATTATGAGCAACAATTAGAGTTTCTAAAAAATAATAAAGATGCAGATAAATACAAAGAAATAGCAGAAAATGCTAAGAAATATTTAGATTTACTTCTTAAAGATTTACCAGATGCTAATAAACAAATTCAACAAAATAAAGAAGAAATAGAAGATTTAAATAAAGAGATTCAAGATGCTTATAAAGAACAGCTTAAAGAAGCTCAAAGTCTACAAGAGAAAATTAGAGACATGTATAAAAAAGAGCTTGAAGAGAGACTTAAAGAGATAGATAAGGAAACTAAAGCTAAAATTGATTCTCTTAAAAAGCAACAAGATGCTTACAATGATTCAAGAAAAGAAGCTAAATATCAAGATGATTATGAAGAACAACAAGATGTAATAAGTGATTTAGAAAAACAAATAGCAATAGCTGAAAGAGATAGTTCTTTAAGTGGTCAGAAGAAACTTAAAGATTTACAAAAACAATTAAAAGAAGAACAGAAGAAATTACAGGATTTAGTACAAGACCATGTGGACGACCAAGTCAATGATATGTATGATAAGGAGTCTGACAGACTACAAGAAGAAGCAGATAAATTAAAAGAAGAGTTAGAGAAAAAATATTCAGATGAAAACTTAGTTGATTTAATTAATGAAGCAATTTCAAGTGGTAAATTTGTAGGTCTTGATGGAGAAGTTAAGAAACTTCAAGATGCTATCATTGAATATATAAATAAATATGAAGATGGTATGTTGGCAATGGGTTCTGTCACTAAGCAGGAATGGCTCGATAAGCTAAAAGAAGGTAAAGAAACATTAGAAGATATTAATGACATATTAGATGAATTAGATTTAAGTAAATTTGCTATGCCTAATTATACACCACCTTCAAACTCTCGTTCAAGAAGTGTGTCTCCAACATCATCAGTCAACTTTAATTCACCATTTTTTGTTGTTCAAGGAAATGTAACTAAGGATACTATGAAAGATTTAGAGAAGTTTGGTAGGGATTTAGAGAATAGAGTATATAGAAAAATAGTAGAAAATATTAAATCATAGATTATTTATATAGACAAAAGATTTTAAGTAGAAATCTGGAATTGGTTAGAGAAATCCGGAAGTTATCATAAAATTCCAGATTTATTACAAAAATAATATGTATATGGTATAATAATGATATAAATGATATAAATTTATATCATAGGGACATAAAAAAGAGACTACAAACTATTTGCTGTAGGGTGTAGTTCTTAAAGTTAACAATAAAAAGAATAGATTTATGTATTACTTTCAGAATCACTAGACCCGCCAGTCTGGTGATTCTTTAGTTTTCTAATAGATGCTTTCAAGTTTAAGATTGCATCTATTAGCTTTGTCAAATGATTTATTATTCTTGTAATCATAATTATCATTATTAAAAACAAAACTAAGTACTCCATAGTCTCACCCCCCTTCTTGCTGGGGATTTTAACTAAAGAGCCATCACCCTAATAGTTATAAACTGTAGTCTCTAAAAATAGTATACCATAATTTTCTATAATGTTAAATTTAATATTATATTGACAACAGGAGTAGAATGAAGATAATACTAGGTCTTAATATATGTAATTGGTCTTTATTTATTATTTACTCATTTACTTGCTTTTTATAATTTATAGTCAGATTTGTTTTGAAAAATATATTTATCTAACAAAAAATATTGTTTATAAAAAACGTATTTATGATATAATAGTAATATAAATGATATAAGTTTATATCATAAGGACATAAAAAAGAGACTACAACTATTTGTGCTAGGGTGTCTCTTCATTTAATAAGCTAAGTATTAATTAGAGGAAGAATCACCTGAACTGGCATTCGGGTGATTCTTAATTTTTTGCAACGTTTTCTTAAACTCATCTATTTCTTTAAGGAGTCTATTCAAATTCTGAACCAACTTAATCAAACTAATAATTATAGTTGTAAGAAATGTTATTATCGTTAACAAACAAATTAGATATTTCATAATATCATATCACCTCCCCTCTTGATTTGACATGGGAAGGCTTATGTATATGAAGATTCACCCTAATAGTTTTTTATGTAGTCTCTAAAAATATTATACCATATTTTTCCATAATGTTAAATTTAATATTATATTGACGACAGGAGTAGAATAAAGATATAATACAGATAACAGAAAATTTTAAAATTTTACACAAGAATTACTACTTATCTATGCCACCTTAAACAAGTGGCTCTTTTTACACTAATTCAACTTATAATTATTGCAGATTAATAAATTTAAGGGTATAATAAAAGTAAGGAATTTAATCTACTTAATACAAAGAGTGATTGTTTCCTTAAAGTTAATTAAAAATCAATTTATCTTTTGAAACCACTCTTATTGGCGTTTGAGTGGTTTTTTGCTTTATCATATATGTAACAAGCTATTAAACTTGTTGCAATATTTAGGCAAATATTAAACACTACTGTTTCCATAAATTCACCTCCCTATAAAAAAAAATAAAGCGAGGCTCACCTCCTTCCTTTGAAGAAGTAGGCTAAATATAGAAACAACCACTCTTAGCACTTTCGATTTAAAATTCCTTACTATACTAGATTATACCATAATTTTACAATTAATAAAATATTTTAGTTCATCTTAATTGATGGGCTTTTCTAATACAAAGAAGGTGATAAAATATGCATTTTAATGTGAATCTTAAACAGATAAAATCTGATTACACATTAACCATTCACAAGATGAACAAGTCATTTTTAGGTCAAATCCCAATCAACTTTTTAAATTCTATAAAGCGTGAGCTTGGTGGAGTAGATGAAATACAACTGACCATTCCAAAATATATTACAGATAGATTTTTATTTAATAAAATAATAAATCCCATTTTTGAAGAAGTAAAAGAAGAACGTCTTATTTGTCTTAATAATAAAGAATATTTTGTAGTTAAGAATGTTGTGACTACAGACGATAAATTAAAAGTAGTAACAGCTAAATCTAAAGAAGTTAAACTAGGAAAGATTGATGTAAATATTGAGGATTATGGATTACAAATGTTTACCAAAGATGAAGAAGCATCTATTATATCTCTTAATGATTATTTAAAACAAGAGACAGGTTGGAAACTTGGCCATGTAGATGATTCAATTGCTTATGAAACTGATAGTGAAGGTAATAAGAGAGAAAAGGTAAGATGGCAAGAAAGTATTAATTCTAACTGGTTAGACTATTTTAATAATGAACTAAAAGAACAATTTGAATGTATAGCTGATTTTGATACTTATAATAATTTAGTTAATTTGTATCATATAGATAGTTTTGGAGATAACATTCAGTTATATTTATCTCATGATAACTACATAAAATCACTTGAAAGAACTACAAATAGTGATGATATAGTAACTAGACTGAAGCTTGAAGGTAGTGAAGATATGGATATAATAGGAGCTACAGTTACAGGATATGATTACATTGAGAATTATTCTTATTTCTTAGACAATAAAGAAATGAGTGAAGAACTTAGCAGGGCTATAGAGAAATACCAGGAAATGAATGAAATAAGAGAGCCAATTTGGAGAGAACTAATAGATACAAAGCTTAAGAAACAGAGAGAACGTGATAGTAAAAGTAATGAATGGCAAATGGTAATAGAATTGATAAGTAAGAAAAAAGATATGAAAAAAACATATGATAATCCACAGCATAAAGATGAAGTAAATTCAGCTAGAATAGCAGTAGAGATAAGTGAGCTAGAAGATAAAAAAGTTATATTAGATGTTCAAATAAAACATTTAGAAGAAGAAATAGCTAAGTTAAATGAAAGTATAAAAGATATAAATATTCTTTGCAAGAGGGAGACTTCAACTAATGAGGATGGATATCTAATATTTAATGAAGCTCTATTAGATGAGTTAAATGAGTTCCTCTATTATGATACTTATACAAATGATGCTTTTTTAAAAGTTGAAGATTTAATAGCAGAAGGTAAAAGGCAATTAAGTTTGAAGTGTATTCCAACACGAGAATGGACTCTGGATGTTATAAATTTCTTAGATAGAATTATAGATATTAATTTTAGACAACATTGGAAGGGAGATTTGAGTTTAGGAGATATTATAGTGTTACATAGCAAAGAATCTAAAGAAGAAGAATTAGTATATTTTACATCTTTTACCCAGAATTTAAAAAATGGGAAGTTAGATACTTTAGAATTAACTTTAAGTAATAAAAAAATAAAAGAAGATGACAAAAGAACTATAGCTGATTATTTAACTAAAGCTGAACATGCAACAAGGACATTAAACTCTAAAAGACATTTATTTATTCAGCAACAGAAGAAAAGAATTAACCTACCAGATGAATATATTCCTAGGAAAAACATACAAAAGGAGTTGATGTAAATTGATATTAGATAATTCACCAGCAGATTCATGGATTAGAATTACTGGAGTAATTGTTACTTATAATAATACACTTTATCAAGTAGTAGATACAGAGACAAATAAAAAATATATATACTGGGATGCTGATAATCCAGGAACATTAAAGGTTTCTAATGTAAGATTGCCAGAAGGAAATACACAATTTTTAGTAGTTGTAAATGATAATGGAAAACACACAGAAGTTCCTATAAACTCATCAATATTCAATATATCCTTTGATGGTAATTCAAGAAAAAATACTGAGGAACAAATCTGGGGATTGTATGAAACTGATGAAGAACACAATGAAAAGTTTGTAGTTATTGAAAAAGATATTGATGGAATACATCAAACAGTTTTAGAAGTACAAGAAGATGCATCTCATATAAAAGAAAATATGTCTCTTATAGACCAAAGAGCTGAAAATGTAAATATATTAGTAAAAGAAGTAACTAAAAATTTTGGTGGTTCACAAGAAAATATAACATTAAGAGAAAACATAAATAAAGCTATAATTAAGTTAAATACAGACTTAGGAACATTTAGCTCTAATATGTCTAATTATTTTAACGATAATGAGATTACAGATGAAGAAAAAGAAAAGATTGATATTGAACTTAATTTATTAGATACAGACAAAGCAAGTCTATATACCGAGTTACAAAAACTTATTGATAAAACGACTGGAGTAGATTTAGTAGCAATAAACACATCAAAGTCAGCATTGGATTCAGCAAGTACTAATCTAAAATCTATAATCAATTCAGTTATCTCAGATGGTATAATCACTCCTAATGACCGAATTTTATCTATAAATGCAATTGCACAATATAATTTAAAAATAAATGAACTTAAAAATACAGTAGATAAAATTTATATAACAGGGATGGGTGGAAGTATATCAGAGGAATTCTCACAGATAAACGCTACAGCTAAAGAAATAAAATTAGAAGTAGCAAAAGTTGATGGTGCAACTAAAACAAATGCTGCTCAAATTAAATTGACTAAAGATGATATAACAATGATGGTTACAAGAAATGGAAGTGGTTCAATCGTAGGAATTAAACCTGATAAAATTGAATTTGGATTTAATGATATATCGAATTATGTAGAAATAAGCAGGAGTGGTCTAACAGTAAATCAAGGAGCTATAGCATGTGATATATTGACAACTCCTAGTGGCCATGAACCAATAATCAGATTATTTGGAAGTAGCAGGTCTGGATTTGCAATAGATGCAAGAAGGTCTGATGGCTCTAGTCAAGCATCAGCAATAAGATTAAAATATGATAGTAATAATTATTTTTGGGTAGGATATGATGCTGCTGAGATTTATGTTGATGGAGAAGAACACTTTATTGTTGAAAGAGATGATACCTTTGTAAGATGTGGAGGAGCTACTTTTACATTTACAAATGGAGATAGTTTAGGTATAGGATATTCATTTTATCCAGAGCGTTCTATAACTGATTTAGGTTGTGAGTATAATAAATGGAGATATTTATATGCTCGTTCTACTCTAAGTGAATCCGACAAAAAGTTTAAAGAGAATATAGTATACATAAAAGATATTAAGAATAGAACTCGTTCAAGTATAACGCCAACACCATTTTTAGATTTTATAAAAGATGAATTTAAACCAGCAACATTTGATTATATTGTATCAGCAGAAAAAGATAGGACGATTGCAGATAGTCAAATAGGTTTTATAGCTAATGATTTTAAAGATAGTTATGTTGGAAAAACATTTCTATATGACTATGGAGAAGAAAATGGATTAATGTTTAGCCCATCTGGTTATACAACTGTTGTAGCAACTGCACTTCAAGAAGAAATACAAAAAAGAGAAGAATTAGAAATGATAGTTAATGAATTAAACGAGAAAATTAATAATTTAGGAGGATATTAATATGGAAGTAAATTTACAAAAAGCATATACAGTAGCATTTGAAGAGATAAAAAGTTTATATAATGAACTAATACTTTATAAAGCACTTAACATGCAACAACAAGAAGAAATTGAGAACTTGAAAAAAGAACTAGAAGAACAAAATAAAGAACAATAGGATGTGATACTTTGAAAAATTATGAAATAAAGAATCATACCATAGAAGTAGATTTTAGCAATTATAGAATAAACAAAAGATTGCTAGACTATTTTATTTATAATGAAAATGATGTCAAAACAGCTTATATTGAAGCAATATTGAAAAATAAAGATGAAATAATAGATTTATCTGAATATGATAGAGTTTTAGTTAGTATTACAAAAAGTGATGGACAAAAAGTTAATGGTGAATGTGAAGTTGTAGATGCAGAAAATGGTGTTGTAGAGATAGAACTTAGCCGACAAGCATTGGCTTCTGTTGGTATAAATACATTTCAATTATCTCTTGTGAAAGATGGAACTTTACTTAATACTACAAATCTTTATTATAGAGTTGAAGAGGGTATGATTAATGATGATGATATCACCTCAACTGATGAATATGGAGTATTATTGGTAATAATATCTCAAGCAGAAGAGATTATAAAGAATAATAAAGAGTTGACTAAAAGAGTTGAACAGCTTGAAATAACTATACTTGGAAATGAAGAAGTTAGAGATAAAGCAGAGCAGATTAGGATTTACAATGAAGATATAAGAAACATACAAGAAGAAGAAAGAGAGTTTAATGAGTTAACACGTCAAAATCAAGAAGCTAATCGTGAAGAATCTATTCAGAATATGCAAATCCAAGTAGATGATAAACTTACTGATTGCCAATTACAATTAGATGAAATGATAGATGCTAAGTCTGAAGAAATAGACAATATAGTTGATGATAAAATGCTTGATGTCCAAGCTCAAACAGATAAGAAGTTTCAAGACTTAGACACTAGAGCTAATAATACTTTTGATTTGTATGATAAGACATTTGAAGATAAACTTACAGATAACCAAGAGCAAATTGATTACAAACTTGATGAAGTAAATCAAGCTATATCTGATGTGGAAGATTGTATTGATGAAAGTACTACAAAATTAGATACAAAGATAAAAGAAGTAGATGACAAAATAGTTGAAGTAAATACTGCTAAAACTGATATGACAACAACTGTTAGTAATAAAATAACTGAATTTGAAAATAGATTTGAAGAATTAGAAAGTCTTGATGCTGGAGGTGAATTAATACAAGCTAGAGAAAGTGTTGATGGAACTGTAAAGGATACTTTAAAAGATAGATTAACATATGACTTTGAGAAAGTTAACGAGAAAATAGCAGAAATGACTTCTGCTGCAACTAATGTAGCTTTTAGTAAATCTTATGTTGAATCGGATTGGGTTGCTGATGGAGAATATTTTAAACTTATAGTTAATCATAATTTAGTTACAGAAAATATATTTGTAGCAATATTAGATGAAGTAACTAAGAAAAGTATGACTAATTCTTATACTATAGTAGATTCTAATACGATAGAAATATTTAATGAAAGTAACATAGATGTAAAAGTAACTGTTGTAAATGGAAATACAAATAAAGAAGTTATACCAAATACAATAAATGACAATATAACAACACTAGATAGTACTTACTCTAGTGTTAAAATTGATGCAAAATTTGATGAGAGTCTAACTAAGATAAATGAAAATAAAAGTAATATAGCTACTAATTTAGAGAAGATAAATTTAATACAAAGTAAAGTTGGTTCGAGTGAATTAAGTACAGTATCTAAAAATATATCAGATGCAATAAATGAATTAGATGCTAGTGTTAAAACTTTGCAAGAGGGTGGAAATTTAGGTCAACAATTAGACAGTTTAAAAGCCAAGTATGATGCTCTATCTGATAAAGTCTTAGATATATTAATTTATTTAGAATTAGAATCTGGTGCAGTGGATGAAGTAGGTCAATGGTATGATAATTTAACTGATTCAAAAGGTATTTTATCAATTGAAGGTCTAAGATTAGACACAGACAGAAGAAGAATATTTGGTAGTGAAGGGAATGTTATTTTTAATAAAATAGACATTCCCTTCACTTGTTATAAAGTGAAATACATACATGAATTAGATGATAACTTTATAGAGACCATTTCAAACACCAATACAGATGCTGGAGCTAATAGTATAGAACTTGAAAAGTTTTCTTATGAAGTTAAATAGAAAGGAATGATTTAATGAAAGAAAATAAAATCTTACAGCGTGGAAGGTATTTAAATACAGATATATACTTTGATGAATTTAACAAGAATTTTGATAATTATGATTTTGTAGATATTGTAAGTGGTAGTAATTACACTTTTGTTATTAAAAAAGATAGAACTGTCTTTTGCACAGGTTCAAATTCTGATGGTCAATTAGGATTAGGCGATACTACTGATAAATATTTATTTACAAAAGTTGATATAGATAATGTAAAAAAAGTCATATGTGGTCATAGTCACACTTTTATAATAAAAAATGACAATACAATTTGGGTGTGTGGTCGAAATTTTTATGGGCAGTTAGGTTTAGGTGATACTACCAACAGAAATGTATTTACAAAAGTTGATATAGATAATGTAAAAGATATTACATGTGGGTATAGTCATACATTCATAATCAAAAATGATAATACAATATGGTCATGTGGTCAAAATAACAATGGAGAGCTTGGTCTAGGAGATACTACACATAAAAATACATTCGCTAAAGTTGATATAGATAATGTAAAAGATATTATATGTGGTGGTAATCATACATTTATAATTAAGAATGATGGAAGCATATGGACATGTGGTTATAATGCACATGGAGCTTTAGGCTTGGGAGATACTACTAATAGAAAAGTATTTACGAAAATTGATATAGATAATATAAAAAAAATTATATGCGGTATATATCATACATTTATAATCAAGAATGACAATACAATTTGGTCATGTGGTTATAATTCTTATGGGCAGTTAGGTTTAGGTGATATTACTAATAGAAAAGTATTTACTAAGGTTGCTGTAGATAATGTAAAAGATATTGCATGTGGGTATAGTCACACTTTTATAATTAAAAATGATAATACAATTTGGGCGTGTGGTTTAAATAATAGTGGAGCTTTAGGCTTGGGAGATACTACTAATAGAAATACATTTACTAAGGTTGATATAGATAATGTAAAAGATATTGTATGTGGTGATAATCATACATTTATAATCAAGAATGATAATACAATATTATTTGCAGGTTCTAATTTGAATGGGCAAATAGGATGTCAGCATTTTATAAATAACAAAACTAACTTTACTACTTTTACAGAATATAAAAATAACGATTATATAGGATTTAGCAAAAGCATGAATTTAAATGGAGATACATATTTATTAAAAGGAAATGGTGAATATTTAATAATAAATAAAAATGATAAGATAATATGTGAAAATGTTAATACAATTATAATCAAAAATGATGGTGGCATTTGGTCGTGTGGTTCAAATTCTAGTGGGCAGTTAGGCTTGGGAGATACTGTTAATAGAAATGTGTTTACTAAGGTTGATATTGATAATGTAAAAGATGTAATATGTGGTGGTAATCAGACATTTGTAATCAAAAATGATGGTGGCATTTGGTCGTGTGGTTCAAATTCTAGTGGGCAGTTAGGCTTGGGAGATACTGTTAATAGAAATGTGTTTACTAAGGTTGATATTGATAATGTAAAAGATGTAATATGTGGTTATTATCATACATTCATAATTAAAAATGATAATACAATCTGGGCGTGTGGTTTAAATTCTAGTGGGCAGTTAGGTTTAGGTGATACTGATAGTAGAATTACATTTACAAGAGTTAATATTGATAATGTTAAGGATGTCATATGTAAAAGCAATCGCACTTTTATAATAAAAAATGATAATACAATCTGGTCATGTGGTTCAAATTCTTATGGGCAGTTAGGTTTAGGTGATATTACTAATAGAAATGTGTTTACTAAGGTTGATATAGATAATGTAAAAGATGTAATATGTGGTTATTATCATACATTCATAATTAAAAATGATAATACAATTTGGGCGTGTGGTTTAAATAATAATGGAGCTTTAGGCTTGGGAGATAGTGGTAATAGACATGTGTTTACTAAGGTTGATATAGACAATGTAAAAAATATTGTATGTGGAGATGGTCACACTTTTATTAGAAAAAATGATAATACAATTTGGGCGTGTGGTTATAACAATTATGGAGAGCTGGGATTAGGAGATACTGATAGTAGAACTACATTTACAAAGGTTGCTGTAGACAATGTAAAAGATATTACATGTGGTAACTATCATACAATTATAATTAAAAATGATGGTGGCATTTGGGCGTGTGGTTTAAATTCTAGTGGGCAGTTAGGCTTGGGTGATACTGTTAATAAAAATGTATTTACTAAGGTTAATATAGAACTAAAAAATAACCTACCAGAATATGCAAACAATTGTAAAATGGTAATAGGGAGCTCCTCGTATATACTAAAAAATAACAATGTATTATGGTGTACAGGCTATAATTCTTATGGAGGATTAGGTTTAGGTGATACTACTGATAGAAATGTATTTACAAAGGCTGCTGTAGATAATGTTAAGGATGTCATATGTGGAGATACTCGCACATTCATAATTAAGAATGATAATACAATATGGTCGTGTGGTCAAAATAATAGTGGGCAGTTAGGATTAGGTGATACTGCTGATAGAAGAGTATTTACTAAAGTTGATATTGATAATGTAAAGGATGTAATATGTGGAGCTTCTCATACATTCATACTTAAAAATGATAATACAATATGGTCGTGTGGTTTAAATACTAGTGGAGAGCTTGGTCTAGGTGATACTGTTAATAAAAATGTATTTACTAAGGTTAATATAGATAATGTTAAGGATGTCATATGTGGTTATAATCATACATTCATAATCAAAAATGACAATACAATTTGGTCATGTGGTTTAAATAATAATGGAGCTTTAGGCTTGGGAGATACTACTAATAGAAATACATTTACAAAAGTTGATATTGATAATGTAAAGGATGTAATATGTGGTGGTTATCATGCCTTTATAATCAAAAATGATAATACAATCTGGTCGTGTGGCCGTAATAATTATGGAGAGTTAGGATTAGGTGATACTACTAATAGAAATGTGTTTACTAAAGTTGATATAAATAATGTAGAAAATATTATATGTGGTAACTATCATACATTTATAATTAAGAATGATAATACAATCTGGGCGTGTGGTTTAAATAATAGTGGGCAGTTAGGTTTAGGTGATACTACACATAGAAATGTGTTTACTAAAGTTGATATTGATAATGTAAAGGATGTAATATGTGGTATATATTATACATTCATACTTAAAAATGATGGTGGCATTTGGACGTGTGGTCAAAATTCTAGTGGGCAGTTAGGTTTAGGTGATAATGCCAACAGAAATGTATTTACTAAGGTTGAAGGACACTATTTGTACAGATTTGACACTTTGAATAATTATACATTAAACAATAATTTTAATCTGATAAATAACAAATATATAATACCATCACGAAGTGATATAAATTATAGAAGCGTTCTAGGCTCTGTATATAAAGAAAAATATGATATAGATAATGACAGAATAGAATTACAAGAAAACATAAAAGAATTTTGGATGTCAAAGACTCATTCATTAATTATAAATACAAATGGAGAATTACTAGGATGCGGTGACAATATTTATGGTCAGTTATTAAATCCAAAAACAACAACTTCATTATCAAACTTCACTAAATTAGACTTTGCAGATATAAGACAAACTTCATGTGGCGTTGGATTCTCATATTTTTTGAAAAATGATTGTACTCTGTATTCAGCAGGATTAAATTCAGAATACCAACTAGGGCTAGGTCATAATAATGAGGTAAATGGATTGCAAAGAGTAAATATATCTAATGTAAAAAAAGTTATGTGTGATGATAAGTTTACTTTAGTATTATTAAATGATAACTCTGTATGGGGTCAAGGATTGAATAGATTTGGTAATTTTGGATTAGGTGAAGCTTCTGCAAATACTATAATAAAGACATTTACTAAACTAGATGTAGATGTAGAAGATGTAGAAATAGGTGGAGATTATATCTCTTTTAGAAAGCTAGATAAATCACTATGGATATGCGGTAAAATAAGAGATTGTTACAATATGAACTCTAATAATCCATATATATTTAATAAAGTTCAAATACCAGCAGAATTTAATAATGATTTACTTTGGTTAGATGCTGGAAGAGATGAAACTTTATTTATGAATTACCAAGCACCTACAACAAAACCATCTATAGAAATATCAGAAAAAACCATATCTGGTATAAAATTAAAAGTTAATGATTCAAATAATGAAATTGATAAGATTGAGATGTATTTAAACAATGAGTTAATACATTCAAAAAATGAATTTATCAATAATTTTGTGCTGTTCACTATTCCTCTTGAAAAATTGAATCTTGGTATAAATAATATATACTTTAAAGCTAATACTTTGTTTGGAGATAATATGTATCTAGGGGCAACAATTAATAAAGAAAATAACTCTATAAATGTTTCAGAAGGAGCTAATCTATTTATTAAGAATAAAAAGTATAACATAAATTCTTTAACAAATAGTGCAGATGGTAAACTTGTAATAACATTAGATAGAGCATTAGAAGATAATATAAGCGTAGGAGATATAATTTATCAACTTATAAATCAACTAAAGGTTCAAGTTAAAACAAATAACACAGGTATGCATAAAGATATGAATTTATTAGAAATGAAAAAAGTTGATACAGGATATCAAGAAATTTATGAGTTGGAAGAAAAAGGAATGACACAAGCAGAGCCTAAAATCATAGTTGAAAAAGGTGATAATTGGACTGCAATAAAAAGACCATCTATGATATTTTCTATAGATGAGTCTACGCTTTAAGAGGTGATTAAATGTTAAATATAAATGAAGAAAAAATTGAAAAACTCAAACAAAAACAAAAAATAAATAATTTAAATACAAGTCAAAAAACGCAAGATGATGACATAACAGATTTAATGTTAGCAACTGCTGAAATATGTGAAATGGTATTAAGTAGTCAACAGGCATCTACTATGTCATTAAGAAATATAAAATTAAATAAAGGAGGAAGTAGTATGGCAGCAATTTACGTAGGATTAATAGAGAGAGGTTTAAAAATAATTGACCAAGTACCTGTTAAATATCGAGAAGAAGTAAGAAAAATGTGTGAAGTACTAGAGATTTCATTATCATAGAACTTTAAGAGTTCTTTTTTTTATGTTCAAAATAGAGAGTTACTAATGTAGCTCTCTAAATAAAAAAGAAGGTGACAAAATGTTAAATGAAGAGGTAGTAAAAAAAATAAAGAATGTACCTAATAACACTAATACAGAAATAGAAAAAGTTAATACAAATATAGAAACTGCTAAAACAGAGTTGAATACTAAAATTGACCAATTAATCGCAGGTGGTTCAAATGTGGCATCTACTCAAACAATAACAATTGATGATTGGGTGGAGGATGCAGAAAATGGATTTAAGGCAACAGTAACACATAGTTTGTTAACACAGAGAATAATTGTAAATATTATAGATGCTACTACAAAAGAAAATGTAGTTACAAACTTTAAAATTATAGATGATAATTCTATAGAAATTAGAAGTGAAACAAGGTCAGAATTAAACGTTTATGTGATAAATGGAAATGCAGAAACTCATTTTATTAATGCAACTGTGGATGATAACAGAGTGTCTGAAATGACTACTTATTCGTCTAAGAAAATACATGAGGAAATTAGTAAGGTAGCAGAGCAATTAACAGGAATTAATAGTAATATTATATCAACAATAAATAGTAATCTGATACCAATGTAAAAGAAAAGAGGTGATAAAGTGAAGATATGGAAATACAATAGAACTGTGAAGAAAAGAAGAGGTGTCTATACAGAATTAGATATACTTGCACAAAGGTATGAATTTGAAGCAGATGGGAAACTTTATAGAGCCTTTTTTCATTTATATACTAATAAAAATATAGATATATTCAGAGATAAAGATTTATATAAAGAATCTTATATGATGGACTATAGAGTTGGAAATGTAACAACTGATATTGACGATGTAGTACAACAAACAACTACAGTAAGATTTATACCTGACCCTGTTATTGATATTGTGATTGATAACATTAGCAGAGGATGTGAAATAAACTACAGAATTATAGATAATGAGCCAAGTGTAAAATTTATTGTTACGGAAAAATTAAATGGCACAATAATAGAAACGAAGACAAATTCTAGTGATAATAATTATAAACTTAAATTAACTGATGAACAAATAGTACCATTAGCACTCAATTCCTCAAATTCAATAGTAATAGAAATAAGCACAGAAGATGGTGGATTAGTAACAAGTAAAACAGTAACATTTACAAGAAGAAATAACAAGCCAACAATTTTAGTTAATTCATATAGTTCTAATTCTGCAAAGTTTATAGTATCTGATTTAGATAATAATCTATCTAAAATTGAATGGTATTTAGATGATGTACTAAAGGAAACAATAACAACAGATTTAACAGCAGAGAAAACAATAAACTATGAACTTGCAGACAATGCAATACACACATTAAAAATAGTTGCTACAGATGCAGAAAATGCAACAGTTGAGAAGGTTTTAAGTATAAGCAAAGAGATAATGCCACTTCAAGAAGATGCTAGTTTAAGTGATATATCAACTAAGTTGATAGAGATTGGAGAAGGGTTCAAAAATGGGAAAACAAGTATTATAAACACTTTAGCACTTAAAAATATAGAAGCAAGTTTAAATAATACCTTAGTAGAATTATCAGAGAAAATAAAGGCATCATTTGATAGTTCGGACGCTAGTGTGCAGGATTTGATGAACCAGTTAACACAAGCTAATAATACTATATCACAGTTAAATTCTAAGTATAAATATGCCAGTGGTACTATTGATGTTGTTAAAAATAGTTCTTTAATGGCTAATTTATATGGAGAGTCCTTTGGTAGACAACCTGGTACTTGGCTTAAGATTGATAATTTAGGTTTTATTCCTAATATTTTTGTTGCTGAATGCCAATATGTTACTTCTAATAATTATTTTTTTAAACATATTGTTATTGCTACTTGTAATATAAATTGGCTTTTGGGAAAAAAAGATTTTTCGGCTAGAATTGTATTTACTAAAGAAAAAAATTCTAATCAAGATTTTAGTGGAAGTGGAATTATTTATTCAAATAATGAGCGTGATGTATATATAAATAATAAAGGCATTAATGTTCCTGCAAGTAGTCCTAATGTTTCTAGTTACCTACATTCTTGGCATGCTATAAAATTTATATAAAAGAGGTGATAAAATGAATAGAGCAAATAGAATTATATGTGACCAAACAGGTAAAATACTCTTGCAGACAGGAGAAGCAACAGGGGATGTATTAGAACATGATGAAATAACTGAATTACATTGTATCGACATTAAATATGGAAGTATAGATTATACAAAAAACAGGATTATTGGTATAAACATAGAAACTAAACAACCTATCTTGGAAGAAATACCAGTCTTTATAACAGAAGAAGAAAAGAGAATACAAGAGTTAGAAAATCAAATTTTATTAAATGAAAATGAAAAAGTAGGAGGAATTTTATAATGAATATAAATAATATTGTGGTAAGAATATTAGCAGAGAGGATTTTAAATGGAGGATTGAATCCTTTAAAAAATAGACCTTTTGAATTAGATGATGTAACTAACGAGGATTATAGAAAAGCAGTAGAAGATTGTATAATTAAAGAAAGTGGAGTAGTAGAAAGAGTAGAAACTACAAAATAGGGGTTTTGTGAAGAGAGGTGTTTTAATTTGATATATAAAGATTTACTTAAAAAGGTCAATGATATAGAAAATCTCAAGGAGGTTGACAATATAAAATGTAGTACTGATACAGGAGAATATACTATAGAAAATAGTAAAAAGGGCTATTTAACTAATTTTAATGTAGAAGGAAAGACATTAATTGATTTATGGGGAAAAACTAGTTCAGATTTTTCTTTATGGAAAGCAACTTTTGTGGATGGAAAAATAAATATACTAACAGAAAATGATATAAGATATTCTAATTTTTTTACAATCAATTACACTTCATATAAACCAGATAGCATATATACAATCATAGTTGATGTTGATAAAAACACTTTACCGAGTACAAGTGGAATATATATTCATAGCTTAGGCGAAGAAAATTCAGTATTTATTCCTAATCTGACAAATATAGCTATACCAGGAGGAGTAATTGGTAAATTTAAATATACATTTACAACAATATCAGACTTAAATGATTGTAATGTTGTTTTAAGGAGTGTTTTAGATAACGATACACTTACATCTGGTTATGAAGTAAGTTTGAAAATTACCATATTAGAAGGAGATTATACAGATATTAATATAGATTACTCTAATGAACTATTAAGTGTTGGGCAAAGAGATAAAATAGAATTTTTAAGCTATCAATATAGTGGAATTAATATCTTTAATAAGAATGCCGATTTTAAAGATAATTATATTTTACAATATCTTAGTGGAGAGGAACTTATTTCTGAAGCTAGTAATCATAAATATACCCTAGACTATATAGAAATAGAACCAGATACAGAGTATACTTTTTATAATTGTAGTAGAAATATTTGTTGGTATGATATAAATAAAAGTTTTATAACAGCATCATTAAACGAAAGAATAATAGGAGATAAAGATATTTTTTATATTGCTAGAAGCCCTAAAAATGCAAAGTATCTAAGAGTTACTATAATAAAAGATTTACATGATAATGGGAATAAAACAATTATAACTAAAGGAAATAAATATGATAAAAAGACAATTCCATATACATTAAGAAGTTTACCAAATGGAATAAAAGATGAAATAGTTTATAAAAATGATAAATATTACTTAATAAAAAGATGTGAGGAACATACTTATACTGATATTGGAAATCTTAATTTATCACATGTATATGATAATACTCTGCAATTTATGGGAACATTAACTCCTCAAGCTGTTGTAGATAGTTTAGACATAGCATATGTTTTATGCAATAATTTAAATGGAAAAAGTAGAAATGATTTTAACAATAATGACATAGAGGGATGCTCAACTACTGGTAGTGGTGATATAGCATTTAAAATATTAAAAAGTAAACTTACTACACAAGATGGAAATGGGTTTAGTGAATGGATAAAAAATAATCCAATAACTATTATCTATCAACTTTCAAAACCACAAGAAATTGAATTAACATCACTAAATTTAGAACAATATAATAATCAAACTAAATTTATTTGCAACACAGGTATTGTGATACCAGACATTAGTTTTGAAAGTACACAAAATTTAGGAAGTCATATAGAAGTTATCAGAAATAATATAAAAAATTACAATGTTAGAATTGATTTTCCATTTTCAATAAACTTTCTTAATGGGTGGCAGCCATATCTTGGATATGCTAGTTCTGTTGGAAACTATTGCACAAATAATAACTTTGTAACAATTAATGCAACTATTAATGGAGGTGTTACAACGGCAGGTACTATCATTGGAAAGATACCTTCAAAATATGCACCTCGTAAAAACATAATAGTAATATTTCAAACAACAGATGGAAAGTATTATAACGGAATCATCCGTACAAATGGAGAAATTGAGATATATTATAATGATATAACTTATCGTAGTTGGTTGTATTTATATGTAAACTATTTAATTTAGAAAGGAAAAATAAGATGGATATAGAAAAGAAAATAGAAATTTTAATAGAATATGGATTTGAGAATGATTTAAATAATATAGATAATTACTTTATTGCAGATGGTAAAAAAATATTTACTCCAGTGATAAAAAACGGAGAGCTAATTAAAACAGGAGAACAGGTTTATAATGAGTGGTTAGAATTACAAAATAATCCACCTAAATCAGAGCCAAGTATAGAAGAAATAAATGCGGATAAAATTACAATTTTAATAGAAAATCAAAAACAGCAAGACAGTTTATTAGTAGATAATGCTTATAGAATTGCTATGTTAGAGCTTAACACAAATAACGTGTTATAAAATTATAAAAAATGGAGGGAACAACATGTATAATATTTTAAAAAGAATGATTGAACAAAAGAATTATGAAACTAGAGAAGAATTGCAAACTAAGTTAGATGTATTTTACGCTATGAACAGGATAAAGGAAAGTGAATACACAGAGTTAACAAATTTATTAAATAAAGAAGATACACTAGTAGAACCTATTATCTAAAGTATAAAGGTTCTTTTTTTATGTCAATTTTAGAGGATTGATTAATTTCAATTCTCTTTTAATTAAAAGGAGTGGTAATTTTGAATATAAAAACATTAACAATTCATGCAGGACATAATCCAGATAATAAGATAGGTTCTGGAGCAATAGGAAATATAAAGGAATCTACAGAAGCAAGAAATGTACTAAAAGAGTTATTACCTTTAGCTCAAAAGGAATGTAAAGTTTATGACTGTACTTGTAACAATGGAACTTCTCAAAGTGATATATTGAATAAAATTATAGCTAAATGTAATTCATATAATACTGATCTAAATGTAAGTATCCATTTTAACAGTGGTGGTGGTCGAGGAGTAGAAGTTTTAGTTTATAATTTAAATGACAAAGAAACTGTTGAAATAGCATCAAGAATATGTAAAAAAATAACTGAAACTTATCATGCAAAAGGTGATAAAGATTTTAAAAATCGTGGAGTTAAAGAAAAGAAAACTCTAGCATTTTTAAGAAGAACGAAGGCAAAGTCAATTTTAGTTGAGTGCTGTTTTGTAGACACATCTGATACTAAAAAATATAATGCTAAAAATATGGCCATAGACATTTACGAAGGAATATTTAATAAGTCTGTAGCTGGTAAACCACAAGATAACAAAGTGAAATATGCAATAGTTTATGAGGGTGAGGTAGATAAAGTTATAGCCCAATTAATGGCCATGAATTATAAGACTAATGAAGTCTCTGTATATGAGTTGAAAAATTATGTTCCTGGACATTGTGAAAACCTATATGTAATTGGTGGAGCATCCAGTAAAATTAAAACTAGCGAGAGATTCACTAAGTTACAAGGTGATGATAGATGGGCTACACTTCATAAAGTGTTAGATTTTATAGGCAAGTAGGAGGTAATGAATTGAATATATTAGATAAATCAACAGCTACACTAGAACAAGTCTTTTCGTATTTAGACATATTAAAAAATAACTCTAATCCACCACATTTTTTATGCAGAGCTATAGTACCAATTATATATAAAGAAGCAGAGAAAAAAGGTGTAAATCCAGTTATTGCAATTGCTCAAGCATTTGTAGAAACTGGATATTTTAATTTTGGTAGAGTTTTAAATCCTTCTTATTGCAATGTGTGTGGTCTTAAAGGAAATAAAGGTGGAGGAGATTTAGACCCAACAGCTCATACAAGATTTAATTGTTGGGAGGATGGAGTATCAGCATTTATTGACCATCTAGCATTATATGCAGGAGCTAAGGGATATCCAAAATATAGTGAATTAGTTGGTAAAGTTGAATATAAAGTAAATGGAACTACATTAGACCCTAGACATTTTCCATATTTACATGGAGAAGCTAAAACAGTAGAAAGTTTATCAGGCAAATGGTGTCCAGATATGAATTATGGCCAAAACATAATAAATATATGTAATAAGATAAGTTCAATGAAGGTAGAAAACAATGATGTAAAATTAGAGCAAATAAAAACTAAAGTAAAAGAATTAAATGAGATTCTTGGATAGGAGGAAATCACATGGATATAATGCAATTTATACCTGAAAATTTAATAATGTTAATAGGTGGGCTTTACATATTAGGAACATTTATAAAAGAATCTAATATTAAAAATAAATACATACCTTTTATATTGTTAGTTATAGCAATGATAAGTAGTTGTTTGTTTATGAAAGAGCTGTCAATAGAAGCTGTCTTTGAAGGTATTTTATGTTGGGGAGCATCTATAGGAATAAATCAAATACAAGTACAGAACAGAAAGGAAAAGTAGATGTTATCTAAAGAAATGGTTGAATTATTAAGTCAGTATGGGTATACAGCTATACTTTTAATGGTATTGATGTTATGGCTTGGAAAATATTTAGAGAAAAATAGACAACTAGAACAAGATGATAGAAAAAAGGAAAGAGCTTATTTTTCAAGAGAAATTAAAGAGCAGAGAACTTTATTTGGTAATACAATAGATAAGTTTGATGATAAATTAGATAAATTTGCTGAAGCATTAAATACTAATAACAGTAGACTTGAAAGAGTTGAAACAGACATAACAAAAATTAAAGATAAATTAGAGACTAGAGATTAATTTCTCTAGTCTTTTTTATAAGGAAGTGAAGTATTTGGCAACATTTGAAAAAAGAAGTAAAAGAATTAAGATAGAAGGCAACATAAATAAAAATAATGAAAAGTTAATTAAAGGATTTCTTCAAGCTAAGAAAATAGCTGGTTTAAGTGAAAAAACTATATATGTATATAAATGTGACTTATATACTTGGGCTAAATATCTGCATGATGAAATGGAGGATTTATTAATAGAAGATTGTACTGAAGACGATATAATGGAATATATTTCATTTAGGATGGAGGACAATCATGTTAATAGAATAAAAGTAATATTTTCAGGCATTTCATCTCTATATGACCATCTTAGAAGGAAGAGAATTGTTACAGAGAATCCAGTATCTCTAATCGAAAGACCTAAAAAGGGGTTACCTGTTGTGGAAAAACATTTCTTGAATATAGAACAGGCTAAAGAGCTACAAGATAAGTTATCAAAACAAGATGATTTACAATTAGAGGTTTATATAAATTTTGCTCTATCAACTGCTGGTAGAGTTACAGCCACAAGTAATTTAAGATGGGATAATATAGACTTTGATAATAGAGTATGTGAAAATATTAAAGAAAAAGGTGGAAAAATAGTAGATTTTTATTTTAGTGAGAAAGTAAAAGATTTATTACTAAAGCTTAAAGAAGTTAGAAAAAAAGAAGATATAGTAAATGATTATGTTTTCTTAGTTAAATATGATAAAGAATATCATAAGGCTACATCTAATGTATTAAGAAGTTGGGCTAAGAAAGCTGGTAAATTAATAGATATAGATAACTTAGCTCCCCATTCATTAAGAAGAAGTTTTGCAACTATAGCTAAAGCGAATAATTTACCACTTGAAGATATATCAACTATCCTCAATCACGAATCCACTGATACAACTAAGATTTATATAAAAGAAGACAAAGGCAAAATTTCTAAGTCTAAAGATATGATAGGTTTATAAATAGATATAAAGTAGAAAAGAAGTGATATCATGGCATGTAAAAGTCGTAAAAAAGGTAAGAAAAAGAGATAGATAAATAATAAGCCCTTTAAGGATTACTCTTAAATGAGTTTTCTTTAAAGGGCTTTATTTTTTTGTCTACAATAGTTTCTTATTAAATATATACATACTTATATAACATATATTTAATAATATTATATGTTATATAAGTATATTTTTGACATGTATAACATATCATTAAGATAAATAAACTAATATAATCTAATAAGGAATGATAAAAATGTTAGAAGAAGATGAAATATATAATGTAATTGGTAAAAGAATAAGAAATTATAGAAGAAAAGCAGGGTATAATCAAAATACATTAGCAAAAAAGGCTGGTTTGTTTCCTGCTTATATTGGTCAAATTGAAAGAGGTGAAAGTAAAGCATCACTTCGTTCAATTTTTAAAATTGCAAATGCATTAGAGATACCTTTAGAAGTTTTATTTGAAAATATTATACAGAATGAAAATGATGTTGAAACTCTTTCGTCTGAAGCTTATGAGTTAATTGATAGTTTAACAGTAAAAGAACAAAAAGCGATAATTAGATTGATAAAAGAAATAATTGAATATCGAAAATTTGAAGAATAAAAATTTAATAAAGAAGATGTCTCAATCTTAAGACATCTTCTTTTACTTTATGTTAATATATACTTATAACATATATTTTATTATTTTAATGTCTATATATGTTGATATTTTAATTGCAGAAAGGAATGTACATATCCATGCAAAAAATACCACAAGCTGAATTAAAAGTTATGAAATTCATATGGAATAAGAATGATATAGTAACATCAAAAGAAGTTATGGAAGCTATGGAATTAGAATATAACTGGAAGGCTACAACTACACTAACTCTTCTTTCAAGACTCACTATTAAACGTTTTTTAGATTCTGAGAGGATAAAAAGAATTACACATTATACAATACTTATTACAAAAGAAGAATATAAAATATTTGAAACAAAGAGATTTTTAGAAGAAGTACATTCTAATTCTATAGAAAGCTTAATTAGTTCTTTAGAGGATTGTTATAAGAATAAATAAAGAAGTGAACTTTTATTATATACAAGAAGTTTTTGTAATGATATAATTAGTACAATGTATTCTTATAGGAGGAATAAAAAATGAACGAATTACAAACTAAAAAAGATTTGATAATTGAAACTTTAAAGGACTTTAATCTTATAGATTCATTTAAAATTGATGAACTTAAAAGTAGTAGGACTATAGCATTTAAAGCAGTACATAATTTAGAAAAAAGTAAAGGAATTGTATTTTTAATCATTAATGAAACGGTGTATTCAACTGCATCAATATATTTTGCTACTTTAGAAAATGTATCTAAGAAAGAAAATGTTTTAGATTTAATAAATAATTTAAATTTAGAATACAAAGATTTTAAATATTTTATTAATAGAGAAAATGAAATAGGAGTACAGATTTCTTATATAGCAGACTCTAAAAGTTTTAATGCTGAATTATTTATTAATATATTTCAAGCTATGTACCAAACATTAGTAGACGAGACCTATTCTAAATTTATAGAAATAATTTAATAAAATAAACATTCCTTTTATTAACATTTATTATAGTTTAATGTAATATAAATCAAAGGAGTGTTTGTTTTATTTTGAAAATTATTCCTTAAATTCACATTTAAGGAATAGTATATATAAGACATAGAACTTATTAAAATTACTCTCTTTCATAGTATGTAATTAAAAATAAGTTATTTTGTACATTATGATTTCTTATATTTAATGGTATAATAAGATTAAATATAAGAATGTTGAAAGGAATGATATTATGAAATTGCCTGAATTAGAGATTAATATAAGTATATCAATACCAATTTTTTTAGTTATCTCTTATTTGGCTATAGTTTCTATAGTAATGCTAGGGATATCAGCTTTAAATAACTTTACCAATATAACATCAGTACCTATAAATGCTTTAGGTTCAACATTTGGATTTGTTATATTTCAACTTTTAGTTAGTTTTTTTGAAAATAGAAAAATTATAGATTAAACATTATTTACATGAAATTTTGTTTTAATATTCTTAATTTGTGGTATAATAAAAGCAAGGAAACATATTTTACTTAACTTTGAGTGATGTTTCCATTAATTAGTTATTAATGTTTGTTTTTATGGAACTTAATATTAAGTTCCCAGCCACTCTTAGTTGGTCGCTCAGAGTGGCTTTTTAATTTATCGTAGATATAACTAGCTATAACACCAGCTATAATACTCATCATTAGATTTTCCATAGTTTTTCACCTCCTTTCATAAGAAAGTGAGAAAATTTCTATGGAAACACCACTCACAGCTTTTTCAAATATTTATTCCTTGCTATGTTTATTATATCATAAATATTGGAAATATATAGATATAATAAGTGTAGAAGATAAATATACCATTAAAGAAAGGTAAAATTAAAGATGGCAGATAATGCAATTGATTCACTTAAATTAGTTAAAGAATATTTTTATGACTACACTACAGGCAGTAAGCATAAGAAAGATAATACGAACTTAGAACTGACTATTATATTTTTACATAACTCTATTGAATTACTACTCAAATCAATACTTATAAACGAAAATGAGCTATTAATATACGAAGATTTATCTAAAAAAACAGATGATGGTACTGAAATGAGAAAATCATATAACAATACTTTATCATTATCTGAAATTTTAATAAAAAAAGAAGGAATTACAAACTTAATAACTACTTATTGTAGTATATTTAATGTTGATAAAAAAATTCAAATAGTGCTTACTGATTTAGAAAAACTAAAAGATACCGTAGTTTGTCTTGGTATAAATGAATCAGATAATTTTGAACAAATTTTAATAACTATTTATGAAAGTATAAATATAATTCTTAATGTTTTATGTGAGGATTTAAAGAAAATTGATAATTATTTTGAATATGATAATGTTAGAGATACACTAGAGCCACTTGTGGAATCTTATAATGATATTTTCGCTCCAATTCAATGATTTTTATAGTTTCCAAATTAAAAATCTTAATATAAAGATTAAATTTAGATATAAAAACATTAGGATTATGACATGATTTAAAAAATAAATTTAGTTATAATCCTAATATCTTCTGAAATCCAACGCTCTATATGCCATTCTAAGGCTTTGTAAAAACTTTCCTTTATGTTTATACCTTTGTTTTTATCATTGATTTTGTATTTATTGATAATAATTGTTAATTAGCTTTGAATAAATTTTCAGATATTCTATCTGAAGCTTCTTTATCCATTTCTTTAAGCACATGGGAATATACATTAAGTGTAGTATTAATATTTGAATGTCCCACCCTTTCAGATATAACCTTTATAGGTACTTTAGAATTTATAAGTAAAGTAACATGTGAATGTCTTAAGTCATGAAATCTAATATGAGGTAAATCATTGTTCTCTAAGAATTTTCTAAATTTCTTGCTCATTACATCTTCAGCAATTGGATTCCCTTTTCTATCAAAAAATAGTAAGTTATATTCATTTCTAACAATACTTCTCAATAACTTCTTATTCTGCTCCAGCCTATAATTTTTTAGTAAATTCATAAGCTCTATTGGTGCAAATATTTTTCTAACAGAGCTTTCTGTCTTTGGCTCTTTAAGTATAACAGAACCATCTAATCTACTAGTTATCTTATTTACTGTTATTGTATTTTCATCAAAATCAATATTATCCCAAGTTAATCCCAAAACTTCTGAAAGTCTTAATCCTAGACCTATAGCTAAACTAATAGGAAGCTCAAGATTAGTTCCTTTAGCTACTTCTAATAATTTTAGCATCTGCTCTTTATCATAAATTTCATTTTTAAATTTTTTAATTCTTGGACTTTCTATACCATCTATAATATTTTCTTTTATTAACTTAATTCTATACGCTCTCTTTATTGCAAGTCTCAATACATTTATATGTACTTTAATAGTTTGAGGGTTTAAGTTACCAGCTAAATCATCTATATAATTCTGTATATGAATATTTCTCAACTCTTGAAGACGATATTTTCCAATAGAAGGATTAATATGATTTTTACAAATAGCAATGTAACTTTTATATGTAGATGCCGAAATATTATCTTTATATTTTTCAAGAAAGTCTAATATAAATCCAGCTAGAGTGATTTCATTTGGAACAAGAAAACTATCTTTATATATACTGTCCTTAACTTCAGCCAATCTTTTATTAGCATCTCTCTTTTTATCAAAAGCTCCCATATTCTTTTGTTTTCTTTTTCCTGATTCATCATCTCTAAATTCTAAGTACACTACATAATTTTTATTTCTTTTTCTTATAAAAGCGTTCATGACTATCCCTCCTATCAAAATTCATATACTTATTATACCATACAGAGGAGGCAAAAAATAGTCATTTTAGCTGACTTTCAACTGACTTTTTCAATTTTTTTATTTATATAATTATTGAAATTACTTAATTTGAAAGAAATAAGACATAGAATGCATGATTCTATGTCTTATACTAGCAATTTATTATTTTTTTATATTTTGCGTTTTAGGCAATCAAATTTCTGAATAGGATTAATTATAAGCATTAATTTTTACAAAGCCTTAAAATGGAATTTAGAAGCTCAATATTTATCAGATTGAAATAATCAATATAATATTTTAAATCTGATAAATATAAATTATCACATTAATTTATATTTATATATTATTTTTTTTATATATTTCTTGCTTTAACTTTTTATGCTATACTACCCGTATAGAATACATTTCTTAAATTATCACTCTTAAATCCATAGCTAGTCCTTTTATATAAATCATATTATCACTACAATATCATTCATAAAGTCATTTTGAATTAAAGTTGGAATTTCAAGAATATTCCAACTTTAATTAAATATATATTGAGGGGGAAAACAAATGAAAAAAACTAAATTAAAGGTATTAAGTTTAACACTAGCAACTACTTTTCTTATATCAACAACAGTAAATTCATATACTATATCTGCAAAATCTTCAGATATGGATATGAACACTGTTGCAGATGTACTTACTGTATCAGAGGAATACAGTAACGCATTAAAAGATATTGGCATATCAGTTGGAGAATTAAAAGATTTGACACCTAAAGGAAGTGATTTCATACAAAAATGTAATTCATATTTAGAAAAAAATATGGACATCCGTAAGACTTATAGTGAAGAGCCCATTAAACATACGACTAATGCAAGTCAATTATCATATGCAATGTCAGCAGCTAGAAAAAATCAAGAAGTAGGAGCACCAAAGTATAATGATGAGGTAGTATACATGTATTTATCTCATTTTGTAGATTTTGAAGGAGATAATTATGAAGAAGGTTTATGTACATATATAACTAAATATGACAGAGAAGCTTATGATAGATATTTAAGCAGAGGTTCTGCTTTTAGAAGTGCTAATTCTATGCGTTCAGTTATAACAAATTTAATAGCATTAAAAGGTGACTTACCTTCATTATATACAACACTTGCTAAAGAAAAAGCTTCTGTAGTTAAAACAATAGTTGATATGAAATCATTTGAAATAGATGTACAATCTGTAAAATCTATGGTAGAGAATGATATGTTTATATTTTTTAAAGATGCCTATTCTAGACATGATACACCTGAAGCTATAATTGAAGATGTACAAGGTAGTATGAAAATAAAATATAAAGATTACAATGAACAAATAGGATATATGGTGCTTGGATTAGTGTTCTCAGCACTAACATTTACTCCTCCAGTTATGGCAATGTTGGCAGAAGTAAACTTATATAGTATGGTTATTAAAGATATATTTGACAAAGCTAATTATGCTGCACTACAATATTCTAGAAGTGCAAGAAAAGCAGAAAGATTTAATTTATGGATGGAAGAGAATGGAATGTATATGGAAAAAAAGGCATAAGTATTCATGTATTGTAAAAACTGTGATTTAGAATTTGATGATACTACAACTATATGTCCTAAATGCAAATCTGTTCTAAAGTCTAATAAAAATACCTATCAGAAAAATTTTGAAAATAAAATTAATGAATTTAAATTAAGAAAAAAAATTAGACAAGGAAATATATTATCAACTATAACTATTTTAACAGTAGCAATCCATATACTTGTAGAGCTTTTTATGCAAATTCATATTGAAGATTATTATGAGATTTATATTAAATATTCTCCTTCCGCAATATCTGTATTAGTTTTAGTTCTTTCTCTAAAGAGAGGAGAAAAAAGACATCAATTTTTGAACAATATATTATTTATATCAGTTATGATATTAATATCTATATTTGGAACTATATATTTTTCAGCACCTCTTGTAAATAGAATATTCAATGGTAATTATTTGTTTAAAGAATATTGGACTGTTTATGGAGTTGGAAATTTTATAATAATTTTAGAATGTATATTAATTATTTTTGATGATAGTTATTATTTATCCTATATTAATAAAAAAGAAAATTCCAACAAATAATAAAATAAAACTTCATTCTAATTAGAGTGAAGTTTTATTTTATTTCAATATCCAAAGTATAAATATATTATTTTCTAGTATATTTACACTTTGGATATTCACTGCAACCCCAAAATTCACCATACTGACCTTTTCTTTTAATCAAATGTCCAATTTGACATCTAGGGCACTTATCCTCTTCAGTGATATTTTTTAAATTTCTAACATGCTCTCTAGTATTTTGATTAGTGTTTTTCATACAATCAAAAATTTTATCTCTGATAATTTTTATTTCTTCTTTATCAATAGTCATATCTTTATATCTACTTATTGTCCTTAATATTTCACTTTCATTTATAGCTCTAATATTATTTCCACTTATCATTACATTTTTTAGAGTAGCTTTGTCTGAAAAAACAACTATTGAATATATATTGTATTTATCTCCTATTATATTTTCTATTGCTTTAATATGAGCATAATTTTGTCTTACAGGATTATAGAATGTATTTTTAGTTTTTCCTACAATTTGAGTCCATACTTTATCTTTGTCATTTCCATAGATATAGCCACTAAAATTTTTACATTCTATAACAAAGATTCCATATATAGAAATCACAATACTATCAATTTGTGTAGTCTTATTTGAGCCTGGTACAATAATGTCTTTAATTATTATGTAATCTTTGCCTAATCTGCTAAGTATAAAATCTAATCTAAGTTCTCCAAATCCACCTTTTACTTGTATCTTAGTATCCTTAATAATATTATTAACTTCTTTTACAGTTTTACTAACCTCTTCTGACATAAATACCTTTTCAAATATCTCCTTAAACATCCTCACCATCTACCTTTCGACATATATTTTAATTATAACAGCTATATATGCCTTAAGTGATATAATAAATTTATTATTTAAAATAAAATCAACTACTTTAAAAAGTAGTTGATTAATTGCTTTATTCAGTATATGTATATTTTGATATTTCACCTGTATAAATATTGACTAAATATGGTGTATATCCACCTGCATTATGCTCTATACCATTCATATCTACATATGTATTAAATGGACGTACATATATATACATACCATCTTCCATATTTTGAGCTTCTACATGGTTTGGTAAAAATCCATGTTCTTTCATAAATAAGTCTTTTACTAAATCTTCAGCATTTTTAAATGAAACCACTTTTTCCATATGTAAATCTTCATATAAAAGTTTATAATCTGACATGTCATTTTTATTTATACATAGACGGTCGGAATGCTCTTGACCAGCAGACACATAACTAAAAACATAATAATAATTACTTCCATTTTTATAATTATCATCAACTAAGTATACTCCATCATATGGTACATTGTCTATATCTCCTACTTCATAACAATTATACCAATCTTTAGCTAATTCTTTAGCTTCTTCAAGTCTAGTTTTTTTAATTACTCCAGTGTTAGAATCTCCTATTCCATTAGTAACATTCAAACATTCTTCTAGTAACTCCTCTGTTATGTCTCCAACTGTTGTAATTTTAGTGGCATTTTTTAATATTGATTTATTACTATTATTATCAACTAAAACAACTGGACTCTTTAAAGATGATGCTAAAAGTGCATTGGTTAAGTTCCTAGAACCAGCTATGTAAAACTCTTTTATACCATTATAAAATTGATTTATTATTTTTTTATTTGTATCAAATCTGTCAGACCCCCCCAATCTTGTTGAATTTGTATTTTTAACTAATGTATCATTCATTGTAGATGTACCTCCAATTGCATATGATTTTACTTCATTAGTTGAAAATGGTATACTTTTTCCATCTGTTAATATTATCGCTGCCTTATCTCTTGCCGCTACAGAAGCTATACTTATTGCGTCTGGTTCTCCTTTATAAGCATTTGTTAGCATTACAGTATTAACTTTTTGTTTAGAATTTATTTCTTTTGCAACATTATAACTAGTTTTTATTCTATCATCTCCATCAATTCTTTTTACATTAAATCCTTTTGACATTAATGTATTCTCTACAGATTTACTTATTGATTTTATCCCACCTATCAAATAAACTGTTTTTACTTTACTTAATCTCTTCATTGTTTCATTTGGTATGCTACTATTTTCAGATAAAAGCAATGGTGCATTTAATGTTCCTGATAAGCCACTAGCACTTAACCCATCTGCTATGGAATCATTTAAATTAACTAGTATTGCAGTGTCATAACTTTGCTTATCTGCTATAAGACCTGCTGTTTCATATATTGTAGATACTTCAATCTCATCTACTGAATTAAGTGCATAAGATTGTTTTGGAAAACTAATTATTAGCATTGTTATAACTAACCCTAGTGATAATAATTTTTTTGGTAATTTCATCGTATATCCCCCTCATTTGTTTAAATTAACCTTTACCTAAATAGTAGTACATAAATGCAAAAAAGTCACCTAAATTAATAGATGACTTAATTATTTTATGCTACTTTTCCAATATATTTTTCATTAACAACATAAGTCTTAAACTTATGTATTACCATTATGCCCTGCATGTTATCTAGCGTCATTATAACTCTAACACATTTATTCCTAATCTCTTTTGGCAATTCTAAGTCATTTATTAAATTTACATAATCATCATATCTGTACATTTAATACTCCTCCCAAAGTTAGTCTAGGATATATTATAGTACTCTAATTCATTTTTTTCAATAGAAAATCTTAATCCTGTATAGATGTTTTCTAAATGATATAAAGTATGACACTTGTCATCATAGTAATAATTGTATTTTTCTAGGATTATATATTTAGGCATTATTTTATACCAGTACTTCCAAAACCACTATTACCTCTTTCGGAGTTAGATAATTCATCTACAACTTTTAATATAGCTCTTGGAACTTGTTGAAATACTCCTTGAGCTAATTTAATATGTTTGGGAATTAGAATTTCAAAGTTTTCTTCATTATATGTAATTATTTTAATTTCGCCTCTATATCCTGAATCAACTGTACCTAATCTTACAGTTGGATGTACTACAAAACTTTTTCTAATTTGTTTTTTAAGTTGCTCTTTATCACATACAGTCACATCTCTTGTAAATAATATTCCTTTTAAGCTTATACCACTTCTAGGTCTGACTTGCATTTCATATCCATATGGAATTTCTAATGCTATACCTGTAGAAATTGCTACTGCTGATTTAGCTGGAATTACTGTGTCTTCTAATGTATATAAATCTATTCCACTATCACCTTCTTTTGCATAAGATGGTACTATTGCATCTTGACTTAATTTCTTTATTTTTACATTTATACTCATTAATTTAATCACTCCCTATATAATTTAAACTTAAAATCGTCATTAGATTTATCTAATGCGTAATATTAGTTTTGTTAATTCTTATTGTTAATTCTTATTGTTACAGTATCACTTCTGCTACTAGGGTAGTATTAAAATTGCTACTACCCTAGTATTAAATTTGATACTCACTTTTAATTTTGAATGGAAGTATCTAACTTCAAATCAGCTAAACAATTATCCATATCTATTATTTCCTCTATCTCTAAATTTTCATTTATTTTACTTTTCTCAATTACTGATTTTATATAGTTTATTAAATAATAATTATTAAATCCTGTACCTACTTTTCTTTTATTAATCTTTATAAGTTTTAATTTCTGTAGTATCTTTAACTTATTAGATACTGTATTTCTATTTAAGCCTGTTGCTCTTTGTATTGTATCGTAAGAAGGAAACACTTTTTCAGTTGCTCTATTATAACAATTACATAAATATAGATATAAATGCATTGCTTTGCTATCTTTAAGTACAAATATACCTCTACATACTAAGAAAAAGTTAGAATCCATTTCCCTATATGGTGCTACTTCTAATTTATACTTTTTAGTCAATTCTTCAAATTTTACCGCTTTAAGATTGTACATACTATTTTCTATATAACATCACCAACCTTATTCAAATATGCTACTCCAAGAGCTATAGAATCATATATATCACTGGTCTTTGCTTTACAAGTCCTATCAATGTACTCTCCAATATCAATAATATTTTCTCTTACATACGCAGCTACTTCTTCTTTTTTTGCTTTACCACTATTCATAAGATATTTTCTAATAGAAACTGGATACATATATTCAATCTCTATATTATTTAATTTTACAGTCCTCATTATTGCCCCTAAGAGTTTTCTTAAACCAAGAATTGTTTTAGAGTTTCTTGAAGTGAATTGGTCTTCAATTAAGACTATTTGAATATTATGAGTTATAATTAACTCTTGAATTGCATTACAGATATAACACATTCGCTCATCTTCAGACTTGAATTTATCTTTTTTAGTTACTATTTTTCCATATTTTAATATATTCTTATTTCTATTTATAACTGCCCATCCAGTTGAGGACATGGATACATCTAAGGCTAAGACCATTGAATCCCCTCTTTCATATGTATTTTAACTTGCTCTACTGCATTAGTTATACTTAAGTTATTTGCTATTACAATGTAGTTTTCACTATTTAAAAACTCTTTAAATTTAATCTTATCATCAACTAATCTTCTTTCGATTTCTTTAAGATTATCACCTCTATCTATTAATCTTTTTCTGATAGTATCTTCATTTGCGTTTATAAAAAATGGTACTAACTTAGTTTTTGTTCCTGTAAAATATTTTTCTAGTGCTTTATATCCACTTGCATCTACTATAGTCAAAGCATATTTTTTATTCTCTAATTCAGATTTATGTATACCATATAGCCAAGTGCTGCCATCATGAACTATATACTTTCTCATTTCTATAAAGTTATTTTTTTCTTTCTTAAAGAATTTATTATCTACAAAATGATAGGTTTTATTAATGATTTCTAAGTAATTACGGGGAGGTCTTGTTGTATGTGATATTAGAATTGGAATATTGAATTGCTTTGAAATTTCTGTTACTATACTATCTTTACCTGAGCCAGAATAACCTAAAAATACAAATATATTTTTTAATTTATCCATCTATACTCACCTTAAGTTCAAATATATTAGGATTATCAATAATCACTTGATGAAGTCCCTTGCTTAATACATCTACTAAATATTCCTCATCTTCACTCTCTATACATCTATCTCTAAATATACAATGGAATAACTCATGTAAGAAAGTAGCTTCTTTTACTCTTTCTGATTGTAGATTATTAGATAATTTTATTGTTTCAGTTCCATAATCAGCTAATCCATAACATAATTGATTATTTACTAAAATAGGTTCTTCTGTCTCTTCTATTTTATAGAATAAACCTCCTACTTTTACTTGCTTTGGTATATTCATTTAAACACTCTCCAATCTTATTAAAATTCAAATTTTATTGTGATTTTGATTTTCTAAAACTCTTGTTTTCCTTATGTTTGCAACCCTTGTTATAATGAGAGCATAGGGTCTTGCAAAAAAACTGATTACTTTTGTCATCACTTTTGCACCAAACACTCTCGTCGTTGAAATCTAGCTGTTTTATCTGTTTAACTGTATCAGTAACAAAGGCAATTAATTGTTGTTCCAATGCTTTAGTGTATTTAATTTTTACTATAGCTCTTTCGTAATCATCTATATTTCCAATTCTATTTCTTTCAATTAGAGTTCCTTTTTCATTTTCCACATACTTACACATATCGAAAGCTACATATTCAATTATTTTATCTGGATATTTTTCTTTAAGATACATTGCATATAAGATAAGCTGCATTGATTTTTTAGGTAGGTCTTTTTTAGAAAATTTACTACTCGATTTGTAATCTATAACATAAACTTTATTATCTATTATATAATATAAATCTATATATCCCCTCATTGTAATTCCATTAATGTCAAACTCAAAGTATTCTTCTATGTAGTATTTATCACACTCAATTGGTACAAAATTTTCTATATAATGTAAGATACATTCTAAATAATTAATTCTTGAATTTGGTGTAGGAAAGTTGTAATCCATTAGATTTGCATATTCTATAACTTCATTATATTTTTGAATAGCTTCTTGATTTGTTATTTTTCTTTGTTGTAATTGTTCTAGTAAACTATGTAATTCATTACCATAATAACCATAACAATTTTGTTCTCGATTTAAATTTTTTACATATGTAAGATAGTACTGAAATGGACATGTGTGAAATGCATTTAATTTGCTAAAGCTATATAATTCCTTTTCCATTAACTCTCCCCTTTCAAAAAATAGAGAGCTATTAATTAATAGCTCTCAACCCTCAGTTCCTTAAAAATATATATTAGATAATATTCTCTAGGATGCTATTAATTCCTCTAAATAGTTTATTAAATTCTATTTCAGTATAATAAGATGTTCTTCCTGATGTGTCTTTTACAGCAAATATTTTACCATATTCAGATATGCTTATTTCATTTAACATGTACTGATTATCTAAAGTTAGTGGCATATCATTTAATTCTACTTTACTTATATAATCCTTTAATTCCAATTTATTCACCTCACTTTGCATCTTCTTCACAATAATCCCTTAAACTGTTTATAAAATTTTCTGTAACATCAAACCCAGCTAACATCATTGAGAAAAATAGTCCTATAGAGGTTATAATATCCAGTATATATTCTTCTATGCAAGATGTACTAGAATAAAATCCAATCTCCGTATTCCTTCCAAAATATAAACTATATATTAAGTTAAAAATCAGAAAAAACATAAATAAATACAATGCTCTATACTTACTATTAATTATCCTTTTCATTTTCATCACCAACCTTTTTTATCTCTATTAAATCCCATGCATAGATTGTTTTTTCTGCTGCATTATATTTTTCACTTGTATCTAGTTGTATAAATTGCTCATCTACACTTTTTAATCTACCCTTACAAAATTGCTCTTTTGTATCTTCCATAGTTTTATATTCTACATTTATAATATCTCCTGTATGTAATATATCGCCATTTTGTAATAACACTTCTTCTCTAACTTCCTGTATCATATAATCACCCCCTATTATGCTAATGTAAGTAATTTATCTCTTAATTTATTTTCTAACCACTTCATTCCTTTACCAGTTATTCTAGGAGATACAACCAACTTGTTTCCAGTTTCATTTAGTTCCACTAATAAATAATCTCTATCTATGTATGTTTGATAAGGTTCATTGTTTAATTGAAGTATTTTTAGATTTCTTAGATTTTCCATTAATTTATTTCTCCCATATGGAAGTTTCAATAATTTAGAAGCTTGTGATATGCTATAGACTTTTCTTCCATCTGTTCTAATCCTATTCGCAAATTGAACATCTGGCTTTTGTTCTTCTATCGTTTCTATAAGAGGTGCAGTTACAACTTCTTCAAAAGTTTTTATTGCTATTGCTTGTTCTATATCTGACTTAGAATTTACTATATCTAATATTCCTTTATCTCTTGCTGATAACTCAAGTTTTTGTTCTTTTATAATTCTTTCCATTTCTTCAAATCGTTCCATATACTTAGCGGTAAACAATACCCCTTTTTCTCCAGTTGTTTTATGTGCAAGGAATTCACAACCTTTCTTAGATACTAAATATTCTTTATAGAATTTCCCTCTATTCTCATATTCACCTTCCAACCAATATATTTCATTCGGAATTTTTTCCGAATCAAAAACTATATTTATTTTTTCTATCTTTCTTATTAAATCTCTATGCCCATCTTTAGATGTCATTCCCATCATCTTAGCAACTTCTAAACTACTTATTCTAACTATTTCATCTACTACTTGTCTTATAACTTCACTCATTTAATCACTCCTTCAAATTGTATTATATTAACTCTATTTTTTAACAGCTTTTCAAATATTTTTTTACCTTTATCACTAGGACTATCTTTATAATCCAATAAATTATCTTCATCCCAAATTACACTTATACTTACTACATCTTTAATATCTTGAACTAACTTGGATATTTTATTTTTCCATGCAATATATTCTTCATCTCCTTTAGTTTTAAATTGCCTATCAAAAGCTATTATTAATTCTTCAATCCCTAAATCTAGCAATATTTTCTTTTGCTCTCTACTAAAATTACTTCCACATATAGCTACAGATGGATTATTTTTATACATAGTGGCCATTTGCAAGACTGATTTTTCACCTTCAAATACTATTACTTTTTTACGTTTCTTTATGGCCTGTTCATTAATATTTAATCCATATAAATTAAGACTAAGTCTATGATTATAACACTTACTGTCATACCATAATGGAATATATTTGCCAAAACTTTTAGCTTTATCTTCATCTAAATTTCTCACTCTAATACCAACAGGTCTATCTTTGTCATGCCAACAGAAATGTGGAATTACTATTTGATTTTCATATGGATTATAATGTATTTGATATGTTTTAAGAACTTCAAAAGATATGTTTTCCCTTTCCCATTCTTCAATTGGAATTTGTTGAAATATTTTATATACATATGGCTTTTTAGAGGTAGGAAGTAATTCTATTTGTATATCTCTAATGTCATCTTGTTTTAATTTTTTCTTTATTCTAAATCCTTTTCTTAGCATTGGTTGATTTGAAATACCAAAGAAATTTTTTATTTCATTAACAGCATCTTTAAAATCATATTTATTTATGTGTATTAATAAATCTATTAAGCTTCCTATATGACCACAAGAACTATAGCAATGAAATGTTTTGCTTTCTGTATAATAAAATAATTTATATGAATCACCATTATGGCATAAACAAGTATTAAAGATTAACTGTCTATCATTGCTTTTAGGAGATAAGTCCGAACCTAAATATTCCATAAAATTTATCACTTGTTCATTAGTTAAATCCTTTATTTCCATAGTCATCACCTAGTATGACAATTGTCCTCTATAGACCTTTTCACACCTTCCTATCTCTTCAAATCTACCAGTCTTACCATAAAATCTTAACAAGATTACATCTCCATCTTGTCCTCTTCTTGACTTATTTAAAAATAATAATCTGTATTCTTTTTGTAAATCTTTTACATCGAATTGGATATATTCTCTTTCAGTAGTCTTTTTTAATTTATTATATTTTAGTCTATATGGTTTTAAAAAGAATTTCTTATTGGTTGAATCTAACTCTAAGTCATTTACTACTTTCCTCATTAACATTAATAGACCACACACATTCTTAACAGCTTTAGCTTCTGCTAAATCTGAAGCTGATAAGTAAGAACTTTTATTCTCTTGAGCTGTTACTAATTGCATGGATAGTAGCGTTATTACATTATATTTATTCCCAAAGTTGTCTAGTAACTTGGAGTTCTCTATTAGCCTTCCTGTATAATTTGCATCTGATGAATTCTCTGACTTAAATGTATCAACTGCTATTACAGTAAACCCTTCATGTGCTACAAGTTCTTTACTTTTTCTTAATATCTCAGATATTTCAAACTCTTCCATATATATAAATTTTAAACTTTCTTCAAAGCCTCTATTTTTTAAAAAGATTTCTATTTTTTCCATAAGTTCTTCTTCAAAGTCTGTAAAATCTCCATTATCAATTTTATTTCTATCTAAATCATGATAATTAAATATGTTGTATGCTATAAATGATACCAACATACTCTTAAAATATTGAGACTTTTGTTCATTAGCGAATATAACTACTTTTTCACCTTGATATATCATAGCTAATATATAATTAAAGAACAATAATGTAGTTTTCCCTATTCCTGAAAATCCAGATATTATATTTATTCCTCCACCTTTACCAAGTCCATTAGTTCTATTTGATAATACTGGTAAACCATATATATACTTAGATTCTTCACTATCACTTAACCCTGTCTCTTTTTCACTATATTCAAAAATGATATTATAAGGTGTTCCTGCTTCAGTTTTTTGTTTTAGTTTTTCTCTATCTTCTTTGGTAAGTAAAAGATTTTCGACTTTCATATTATTCTTTATGGAATTTACACTACATGAAGATATTAGCCCTTCATAAAATTCTTCCACTTCTCTGCAATTCATAGATTGGAATAACTCAAATGGAATAAATTTTAATCCATTATGTTCCATCTCTTTTGTTATATTAAAACCTCTTTTATCTAAAGCAATTAATAGATTATTCTTAGCTAAATCATCAATATATGCTGATATATTAGTTTCTTTTCCATACTCCATGGCAGATGATAAGCTATTCCAACCACCATATTTTTCATATTCAGATTTAAGTTTATTTGAAGATACAAATTTAGCTACACTTGCTTCATCGAGTTCACTATGGGTTTTAGACATTGTTCTTCCTAATGAGAAAAAGAATTTTACTTTATCTATTATGAAGTCACTTTCGCTAATTTTATATTCACTAAAAAGAGTTAATGATTTTAGCATTGTTCCTAAAACTAAAGTCTCTATAATACCTCTATCCTTTGTTATTTTTTCATATGCCTCCATTAATCCACCTCTTTAATTTTTTCAAATAGACTTTTTCTTTTATTAGTAAGTACCTTTTTCGGAGTAATTACTTCATAATATTTTTCACTTTCTTTGTATATCTTTTCATTTTCTTTTTCATCTTTTATTTGCTTATTTCTAATTGTTATATCTCTAATACAACCTTTTAATATAGTAAATACATAGCATAATTTAGGATATTCTTCTTCTATATCTTTTCTGTAATTAAGTAATTCTATAATTTCATCTTTTTTTTCAAGCATACAGTCATATAATTCTTCTCTTGTATAACCATTTTTTATTATCTCTTGTAACATCTTATTTTTTTGATTACTTATAACTGTATAGCCCATAATATAATCTATACCAAGTTGACATTGTTTCCAGAAATATATGTCCTGCTGCTCTTTTCTATATTCCTGTTCATTACAGTAATATCTATTCTGCTTATTTCCGCCAGATGTAATATGTTCTACTTTATAGGCATCTTTTGTATTTAATTTTTTCTTACAAACCTTACACTTACAATTCAAATTTTCCCCTCCTTATGCTATATATTTATTGCTACCTCATTAAGAGGTAGCATTTTTTTACTTACACTCTACTTTTCTTAACAGTTGAATTTTCTTCCTCTGATTTGCTCTTTGATTTGTTTGTTAGTGAATTTCCATCATCATCTTCCTCGAATGATAATGCTAATACTGATTGAACAGCATACCTTCTTAAATAAGTTTCCAATGCCCCTCTAGCTTGTATATCATTAGTTTTAGCTGGTTTAAATGGTGCAGAATTTGACTCTATGTATTCGCCTGATGAATGCTTTAGTTTAGTTTTTATATATACTTTATCATTACCTGCATCTTCTGCTGATTGCATTAGTATTAAATCATGTTTTGCTAATAATGGATTTACTGCTTTAAGAATTGTATCAAGGTTTGCATATTTAGACCTGAAAAATGGATTTGTATTGTCTTTTGGAATTGACTCTATATCTAAATGAAAGGCTATTAATGCTTTTGTTATCTCAATTTGACTATCACTCTCTTTTAATCCGTCTATTCTATCTGAATGTAAATTTGATATATACTTCTTTATTTCCTCATTTACCACTTTCTTGAAATCATCACTCATTATTTCTTCTTTAACTTCCATTCACATCTCTCCTTTTTAATAGATTATTTAATTTATAATTTAAAATGGTACATCGTCATCACTTACTTCAACTGTCTTACCATTTTTATCAATATCTCTTTGTTTTTCTTTTTCATTCTTTTCTTTTATTTTTTCTCTCATTGCCTCTATATTCTTATCTGTGAAAGGATAATTTTTATCAGTTAATATTTCATCACCATCTTTTAAAGGCTCATCACCACCTTCTATTTCTAAAAATGTAAAAGCACTTTTTTTAATTCTTGAACCGAATCCTGCTGATTTACTAGTAACCATAGATTTTACTGTACCTTCAAGAAGGCCAACATCTCCTATTTTATATAAACTTTTAAATCCTTCTATCATATCTTCATTATGTATTCTAAATGTCATATTACAACCTTGCTTACCATATTTATTAATTAAACCCGTAATCTCTAAATACTTACCTAAATCATCTTCTTTTTCTTCTATATTTTCAATTAATGTATATACTCTCCAGACCTGACTCGCTTTTATTGACTTTACTACTTCGCCTTTGTCATCAATAGGATTACCTTTGTCATCATATTTTTCTCTATTGCAAAAAGTTCCTGATATTTGGAATCGCTCTTTCTTTTCACCATCTTTATAATATAAGTTATTGTCTAATGAACAAACACATCTAACAATATCACCTTTTCCATCTTCTGCTCTAGTTTTTATTTCATTAGCTATTGTCTCTATTCCTAAAAACATTTGATTTGGTGAACCATCTGACTTAAACATTGATGTAAAGTAATCTACATTTACTGATTCGTTTGGTGCTGTTTCAACCTTTAAGGTAAATCTTATAGCTTCTTGGCCAGTTCCTTGATTCATTCTAGCTATATTTAAAATGTCTAAAACTTCTCCTGATACAAATACTTGATTATAATTTATTCTTTTTTCTGCCATACCCACTTCTCCTTTATATTTAAAATTTAATTGCTAACAAAACTATTACATCATTAATTCTTTATATTTTGGTAGTGTTTTAAAAAAGTCACACAGAATTCTCCATTCCTCCATTTTATGATTTTCTCTTTGATTTATCATAGATTTTATTTGTAGATAATTTAATCTGAAACTCCTACGCCTAAAGGCGTGGGGTTCTTAGGTACTACATGAATTTCTACAATACTCTCAGTTATAATAAATCATAACCTACAACATATTATCACTAATCATATTCCCTAAGACTTTTATTAACAAAGTATCTGTTGACACCATTAACATTAATATTAGGCTCGTTTCTCAACCTATATAGTTTTTATATCCCCATACTAGATATTAATTTATAACCATTTAATTTTAATTTTTTTAATCTATTTATTTCTTTATCATGTAATATTTTAAAGTTATCATATGTTTTAACACACAATTCTCTGTTGATTGATTTTAAATCTTCATTAACATTCATTATTAAAAATGCAGAATAGCAATCTCTTTGAATGTCCATACCATTATTCCATCTATCTTTTAATTCCTTCTTATTGTACTCATCTGAAAAGTGATTATATTGACTGGCTCTACATTTAGCAGTATCTATCTTATATAATCTTTCATTATTATATTTTAACTTATTGTCTAACATAGTCAAAAACATTGATGGTGCTTTATTTGCTAATGATTTTCCAAAACGTTTCTTTTTATTAATTCTACCAGTTTTTTCATTAATAGTAGTATCCTTGACTCTAGTTTGAAGTCTTTTATAACTCATCGTTTCAACATAAAACTTATTGCCTAAATTTAGTAATTTGTTAATTAATATATAGTGGTCTTGTTTTCTTATTTCAGCTTGTTTTCTATATAACTCTTTTCTTAGTTTTTTTAATTTAAGATAGTGATTACTAAATATCCACTTATCTCTATTTCCTTGTTTTATAGTACCATTATCATTGAATTTATTAAGATTAGTTGCACGTTTACTTCTATCCATTTTACGTTGAATTAACTTTATTTGCCTATCTATATTATTAACATTAGGAGCTAACTCCAATAACTTAACCTCAGATTTACTGGATATAGCTATAGTTCGAGTTCCAATATCTATACCTACATTACCCAAACCAATTTGTCCTTTTATTTTTCCCTGATTAGTTGCTTTTTTAGGTGGAATTCCTTCTAAGACTAATTGTACATACCATTTAATTTTACCCTTAATTTCTTTTTTAAGTATTCTACAATATTTTATTTTATCTTGTATTGCTCTTTGAGCATAGTTGTCATTATTCTTTATTATTACTGGAATAGTCATCTTATTAAATTTAATAATACCATCTTTATAACTAATACCAGTTGAATTTTGTTTCCCTTCTATTGATGTTAATTCACTATATCTAATATAATTAACCTGTTTAGCTTGATGATAGATATACTTACTAAAAGCATTAAAACATCTTGTAGCTATCTTCTGAGTTATAGCAGAATGTAGTTTATAATATTTACCAATAGATTTAACAAACTTATGAAGTGAATACTCTGTTAAATTATACTTCTTATTAATTTCACTAAATATTTTATTTCTATCCTTACCCTTATATTTACAATTTGCTTGATATTCTTTGGATTCTATCATGTGGTTATATCTTTTAAATAGTTCTGATAAACATGAATTATATACTTTTCTATACTTATCAAAAGCATTACATATAATGTCTTCTTGAAACTTTTCTGTTTTTAATTGTAATGTTAATATATAATTTGACATAGTGTTCACCTCACTTTCTAGTATCTTGTTTTCTGGTTTTCCACATATTTTTTAATAGTTTCACTACATACGTTTCCTGCTGTAGATACAAAATAGCTTCTAGTCCATAAACTAGGCATTTTTGATAATTCAATAAATTCTTCTCTTAATATTTTACTTGTATAGCCTTTTATATTTTGCATTATATCAGAAGGACTTAGAGTCGGAAGACTATTTAAAAACATATGTGTATGGTCTTTATCGCATTCTATTGCAACAATTTCGATATCCATTTCCTTACACTTATTTTTAACTAATGTTTTAAATCTATCTTCTAAACCTTCTATATTAAATATTTTTCTTCTATATCTAGGGCAGAATACAAAGTGATAATTAATTAAACTAACAGTTGTTTGAGTTCTTCTATATTTATTCTCCATATACTTATATTAACATTATACGTGTATGTGTCAATACTTTTTATACACTGTTTGTGCTATCCATCCCACACCTAAAGGAGTGGGCTTTCCGCACTATTCTGTAAATTAAATACATCTGTATCATGGCAAGTAGCTGAGGCTTTAACTCCATCTTTTTTAACTATCACTTTTTTATTGTTGGTTTTATAAGTATACAATATATGTAGATTAGGAGAAACTATTGTTGTCCAATTACTCCAAGTATATTTTCTTTTTTCTTTATTATTTGCTATTTCAAAATGCTCCTTAAATTCACTATAACTCATAAACCCCATTCCATAATCTGTTTTAAAATGTATAGTTCCATCATTATATATATTTATAACTGTAAATATATCACCTACTTTAAATACTCTTAAGCCATCCACCTCTTTTATTAATTTAATTTTATCTCCTTTTATTAACATCTTTATTCACCCCTCTTTTTACCTTCTCTGTTTTAACTATATTCATAGTATATCATATACCTTCTACGTTCTCAATAGTTTTTTTTAATATTTTTAGAATTTATATATTTTTCTTTTAGTCCTTTACTATTTCTTATATATACAATATCGCTTATATGTTTTATATATTGTACATCATTAGATATTCTCATCAAACTTGTAAGAAAATAAATAGAATAACTTCTAGGAATTCTTCTCTTAATAACTAAATCTATAGCTGTTTTAGCAGCGTTATAACTTTTTAAATGAGTATGACCTTCTTCAAATTTTTTATTTGTATTGTAAACAATATATCCATTTTTAGATTTAATAATAATATATTCTTTTTTCTCATATATTTTATTTGTATTCATTATAAATCCTCGATTTTACGCCATATCATTTCTAACTTTCCATATTTTCTATTTAATCTTCTTCTAATTTCATATGCGGATTTAATTTCTTCTTTTACATTTTTCCACTTCTCCAAAACTTCTTCATACTCTTTATTCTCTTCTTTTAAAAATAGTATTTCTTCATTTAATTCATCTATTTTAGTATTTAATTCTCTGTTTTTCTCTAGTAAATCACGATGTCTTTGTTCGTCTATAAGTATTGAAATCACTACCTTTCACCGACCTTGTATACGCCATTTTAAGACTGCAAGGTATAAACACAAGCTATCATTTATACATGGCCTTAGAATGTCATATATGGGGTCATATTTTTAATTTTCTACTTTCCAATATTCTTGTACCCACCATTCTGTTTCTGTATTACTCTTAATCCATTTTTCATCTACTTTTTTACTTTTAGCTTTCTCTTTAGTTGATTTTAAATAAACTAAGTCATAAATATCAATTTTATTATCCTCAAAAATAGATTTACTTACCTTAAAAATCTTTGTATTACCTGATTTTAGATTGTATAGTGTAATTTTAGGAGAATATTTAGTATCTATATCTATTACTAAACAATACCTTGGATTTGAATTGTCGTCTTTTATATTGCATGAGCCTACAAATTCAAAATGAGCTTGTATTTTTTCACTGATTGGTATATCAATATTTTCAATTTGACTTTCAAGATAAGAACATAATTCTTTTGTATCAACTTCTTTAAATATTTTTTCTGTTTCTTTATTAGAGTATTTTCTCATGGTATTTATATTGCATGGTAAATTATCTCTTTTAAATTGTTTTTTACTATAGATTGAGTTATAGATATCATAAGTCTCTAAAAGTTTGTTGGACTTTCCAAATTCCTCAAAGAAATCTAGCTTAATCAGTATAGATAATTGTTTAGAGTTTATATGCCCCTGCAAATCTATTAATAGCTCTAAAAATGAATCATATTTATTATCTTTAAGAGAATATAGATACTCTCCTATATCAGAATTTAAAAATTTAATAGATTCAATGCCCTTGTAAATACTATTTGTGTCTCTATTAAAGAAGTATTCAGATTTTGAAAATCTAAATTTAGGATTTTCTAATTTAATACTAAAATACTCTATTTCATCTGTTAATTTTCTTGTTCTCTCTGTATCTTCATTATATAAATTGAATGCTACAGTATAATATTCCAATGGATAATGTGACTTAAGGTATGCACAGTATAAGCTGTCATATGCATATGAAAGACTATGTGAAGCATTAAAGGAATATGAGGCAGCATCGTTTACAACTTGCCATGTATCTTCAAAATTATTTTCAGTTCCGACTTTTTTAATCCAGTTATTTTTTAGTTTGATATGCAATTCTTTCAACTCTTTTTCCTTAAATCTCTTTTTTTTAATCTTATTTATAATATCATAACTCTCAGATTCCTCTATTCCTAACCATATTAAATATTTCATTATTGATTCTTGATACATAAGATAATGATAACTATCTTCTAATAATATATCTAGTTCTTTAACGTTAGTTGTATATGACTCTCTGTTAATAAAATTGTCTAATAAAGATGCAAATCCTGGTCTGATACTAGCTACAAATGCACTTGTTTCAGCCACACTAGATATTTTGTATTTAGATGCCAGGTTTGTAGCATAATCTGAATCTACCTGATTTATAGTGCAAGTTAATTTGTCCTTATATATGTCATAGGTTTTAGCATCTAATAAGATGTTTAGTTCTTCAATTGTAGGAATACTAATATTTGCTAATTCACAAGTTTTTCTTATTAATGACCATACTTTCACTGTTAAATAATCATTTTTTAAATATTTATACTTATCACAATAATATCCATCTATATTACAACATACCCCATCCTTAGTTTTTAATAATCCTACTTCTTCATCAATTGGTCTATCATATATAAGCATAGAGCATGGTGAGGAAGAAACACTTTCTATTACTCCCACAAATACCTTTGATTCCTTTATTATATCCTTCCAAAAAATATCATTTGTATATTTATCTAAGTTTTTAGCTACTTCGTCATACTCAGATAGTTTCATATCATTTGCTTTACACCATAGCCTAAATGCTGAAGCATCTTGTAATGGCTTATAACTTATCATCCATGCACATTTCTCTTCTCCTAGTAAATCTCTAGTTGCTTGTATAAATGGTTCTGCATCTTCAGCATTTAAATCTATATCAGGTAAAGATTTTGCTGATAGTATCCTTTCAGCACTCATAAATCTAGTAGGGAATAATGGTACTGGAGCATTTAATCTATCTATTTCAGTTAGCCTTAAAAGGTTATTTATTATAAATGAAGGAGCAGAACCTCTACCTGTCTTAGTAAGAAGTCCGTTGTATTCTTGTTTGGCTCTTTGAACTATTTTATAATCTATAATAAAGTAATTCTCCATATGAGTTTCCTCTATAATATCAAATTCATATCTTATAGCATCTAAGTATTTATTCCAGCTATTTTTAGGGATATTTTTTCTTTTCTCTAACCATTCTTTATTTAATATTTCTTTCAGTTCTTTATTTGGATTTTTAGATATTGATGGTAATTTTATATCATCATTTATTAAAGTGATTTCTTCACACTCATCAAATATTAGAGTATTTTTTAATGCTCTTTCAACTTCTTGCTTTGTTAATACATTTTGTTTTTCATATCTTTTAAATATATCCTCTGAATTTGGATAATCTAAAATAAAACCGTCTTCTTCAGGATAATTTATACCTTTAGCTTTAAGAAATTTAGTTCTATATTTTGATTCTTCTGGATAAATATAATGACTGTCATTGGCATGTATTATATCTATATTATATTTGTTGCTTAATTCTAAAACATCCTTATTGTGCAAAGCTTGAGTTTTATGAGGATGAGATTGTACTTCAAGAAAGAAATTATTTTTAAAATAATTCTTTAGTTTTAGTATTAATTCTTCTCTATTCTCAAGTTTTAATATTCCAGCTACACATGCAGTAGTAATAACTACATCCCCTGGTTTAAATATCTCAAATAATATTTTTTCATCTATTCTTGGTTTATAGTAATATCCATTTTTATTAGCTAAACTTAAAGCTTTATTTATTTGCTTGTAACCATCATTATTTTTAGCGATTACTATTAAATGATAATTTCCTCTATCTTTCTCATTTATATCATTTACATAGTAAAATTCTGCTCCAATAATCATTTTTAATTTATATTCATCACATAAAATTTTTGCCTCATATACATTTCCTTGATATCCATGTTCTGTCGTAAAATATGTATTTTGACCTAGTTTTATTGCTCTATCTATATATTGTTGTGGTTTAGTAATTACATCTAACGACCTTATATTTGAATAAATTTTATGACTATGATAATTATTATATCTCAACTCATCACCTCAACTTAAAAAACAAATTTTAATTATTAATATTCTTTTCAAATAATTCTATTTTTAAAAAGTCATTACATTTTATAACATCCATGCCATTAAACTTAGTAATATATCCTCTTGTTTTATCCTCTATATATTGGATATTAAGAAGGCTATAGTAACCTTCCCACAAAATAAGAGAATTAGGATATCTTCCTGTTCTGGCAGCATACTCACATCTTCTTCTATTTATTTCAATCTCTAATAAACATATATCTATCTTAATATCCATATATGATTAGCCTCCTTTAAAACTGACATTTTATAATCATTTAATTATATATGTATTCCTGTAATAATTTTTTGAATATTTCTTCTAAGACTGGTACACAGATTGAATTACCTGCTTGTTTATAGAGCTGAGTATTGGACAATTTAGCTCTTATACATTTATCTATATCTTCATCATCAAAACCCATTAATCTCCAACATTCTTTGGGTGTAAGTTTTCTTATCCTAAAATTATTATCTAAATTTTCCACTATTTTAGTCTGCCTATTTCCACCTTGACAAGTATCTAAAGATGGACTTAATCCTTTAGGATTATAACAAGTATTACTTTGATGGGCTTTGTTGCTATTTGGATATTTAAAATATCCCTCTTTAATTGCTTTTTCTTCTAATATCTTAGGTTGTCTATTCCCACCGGTCATAGCATTTAATGTTGGAGATATTCCATCAGCCCCATAAACTCTTTTTAATAAATCATATCCCTTTATATCTAATTCTCCTACTTCATTTATTCTAGGCTCGATAATAACATTATCTTTTTGAACTGTAGTTATTGTATTAGAACATTCATCTTTTCTTATTTCTAATTTCTGTTCAATATCACCTTGTTCATTATATCTTCCTCTTATAGCTCCATTAGAAACATTCTTTTCTTTAATATACCCCATAGCATATCCATGTGTACCACTGCATAAAGTCATAGATAATCCTTCATCTGATATAACTTGACCTGCTTGAGATTTAGGATGTTGAGATACATTACCTTCTTTAATTATTTTATCTATAATTTGTTTGGGTTGTTTATAGTCTCTTGCAGATAAGGTTGATATGCATTTATCTGGATTATAACACCATGCAGATGTACATTTATCAAATATTAAATCTCCATTATCATTGTATGGATTTGGCGTAGTAGTCCCAATAACCTCTAAATCCTCATTGTTTAATCTATCTGTTGGAAATTTAGTAAATCTATCTTGTATTTCTTTTGATAAATAATATTTTTCTTCAACTTCTTCTTCAAGAAAATCTCTTAATCTATATTGTAATGTAAAACCTATTGGAAATTCATAAGGAGTATGTTCTCCTAGTATTGATATACAGAAAATTCTTTCTCGATTTTGAGGTATTCCAAAATCTTTTGCATTTAAGATTTGATAATATGAAGTGTATCCCAATCCTTTTAAATCATTTATATATTGTTCAAAATTATGTTTATGTTTTTTACTTAGTACATTTTTTACATTTTCCCAAACTACATATTTTGGTTTAATATACTTAACTATTTCAACCGTATTCCACATTAGAGAAGAAGCAGTCCCACTTCCTTTATCCCCTCCATCTCCTTTTCCAGCCACAGAATAGTTCGTGCATGGACTTCCATGAGTAATTATATCTACATCTCGTAAAAGCTTAGATATATCAATTTTTGTTATATCACCTAAATTCATATCTTCACTTATATTATGTATCACTGAATATGATTTACTTGCATATTTATTAATTTCACAATAATTTATTAATTTATACCTTACATTAATATTTCCTAGTGCTTTTTCAAATGCTCCTATTCCCGAAAATAAACTTAGTAATTTTAACTCTCTTATAATACCATCTCCTTTGAATTGAATATTGATTGGCTTCTTTGAATTGTTTTATATCGAATTAAACTTTTAGATTTGTTTGGTCATTTAGAATTGATACCTTATAATCATTTAAAACTGTTATTTTATTTAAATTTCATTTGATTGTAAATACTCAAGATTTATAATATCTAATGATTTTAATATTCAACTTTATACTCACCAAATATTTCAATACCTTCATTTTTTAAAATAATATTTCCATCTACAAAAACTGTTATTTCAACATTTCCTAATTCTACTTCCCCACTGCTTAATTTACCTTCAATATAAACACAATACGTTCCCTCTTTAAATATCTTAAAAACTTTTTTAAGTATTTCTCTTTTATCTTCATTTTCTAGAATTAAGGTAAACTTAACATTATGTTTTTTAGATGGATAAATTATAAGATTAATTCCATCTTCTATTTTATATTTTGGTCATTCAAACCTCCTTTTGATATAACACTATAGCTCTTTTATTCATTTATAATATTTAATTTTGATGGATTTATTTTATATTTATCTAAATAAGAATTTCCTTCGACTACATCAACTACTTCATACCATAAATAATCTATATCTTCTTCAGATATTTTTAATTGTTCAATAGACTCTTCTTTCATTCTATCCATCCAGTTATTAGCTTCTTTTTCTGTACAAACCCTATGCATATACACATGTCTAAATTCGCCTTTACAAATTAATTCTTCTGCGATGTAATATAACCTTACTTCTTTATCATCTAAATCTTGTTTATTTTCTGATTCTTCCAAAGCTGATATTAGTCTTTCTGCTGCTTTATCATCTTTTATATCTATATTTTTTAATATAGTTTTTGTAGACATGGTTTCTCTCCTTATTATATTTATTTTTTAATCCAACCTTCTGGATAATCATTTCTTAAAACTCTTAACCCTAATACTTGTTGAGCTTGATGTATAGCATTTTGAAAATCTCCTAACTCAGAAGGATGCTGTCTTTTTAATTTGCAAAATCCATTCCATGCATTTATCAAATTGTCCATAACCACTCCTTCTTCATAATTTAATCCATCAAGTCTTTTTCCTTCTCTATTACCATTCATTGTTATTGTAATCCCATTTAAATCTAAACTATTTTTATTTAAACTTTTTATGTAATGTATTATGGGCTTTACTACATCTTCAATATCTGCATTTACCTTTCTAAGTAAACTATAATCACTAGAATCATATTCAACATAAGCTAATTGGTTTGTATCACTATCAAAGCCTAATGATAATTCCGTTTTACTAGCTATAGGTATTAAATCTTTTTTACAAGTAGGGCATATAAGTATCTCTTCATTTAAAAAATAATTATATTCCTGTAATGTTTCTTCCGCATTGAAGTATTTATTACAATTCTCACACCAAAATCTCACAGTATCACTCCTTTATTTTTCTACCAATCTATGCAAATACTTCCTACCTTTAATTTAATTAGTTCTTCTTTACAATTTCCAATCCATTCAATATTATCTTCATAAGAGATATCTTCTTTATTTAAATCTAAAATCTCATCATTTAGCATACTTAAGAGATTTTCTAAACTACAAATCTCACATTTTTCTAAATAATTATCTCTTAGTTTCATTTTTATAAGCTTATCTAAATTAGGAGCTTCTTCTTTGGAAAATACAAATTTATAATTTCTTTTTAATGGATATTCTTTTAATTCTTCTAAACTACTGATACTTTTATTTTCTATTTCTTTTAGCCAATCTTTCAATTTTTCAGTATTTCCACCACAATATTTTATTATTTTATTTACAGTATTCTTATTTTTTATAATGTCCGTTTCAAAATACATATAGCTACTTCCTCCTTATATTAAAAGAAACATTTTAATGTCTCCTAGACTTTTTCCTCTCATTAAACCTTCTATCCATCTTGAAATTTTCAACTTCATAATATAAAACCTTTATTCTTCTCTGCTGCTCTTTAAGAAATTTAGTAATAAATTCTTCTTTGGTCATAACACTTACCTCCAAAGAGAGGGCTAAGCCTCTCTTATTCATATAATACTATTTGTTTTTCATATAATGTTTTTTGAACATCAATTATCCTTTGATTTGACGAACCTTTAAAAATCAACTCTAAAGATTTTTTATCTTCTTCAAATTTTCCATCCACAAGAACATCTATTAATTTTAACAATTCTAGCTTTTCATTGTCTGTTATGAGTTCCTCAAACTTAAAACCTGTATAACACCATATTGTTTTGTTTGTATTCTTTTTAATTAATTTAGCTAAATGAACAAATCCTTGCAGTTGTAGAAGTGGGTCTCCTCCTGAAAATGTTACATCTGAAAATTTATTTGAAATGATTTCCTTATAAATATCTAATACTTTAGTTAAAGTTCCATTTTTTATATCCCAAGATTGAGGATTGTGGCAGCCTCTACACATATGATTACATCCAGAACAATAAATAGATGTTCTAAACCCTTCTCCATCAACAATTGTGTCATGTTTTATATCTAAAATATAAATATAGTCTTTATCCATGTGTGACTCTATCCTTTAACTCAGCTAATTTTGCATTATTCCAGCTATCCGTAGTTCCAACTAAATAACCTGTAATTCTTTGGATAATATTTATACTATTGCTGCCACATTTAGGACATTCTTTTAACTCTGAATCTGCGTTTTCAAAACCACAATTCATACATCTACTTCTTGTATGATTTACAGAACCATATCCCATATTGTACTTTTTCATTAAATCCACAACTTTCATTATAGCTTTAGGATTATGTGTTGCATCCCCATCTAATTCAACATAAAATATGTGGCCACCACCTTCTAATTCATGGTAAGGTGCTTCTATTTTCGCTTTATGTTCAACATTGCAGTTATACCAAACTGGAACATGAGAACTATTAGTATAATAATCTTTGTCTGTAATATTTTTTATTTCTCCAAATATTTTTTTATCTTTTTGAGTAAATTTTCCAGAAAGACCTTCTGCGGGTGTGCCTAATACAGAATAATTGAGGTTATATTTCTTTTTATATTTTTCTACTTTAGACTTTAAAAATGATATGATTTCTAAACCTAATTTTTGTGCCTTTTCGCTTTCACCATGATGTTCACCTATAAGAGCTATTAAACATTCTGCTAGACCTATAAATCCTACCCCAAGTGTTCCATGCTTTAAAACTTCGCTTACATCATCATTTGGATTTAAATTTTCTGAGTTTTTCCATAACCCACTCATTAATAGTGGAAACTGTTTTGCTTTAGCAGTACATTGAAATAAGTATCTATCATATAATTGTCTTGCTACTACATCTGAATATTTATCAAGAAGAAAAATAAACTCTGCAACTCTATTAGCTTCATTATTTGGATATTTTTCTTTAGCCTCTAATGCCATTTTTACTAAATTAAGAGTCGTAAAAGATAGATTTCCTCTTCCTATACTTGTTTTTTCTCCATGCAAATCTTCAAATACCCTTGTACGACACCCCATTGTTGCTACTTCATAGATGTATCTATTTGGGTCACACATTTTCCAATTTATATGTTTATTGAAAGTTGCATCTAAATTTAAAAAATTAGGGAAAAATCTTTTAGCTGATACTTTACAGGCTAATTCATATAAATCATAATTTCTATCAGTATGATTGTAATTTACTCCTTCTTTTACTTTCCAGATTTGAATTGGGAAAATTGGTGTTTCTCCATTTCCAACCCCTTCATAAGTAGATTTTAGTATTTCTCTTATTATACATCTTCCTTCTGCTGAAGTATCTGTACCATAATTTATAGAACTAAATACAACTTGATTGCCCATTTGTTATTAACCAGTAGTTTTTTATCTACTGCTCTGGAGGTTTCCCTCATTTTCATCAGTTGGTCAATTCCAACTCAGTTTGGCGTACATTTTCACCTTCAACTTAATGTTAAGGTGGTGGACACTCTTGGAGGGATTATATTTATTCACCCTCTACGCTCTACGGTTCTAATTAGACTATTGAAATCTAGTTAGTTACCTCGGTGTTAACATATCTTATGACTTAGTCTTCACCGATTTTGCCCACTTACATATATTATATTTCTATAATAGTGAGGCAGCTATAAGTTTACCTCTTGAATGAATTGTATTCATATTGTGTATGAAAGACTCCATTGACTGATGTACTCTCCATACTGTTCTATTTATAGCATGTTGAATATTTCTCTGTTCTCTACCTAATCCTTTTAAATCTTTAATTATATAATCTTCTATTTTTATATTATATAAATGAGATAAATTAACATCTTCCTTTATTTCTATATTTTTTATTTCTTCTATAAATGTTTTTCTTACACTTGGAGCATTATAAAAATCAAAAGCTGGTATCGCCTGTCCTCCCATGTGTTATATAACACATCGACTATATCATGTTCTTCACCTTCATGTGTTAAGAACCCTCGCACTTCAAACTGGTATCAATCTCCAGTCTTACTCTACTAAATTCTCACAATCCTTATGCGATTGTTACTTTTTCGATAGTCTGTAGACAACTAAATTTTTAATACTTTATTATATAAATATTTTTTTAGTTTATTATATATTAAAAATTCAACTGCACAGGATTGCCATTTGTATTGGTTTCCCTGTTAGCATAGTTATTAATAGTCATTTCCTACTATTACTAAATGTTAACTACACACCCTACTGATAAATAGGTTCACGAGGTTTTCTATATATATTTCTACATATAGGCACAGTTTATCTATGCATTTCATTTTGTACAGTCTCTAAACTAATACATCCTAATATACTTGAAGTCTCTATTCTTTTAGTAGGTCTACTAGAGCCATGTCCCGCTCTAAAACCATTATTAAAAATTTTATCTAAAGGATGTTGGATACAAGTCAATGATTTCGTAGGATAATAGTCTTTATCATGTATATGTATATAATTATCCATCATTGCTTCTTTTGCTTCTTCAGATAAAAGTACATGGTCAGTAAAAGTTTTAGTAGTTTCACTTGCAAACTTCATCATCATACCTGCTGGAGTATCTGCGTTCATATTTGCATTTTCTTTAGTTATATCATTACTTTCAGTATTTACAATAGACATATAATCATTATAAGTTTTTCTTCCTCTTGCTATATTTCTTTTCTCTCTGTATGTTATATATTCTTTAGCGACATCTTTCTTTTTACTAGCCATTAAGCTAAATTCGATTATATCTTGTATATCTTCTATATGCATTTTTTCACATGGTTTATTTTTTATTTTTTTAGCTATTAGTGTTGCTAATTCTCTATCAAATACTTCACTTTTTCCTTTGTTCCTTAATGATAAAAAGCTTTTTTCTATTGCATTTATTATTTTCTTTTCATCAAAGGGAACTATCCTCCCATCTCTTTTAACAACATTCTTCATTAAATCACTCCTTTTATTTAAAATCTTTTTTCTTATTAAAAGTTCAATATTTATTTCTATTACCTAACTATTAATAGACTATTATTTATTATTTTAATAACTGTAATTAAATTTTTATTTGTTATATCTGTTTTAGTTATTGTCAAACCTTTCGATACAGTCAAAACATCTTTATCACAATCCCTGCTAATTAAAATTTGTGTATTGTCTATACTTTTGAAAAATTGTCTACCATCACAATTGAAACCACATTCTCTCAAATAAGAGTCTATTTCTGTATTAACAATAGGTTTATAATTTTTCATACACTTATCTTTAAATACCTTTTTAACTCTTTCTTTTTCTTTGGCAATTGTGTTTTCATATAATATTTCATCTACTTTTTGAAATGCTATATCTTCTATATATTCTTCACAAGTACTTATATACCTAATGAATAGAGCTAATCTTTTTACACCATTTACAGAAACTATAAGACTATCTCCTTTTTCTAACTTTTTCATTTCAGTTCTAAATATCATTTCCTCTCCATCTACACTTGCTATTATTATTTTGTCAGTCATCTCATTGCCCCCCTTTTTAACTTCTCTGTTCTCAATATATTTTTATTATATCATATAACCTCTATGTTCTCAATAGTTTTTTGTAAAAAACACAAAATTTATTAGATAATTAAACCTGGCATTATTTTGTCTACAGTCTTATATGTTATTCCTAATTTAATTGATTTTGTAGCTAAGTTAAAAATAAAATCTTTTAATTTTTCATCTTTACTGGCAAATACTTGTATTGTTTTTACATCTATATTTCTGCCAGTATTATTCTTAATTAAATAGTCAAGCATATCATATATGTTCTCTAATTCATTATGACTAGTATTATTTAGATTCTTACATATTTTATTCTTAGATATTCCAGTGAGAATATTTGAATCTAGCAGAAATTGTAAACATTCAACAAACATTCTATTATTTTTATATTTTTCTAATATTCTCTCTTTTTCTTTTCTACTAGATGTAGATGCTAAACTATCAAATATTTTTTTTACTTCTAAAAGCTCTTTCATTAAAAACCTCCTTGTACCTACTAGGTAAAATCACATTAAAACATTTGTTTTAACTTAATCTTCAACCTCATACCAATTCCAATCTATAAAATTTTCAAAAACATAATCCCATGCAATTCTATCTATATAATCCTCTCTCTCTTCATCAGATATATCTTTTAAATCATCATCATCTATTTCAAACTCCAGCTCACAGTCTGAACCAATTTTATTAGTTTTAACATGTACATTTATTTTCATATTCTAAAATTCTCCTACTTAAGCTAAATTTTATTCCAAATCAAAATTTTTACACTGCAAAATCTCTTTATTACCTTCTAAGCAAATAGACTTAAATTCAATTTCTTTATCTTTAGAGTTACAATATCCTTCATAATTATTTGCACATGCTAAAAGCTCACACTTTACACAATACTCATTGACTTTCATATTAGGATGATAAACAGGAGTTGAACCAGCTACAATTTGTCCACAATATTTACACATCCAAATTTTACAGGTATATTGCTGACTCCTTGTTGTAATTAATTGACAATCTTTTATCCTTGAAAACTTATGTCTGCATATACATCTAAAACCTTTAATAAACACCACTCCTTTATATACTCATTATTCTTGTCATACTGTTGTCATCATTGAAAATACTAGTTTTAATTAACAACATTTTTTAGTTCTATTTCTTCTATATCTCTAACAGCAAACCAATATGGTTTATATTTAAAGTCATCTATCCATTTTTTAAATACTTCGCTTATCCTACTCTCTAGTATCAATATGTCTTCAGCACGTATATTTTCAAACCAATCTTCTCCATATTCTCCGTATTCGTCATCAATTCTATCTTGAATACATTCTAAAGCATCTTTTGCATCTATATCGGGAATATCAGCTTCTTCTTTTTTTCCAATATAAGCCCATCGTTTAATTTCTCCGAGCCTCTTAAGTTCTTCCTTAGCTGCCTCGACAGCTTCTTCTTTACTTTCGTATTCATCACTTCTAAAACATTCATCATCCCAACTATATAACCAAACATCTTTCATATAAATTCCTCCTCTACTTATTTTTCTTATATACCTCTTAAAGTAACTCTATATTTACATCTCTATCTCTAAAAAATAATTCTCTAATTATCTTTTTATTTTTATACTCAACATCTAACATTTCATAACATTTATTACATAGTTCTATGCTTACTTTATCCCATCCCTCTTTTAATTCATCTCCACATCTGACACACACCTTATTTTCTTCACAAAGTATAAGAAACTTTTTTTCCTCTCTATCATTCGCATTTCCAGTTAAAAATACTTCATTTTTATTAAATTCAAATTCTAAATTTTTACCATAAAGACGTCCAATTCCAAAATCACTAAAACCATTCAACATTCTATTTGGTGCATCTTCGATACCTAAAATATTGATGCCTCTTCCTCTTACAGCTCTAAAATCCCTATTCTCTGTTAAATCAACATTACTTTTCATTTTTAAATACTCTATTTTTTATTTTTTTAAATATATTTAATTTAGGTGGTTCTACACTAGAGTTTTTTGTAGTAGGTAATGGCTTTATATTGGCAAGTTGCTTATATGTATCATTATTTTTTTCTAAAGAATCTAATTCTTTTTTTAACTCATCTAATGATTTAGGTGTAATTATATGTTTTAATATGTCTTGTCTTCCTTTTTTCTTATAATCATTTATCATTTTCTCTAATGTTAAATCACAATACTCATCCTCCCAATCTCCAAGATAATAAAATCTATCTACAATAGCTCTGCTTTTCTCATCTGAAAAAACACCAAATAATATTGGGTCTTTATCTCTTCTCTCTTTGCTTATCTCCTTTGTAATTTTACCTGTATAATCAGTAAACAAAACATACATTTTATCAAATATATCTTTTGTTTTTTCTATTATTTCTACTATTTCATCTGGTACTTCTCTTTCATAATTTTCAAGTTCTATTATTTTTACTGTATTTTTAGATATATCATCAATATACTTTTCTATATCTTCTTTATACACAAATGTATCTATTCCCAGCTCTATTACATTTCTTTCTTTTTCAATACATTCAAGTAAAAACATTAATTTCTTAGCACCCTTTTTTTGACCAGTTACAATATATTTGTTTAAAAGAATCAAAGAGTTTTCATATATTATATCAAGCTTTTCATTTGTATTTTTTTGCTTTCTATTTTTAATATCTTCAAAATAATCTCTAGGTGTTAATTCTATATTCTCCATATTTAATTCCCTCCTAATTTTACAACTTAACGTTCTCTACAGTACCTAAATCAATAACTTCATATTTTACATAACCGTAGTTATTTTCAACATATTCTTCTATAACTTCATCATCAGTAGGATTATTAGGTCTATTAATATCTTGGACAATATCAATCTGAATACTGTCATGTTCAGAAAAATATATTATATACCTATTTACTTTTTCATTTGTCCATCTTTCCATTTCAATCCAAAATTCATCTATATTCATTGATTTCCATTTTTTACTTTCATAAAATTCACATTTTCTATTCTCTTTATACACTTCTTTTTCTTTCTTATTGCATATACCACTCTCTTCTATCTTGTTTTTTTCAAAGTAAAAACAATCTTTACACCTGCTCATTTCATTACACCTTCATTCATTTTTTATTTCACTGAATAATTTTATTTAACTACTCAAAAATCTCTACATATTTAAATGGTATATACTCACATAACCAAACATTGTTTTCAGATAAGTAAAACTTATAACCATTTTCATACATTTTGCCTGTATTAATTTTTAAAATTACAGGCGTACCATGTCTTTTACCAACTTTAACAGCAATATCTATATCCCTTGATAAATGTACATACAGTCTACTTTGTTTAATAATACCTTCATTTTTAATATTGTCTAAAAATCTAGTAGCTGTTCCATGATAAAGATATTTTGGTGGTTCTAATTCCCTCAATTCCACATTAACATTAATTGAATGTCCTTGATTTGCTCTAATCTTGCTTCTATCATCATTAAAACTGTACCTTTGCTTATTATCTTCTTTAACTATTTGCTCAAGGATTTCTATATTAATATTTCTACCAGTATTATTTATTTTTTCAATCAATTCATTAACATCTGCATATCCATAGTCATCTAATTTAATTCCAATAGTTTCTGGTTTATGTCTTAATATTAAACTTATAAAAATAGATAACTTATCTTTTTTACTCATTGACTTCACCTCATCTTCTTTAGCTAATATTTCAGCACTATCTATACATCTCCCCGCAGCTTTTACATTGATACATAGTACCTAAATGTGTATTAAGTTCATATATATCTCCACCACAGTCACATTTTTTAATTCTTATTGGATTTTTCTTCATTTTTAATCACTCCTTTTCTATTAAAATCTTGATTTTAATTACAATGGTTTAAATTCTACTCTACTTATTTTCTCTATATATTCTAATGGTATAGTAAATTGTTCTAAAGACTCCTTGCAACAAGCAAAGTTCCCAAGAATATACCCTATGAATACTTTCCCTTGTCTACATATTAAATAATTTTCTTTTTTATAATCTCTTACAACTTTAAACATATAATGATTTGTGTTATTTATTAACCCTAAAATTATGTACCCATTTTTAATATAATTTGAATCATTAAGTATATAAGATACTTCTCTTTGTAAACTCCTTCCTGTATAAACACCATCTATATATTCCTGTAATTTTAAAGTGTCTCCTATTTTAAAATCTCTATCATTAAATCTTATTTCAAATGATTTAGAACCATTTGAAACAGCTTCATAATATTTAGGTAATATCTTAAGTTCATGTATCATATATCTTCTCCTCTTTGTTAATTTTATTCAACTATTGCATCTAACAATCTTGTAACTTTCTTTGCATTCCAATCACATGGTAGCAACCCTCTGTCTATTAATTCATATAGCATACAATTATGTTCATCAAGATTTTTCATATATCCAAGAGGACAATTTTTGCAATGTTTAGATTTTATACAAATATATTTAATAATATTTAAAGCACTTAAAGTGTTCTCTATATCTTTTTCTGTTAATTCAGTTTGATTTTCCATATGTACCTCCCTATAATTTTTCTAACATCTTACAATTTTTCTTATTACATTTACCTCCACAACCACATTTTTCAATATTTCTAAACCAGCCTTTGTGTATTTTTCTTTCAGCACAAAGCTTTTTTATTAAGTTAAAATGATATTCTTCCATCTAATCACCTATTTTTTATTTTTTTTGAATCTGCTTTTTCCTTGATTTTCTTTTTGTTTATATTTAGATTCATATTTTTTTAACTCTTCTTCAATTTCATATAATGTATTACAAAAGGCAAAGTATTTATTTAGTTCATATTTAACCAACCTTCTCTTAGCTAAAGTGTTTTTTAATTCTTTAATGGTATCAATCTTATCATTTAAAGAAGCTGTATCTAAATTCATTTCTTCTATTACATGTAATACTTCTTCCTTTTTCTTATCACAAAGACTTAGTTCATCTGATATATTTTGCTTATGTTCTTTAAACAATTTTATTAAATTTTTAATATCTAAATATTTCTTTTCAAAACCATCAGCTTTAATTTCTTTCACATATAAATCTTGGTGTGCTACATATGAATGAAGTTTTATAATACATGGAACATACTTAAATTCTTCTTTAAGTTCTCTGTACTTATCTAAAGCATCGCTATATTTCTCAAATCCAAATTGTGTATTTCCATATTTCAAGTCAATTTTAGTTACATAATTATAATTCATTTCAATCACCATTTTTAGTAATATTATATTTCTATGAGAGCTTCTTGAAATTTTAAATTAAATACATACATTACTAACTTTTTGTCATCCTTATAATTTAAATATTCATTTATAGAAGCCTCATAAGCATCTTTCTTTCTATGTATATATGTATACCATCTTTGAAAGTTGAGGTAGTCTTGTTCTGTCAAGTACTCACTTGCTAAATTTAATAGACTACCTCTTTTATTCAATATTTGCTCTATCATTTCATACCTCTATTCTATAACTTGTTTATTTGATATAATTAATTCAAGAAATATTTACATATGTTCTTAATTTTTATTAAAGGTGGTGGCAACTATGTCTGATAGTTTAGCTGGTATAGACAAAGTGCATGAACTTACAATTAGGTATTTGGATGCTAATTATGATTTGAAAGGTAAAACTGTGGAAGAATATGCTTATGAGTATGAATCTTTATACCATCAAATATATCATGCTCTAAGAGAAGCACATAGAACAGTTAGAGCTCAGTATAAATAAATTCTGAGACAGGATTGTATCTAAGTGCATCTTTACAAAATACTAATATATCAATTGGAGATGAGATGCTTTTTGCGTTTTTATTTAATGTATTAAGTATCTCTTTTGCTACATTAAGTTCTTCTAAGCTCAAATTAACATTTGTTGCTTCACTTATTAAAAATTCAATTTTAGATAAATCTACTTTCATTTTCATTCCTCCATATTCCAAATATTTATTTATCAATATACAAATTAAGTATTTCTAATTAATATACTATATTTAATCGCCATATCTTTTACAATAGATATATACCCTTCAATTAATTTCTTATCCTCTGCTATAACATCTAAAAAGTTTGTTTTATCTATTTTTGATTTGGATATACCTTCTTCTCTCATTCTTTTTCTTTTATTATTTAATCTAGTTTTTAAGTCTACTCCAAAACGATTATCCAAAAGTTCATAACTTTCATTTCTAATGAAGTTAAATTCTCCTTGTTTATTACCTATTTGCTTGATTATCTTATTTGTATCATCCCTCCAATTTTTAGGACTTAATGAAATTACCTCTCTAATTCCTTGTATTTCTTCTTTTGTTTCTTTTAATACTTGTTTTAATTGATTTTGTTCAAGTTCTTGTTTTGCTACTGTATCAAATATTCTCTTAAACATTTGTAAATCTGGACTAAGCTTACTAGTATCTAAAGTTTCTTTTATTTTTTGATATTTCTTTTCTACCTCTATTAAGTACTTTCTATATTTCTTTGAATTTTCTCTAAGTTCCTTACTTGCTCTTGGACTTATTCCGGCTATCATACAAATTTCTTTTGCTATTTCTAATTTAATTATGTATTCATCTGTAGGTCTTCCACCTTGTTTAGAGGTTTTACCTTTTAAAAGGTAAAACTCATTTTTATCAGCATCTACATTTCTTAAGTTTGTTTCTATCCAGTCTGAAAATTGTTGTTTAACTCCTAATCCTTCCCAAAGTTCTCTACCATTTACAACCTTAACATCTTCATCAGTTGTATATATTTTGATAATTCCTTTTTCTTCTACTATCTTTAAATCCTCCATTAACTACCTCCATGTTAATATATAAATTTGTATTAACTATTCAATTTTCAAAGTACATTTTAAATTTTTAATTTAACTTATCTTCTTAATACTCTCTACAAATTCTATCAACCATTTTCTACCTATCCCAGTCCATTTTAATTGTGTATCATATTCACTTATTTTAAAATCTGCATATTCAGGTATTAACCATTGATAATCCTTATAAGGTTTCCAACATTTTGTTCTTCCATTTTTTTAACTGGATATATTATCTTATTCGTATACAGCAAAACATTTAAACCTTGTGCTGTCATTCCTAAATCTTTCGCTATATCTGTTGTAGTAACTAATTTTTCAGGATTTAAAACTTTATCATGATAACTTGCTTTTGGTTTCATTTCTTCATTCTCTATTTGTAATTTCTCATTTTCCTCAACTTTAACTAGAAGATGTTGTAATGCTTCTTTATATGTAGTTGGTAAACTAAATTCTTCTCTTTTAACTCTAAAGTAATTATTTATTAATTCTCTTTGAACTGTCCAGGCTAAATTATCTGTTAGAGATTTTACCAACATTAGATAACCACTTTCAGTTATTAAAGTCAAACCTCGATTCGGAATTTCTAAAGTATGATTTTCGTACTTTTCAAAATCAGATTTTTAGCTATAAAATAATCAATATTTTCTATAAAGTATTTTTTATTCTCTGAAAAATTTCTTTTAGCTGTACCTTCAGCTCTCTCATGTACAAAGTCAATTTCTTTAAATGTAACTACTCTTTTACCTTTGAATTCCTTTGCTTGTAATTTTTTATCATTTACTAAAATTATATTGCTCATTTAATTTCCTCCTTTAAACATTTTGTTTTTGAAAATTATACCTCTCTCTGTCTTCAATATTTTTCATAAACTTAAGTATTTTTTTAATTATATCACCCAATTTAACTTTATTTGTAATTTGTAAATTACAAATAAAGTTAAACTCAATAGTTTCATACTTCATTTGTAAAAATGTGCAATTATAAACCTTTTTATTTATGATTACATTTATTTGAATATTCAGTTTTCAAGGTGCTTTGTAAGAGTTAATTTAACTTACCTTTTTAATATTCTCTACAAATTCTATCAGCCATTTCCTACCTATTTCAGTCCATTTAAGCTGTGTATCATGTTCTGTTATTTTAAAGTCAGCGTATTCTGGTACTAACCATAAATAATTTTTATATGGTTTCCAACATTTTATTCGACCATTTATTCTTTCTGGATATATAATTCTGTTTAAATGTAGTAATTTATTTAATGCTTGTGCTGTCATTCCTAAATCTTTCGCAATATCTGTTGTCGTAACTAATTTGTCGGGATTTAATACTTTGTCATGATATTCTACTTTAGGTTGCTGAACTTGAATTGTTTCTTTAAGTAATAATCTTTCTTTTTCTTCTTCTATCCATCTTTTAGCTCTTTCAATAGAATCTTGTATCATATAACTATCTGTAAGCTGTTCTCTCATATTGAAGTATTCATCCATTATTTTATCGTGTATTTCCCAAGCTAAATCAGTATCCATTATCTTAATTAGTTTTGAGTAACCTCTTTCAGATAATAAAAATATATTATCAGCTTTTGATATTTGCATTTTACTATATCCAAGTGTTTGTAATAGCTCTAAATTGTCATCCGTGTCACGGATAACTTTTAAATCTATATAATCTATGTCTTCTTTAAATCTTTTTATATTATCCTTTATTCTCTCTCTTATCTTAAAATTAGGCTGATTATGCATCTCAGCTATAGTTTTATCTGACATACATTTTTTATCTTCTCCAAACCCACCTTCAATAACTGGTATTTCTAAATTCATGAATTTCTGTTGACCTTTAACTTTGATATCTTTCATTTTCAATCACTCCTCCTATTCTATTTTTTCTATTAGAGATAATTTCTAAAGATAATTCATATACAATATTTTGATTTTTATTTGTTATATTTTTAAATGAATATATCATTTTTATTAATTCTTTATACCTTTTATTTTTCATGAACTCACTCTGTATCATATAACTATCTGTAAGCTGTTCTCTCATATTGAAGTATTCATCCATTATTTTATCGTGTATTTCCCAAGCTAAATCAGTATCCATTATCTTAATTAGTTTTGAGTAACCTCTTTCAGATAATAAAAATATATTATCAGCTTTTGATATTTGCATTTTACTATATCCAAGTGTTTGTAATAGCTCTAAATTGTCATCCGTGTCACGGATAACTTTTAAATCTATATAATCTATGTCTTCTTTAAATCTTTTTATATTATCCTTTATTCTCTCTCTTATCTTAAAATTAGGCTGATTATGCATCTCAGCTATAGTTTTATCTGACATACATTTTTTATCTTCTCCAAACCCACCTTCAATAACTGGTATTTCTAAATTCATGAATTTCTGTTGACCTTTAACTTTGATATCTTTCATTTTCAATCACTCCTCCTATTCTATTTTTTCTATTAGAGATAATTTCTAAAGATAATTCATATACAATATTTTGATTTTTATTTGTTATATTTTTAAATGAATATATCATTTTTATTAATTCTTTATACCTTTTATTTTTCATGAACTCACTCTCCTTTATTAATTTCAAACATTTTTATTTTATCGTTATAAATACATTGTATATTTTTAATTATACTTTGTCAATATCATTTTGTACTTTGTTTCATATTTAAGCCATTTTTATTGACTTTGTCAATATGGAACTGTATAATTTAATTATTGGAGGTGATGACTTGAACACAATGATATGTAATTTAAAAAAACTAAGAAAAGAATTAGGTTTATCTCAGAAAGAATTTGGTGATAAATTAAAATTAACATCCGCATCTATTTCAAAATTAGAAAATGGAGAAAGAAATATTACTGAGCGTCATATATCTCAAATATGTGAAGTTTTTAATGTAAATGAAGATTGGTTGCGAAATGGAAATGGAGAAATGTTTAAAAATATAGATGATATTGAATTGGCAGCAATGATGGGTAAGACATTTTCAAGCAATGATGAATTTTTAAAAAAAGTATTCTTAACATTTGCTGAACTTACTGATGACGAAAGAGAAGTTATACAGAAAGTAATTGATAAACTTAGTAAATAGCCCAATAAGGGCTATTTTAATTTAGATACAAAGCTTTTAATTATGAGTAAATAAGATAAATCCATTTTTTCTAGCATTTTAAGTATTTCTTTTGTGACTTGTTTTTTCATTATTATAGAACCCCCATATATGCATTATGAATTAAGTAAGATAATCTAATATCTTTTAATAAACATCTTCTCACTCTACATCCCAATAGAACATTCGTTCTTTTTAGAAACAAAAAATTTTATCTCAGATAACTTAAAAATCATTTATAATTAACAATATTCTACTCTATAACAGTAGATTTCTATGATTAAATAATAAGATTTTTTTAACAGAAATTCAACACTAAAATCACAATTAATGTCAAAATGTTCAAAAATATTAATATTTTTCCTATTTTCCTATTAATAATATTATATCTTGTACACATACTTTTATCAAGAACATATATTCGATTATCAATTTTTTTCTTTAATTTACCATATTATTTCCCTAAAAAAATTTGCTAATTTCTCTTTAAGTTTTTTGGTCTTTTTAGGAGCTACTTTAATTTTTATTTTCTCACTTGTTAAATAAACGAAATTATAATTGAAATTAGTTACCTCAAGTAAATTTATAAGATAGCTCTTATGGCATCTAAAAAATATATCCTCTTTTAACTTTTCTTCAAACATATCCATTTTATCATTTATTATATGTTCTTCATTTTTAGTAACAATTCTTAATTTTCTATTCACTATTTCAACAAATAAAATATTATGTTCCTCTATTTTTATTATTTGTTTTTTTCTTTTTATAGTAATAATGGCCTCTCTTTTTCTCCAATCAATTGCAAAGTCAAGCATATATTTTTCAAACTCTTTATAATATATCGGTTTTATCATATATCTAAATGCATTTATCTCATAACATTTGATAGCATATTTCTCTGATACAGTTACAAAAATTATTCTTGCATCTTTATCAAATTTTCTAATATCTTTTGAAATATCAAACCCATTTCTGCCTCCCAAATTTATGTCCATTAAAATTAAATCAACTTTACTTGGATATTCTTCTAACAGTTCTTCCCCATTCTTAAACATTAAAATGTCATAATGTTTTATCTTGATTTTAGTTAAAAATATCTTAACAAAATCATAGATGATATCTCTTTGCATATCATCATTTTCACAAATAGTTATAATCATTAAATCACTCCTTAAAGTATATATTTATTTAATATTATATATTTTCGACATATACTTTTTTGATTTAATGTAATTTAATGTATTATAAATGGTTATTTTATCATTTTATGTATGTAGAATATGTTTTTATATTAATATAATTTACTGCTACATAAAAAAACTCAGTACTTTAATTAGTACTGAGTTTTAGTATATAATTTAAAACATTTTATAATTTTGGTAATTCTTCATTTGTAAATTGTTGTTCAATTTTAACTTCATTAATTTTTTCATTTACATTATTATTTTTCAACAACATTAATATTTCTTTTTGATATTGTGTTTGGTCATCTGAATTTTCAACTAACTCTGCTAATCCCTTTAAAACTAAACATATAACGATTCCACTTACTATAACCCCAGCACCAATACCAATCATAATAGGACTATATTGTTCATAAGTATCTGACAAATAATCATATGGAACTTCTACTTTTTGACACATGATTATTATACCTGCTAATACTTGTATACCTGCCAACAATACTCCCATATTTGATAAACATCTTGCTATGTAATTTTTCATATTTTCTATTCCTCCAAATTAAAATATTTATTTTTATATTTCTTCATTGTATTCTTCATCTATAGTATTGTTTATTCCTCTTATAAAAATTACATTATCTCTTCTTATACCTACTAAAAAATTATCAATCGAGTCATCAAAATTTATATATTCTATATCTTCTAATCTTTTTATATTATCCAAATTCTGACCTCTACTAGATGTTAAAATATTTCCATTTGAATTAATTCCTACAATAGAAATTCCTTCATGATTATCTATTATTTCAGCAGAAATAATATCCTTCCAATTTTTAATGATTTCATTAAACTTTTCATCTGTACTTATTATTGTCCCATCTCTTTTAATACCCACTATTCCACATAATCCAATATGTATATCCACTATATCTTTCCAATTCTTAATATCATAAGCACTACCTGATACAACTACTGTGCCATTATTCTTTATTCCAAATATGCCATAAGACCCACATTTTATCTTTGATATATCTCTCCATTTGTCTGTTTCTTTTCTATGATTCAGACTATCATATCCTGTAAGTAATACTTTTCCATCTTTTTTTATGCCTATTACTGTTGTATTTTTCATATACTCAATGGTTGATTTTGTTATTTCTATACTTACTACATCAAACCAATTATTCACATTGCATTGACCATAATCATTATTTCCAGTAGCAACGACAGTACCATCCTTTTTTAATCCTATAAAAGTTCCACTATCACATTCTATATCTATTATATCTCTCCATTTACTAATATTGTCTGAATCTGAATTTCCAAGTCCTTTAGAAACAACTGTACCATCTTTTTTTATTCCTATTATTGAGTTATCATATGATGCTATAGATATTATATTTTCCCAACCAGGTATAGAACTACTTTCACCATTCGCTTTTCTATGTGTTACTTTTCCATTATTTTTTAACATATATACATTATCTTTTTCTACAGATATTTTTTTATTATATTCATTTTTATACTTTATTTCATCTAAAAAAGTGTGCTTATTAATAATATTTTTACCAATAAAAATAATAAAAATCAATAATATACTTATTAATAATATTGATTTTCTTCTATTATTTTTATTTATGTTCTTTAATTTATGTCTATTATCTTTTTCAAGCTTTATTTCTATTTCTTTTTTCTTTTTTAGGCTTTTTTTATAAATAGATTCTAAATAATTTTTATTTATCTTTTTTATTTGCAGTATTTTACTTCTCTTACAATTATCACACTTATCTTTTTCTAATTTATTTATTTTTCCACAACAACAGCTCCATGCTTTTTTTTCTATTATATTAGGCATGTACTTAATTTCATATTGAAAATCATATTCTTCATAATCTTTTTTAAGTTCTTCTAATAATTCTATATTTAACAATTCTATTTTATCTAATTCAGGTATAATTAAACCTTCTTCTCTTTCATATTTATGAACTTTATCATCTGAAAATACTATTTGTTCTAATATAATATTTATTGCTCTTGTTTTATTATCATTTATTTTTATAGCAATATCATCACCAAGACATTCATGTGGTTTAATGTTTATATCTTGATAAACATACTTTAAATTATTATCTATTAAATCTCCTGCATCATTAAAACATTCTATTGTAAAATATGCAGACTTTATCTCCTTATCAGATATATTACACATTTTTAATTGTAATAATAAATTACCAGTAGCATTATCCTTTGTTATAGCCCCTTTGAGAAGCTCTAATGGCCATTCTGAATGCCAAACATTAAATTTTAGATATTTTAATACTTCAAATCTATCCATTTTCTAATTTCTCCCTCTATATGATTATTTCCCTCAAGATAATTATAATATACTTATGGAATAATTTGTAAAAATAAGGTAAATAAAAATGATAACATATATAAGATATGAAGTATTAAATAATATATATTTATATAACGCTTTGAATGTAATTATATTATTATTTAATGCAATATATATTTATTAACTTTGTAAGATAAGTTTCATAGTTATAACTTACTCATTAGTTTAATACAGAAATTATTAATAGCAATTAGTACAAAAATTAAATTCAATAATTAGAAAATAAAAAAAACTATATATCAAAGTAATTACAATGAATACAATAAAATATAAATTTTAATAATAATATATTGTTGATGTATTATTATTTTTTTAGGATAAGTTTCTTAATAAATTTAATAATTATATATTGTTATTGGAAAATTAAATTATTAATATGTATAAAAAACTTTCTATTGTGTATATAATTTCATTAAAATAAGCATAAAAAAATAGAGCTAATAGAGATTTCATACTCTTTATAGCTCTATTTAAGTATTTTATAATTTGAATACAAACACTAATAGGAGTAGCAAAAATCATTTTTTTTGAACTACTCCATATATTAAATTGCTATTGCTAAACTTCCATTTTTATTTATGCTTTGAACAATCAATGTTCTTATAAACGCACCAGGATTACGTATTTCATTATAATTTATATCTTCTTCATCAACTGTATATTTATTAAACATATAATCTAATGCTGCTAAAACTCTAGTAACTCCATACTGCACCGATAATCCAACTAAGTCATTTATAATAATATCTTTTTCCATGTCTAATTTACTTCTTAAATCTTCTTCAAATAAATTATATCTATCTAAATTTATCTGAGATAACACCTTACTATAATTAGAACTTAAGGAGCAGCCTGTATCATCAAAGAATTTTGATATTTGTATTCTAATGGATTCTGTATATTTCTTTGATATGGTTTCTTTCGTCTCGTAACGCTTTGTATCTATTGTGTCATTACTTACATCAAATAAAGTTTTAGAAGTTCTTAGAAAGGCTTCTGTACGCTTGTTTGATTTCTTTATGTATTCTGGAAGTATAGAAATAAGATTATCTTTTTTGAATCGTATTCTTTTACCTAATTTACTTCCTTTAGCATCAGCCCAAATTAACTTTTTAATTTCAAGCTTTAATTCATTTACATTTTCAAAACTTAACAAGTGATTTAAAGTATCTAATGACATAGTTAAGTAACCTTTTCCACCATCTTCTTTTTTAAGATGATTCTTGTATTCTTCATCTATGACTATATCAAATTTACCTCTTTTAACTTCTGTAGAATAGATTAACCCTGTTTGTAACAATATATTATGGTTATATCTAGCTGTAACAATAGAAACATTACATATATCAGCTATATTCTGAAATGATACTGATTTTCTAACATAATTTTTATTAGACACTATAAAATGATATGCCAAGTATTGCTTTATAGCACTCTTACTTAAAGCAATACATTTATTTCTATTAGTTACAATCTCTATTGTACCTAGTTCTGTTTCCTTTTCTGTAACATAAGAAAACTCTGATATAGTTTTTAATTTAGGACAATTTGAACAAAATTCATTTAATTTATTACTATCAAAAGAAGGATTATTTTTTATTGCACAAGAATTACAAGCAGAATAATCTATTTTTTCTACTTTTCTTATAGAAGTTTTAAAAACATCTAATATATCTTTTAGTTTTGACTTTGATATTCTAGCAACTGGTTTCAATTCTTGCATTTTATAATCCTCCTTTCTCTATATATGATTATTATAAACTTAATGAGGTATAAAGTAAATAAATACCTCTGTATATTAGTAAATATTATTTTTTATATCCTGTATAGTCCTAGTGCTACAGTTCCATTTTGTTGCACACTTTCTTAAACTTATGCCATTATCTAAATCTTTTTTTATATTTTTAATATCTTCTAGGTTAAATCTTTTAGGTTTTTTGCCTTGTGTAACCACATAATACTGCTTGTCCTTTAGGTCAATATATTTTATATTAGAGTTATCTAATTCATTTATATTCTTTTTTTCTACAAGTACGAATTCTTTATCTTTATATTTAATACTCATAATTTTCTCCTTTGAAAAATCAATAATTTCAGAAGTACGGAGCTAGTATAGCCATTTTTTGGATAAAACTTTTTTACTTAGACTTATATTACCCAAAAGTTAGGCTTATGTCTATGTTTCAGAAGTACGGAGCTGGTATAGCCATTCTTGTCAAACATAGTAATTGCAATAGGTTTTCAGAAGTACGGAGCTGGTATAGCCATTTTGCTGAACATCACTATTTTCAAGGAATACAAAGACAGTTTTTTGTGGTAAATGGAGATAATTAGAAATAAAAAAAATTTTTCGACATGATTTTCAAGCAAAAAAAGGCTATTTTTTGATAAGTACGGAGCTGAGATAGCCTTTTTGCCTTTAAAAAAAAACAATAATTTCAGAAGTACGGAGCTGGTATAGCCTTTTTGCTTTTTTTATTTATCAACTATATAATCTGGTAAGGATAAAATCGTATTATTTATAAGTAATTTTCTTTTTTCGACATCCTCATAGAAGAAAACATCAAAATGTGATAATCCTCTTTTATAATCTTTTATTATAAACTGGTTTTCTTTTATTTCATTAAAACCAGCTTCAAGATAATCCATATTTTGTTTAAGAGTTTTTTTATTACTTAAGTGGACATCAAATTTTATGTCTTCTATATTATATCTAAAACTTTTATTTCTAATATTCTCACCAGAGGAGATTAAAGTATATCTTTTCCCTTCTAAAAAATAAGCTAGATTAATAGATTGTACAAGTGTTAACTTTTTCAACTCATTTTTATACATTATATCTGTATTCACCTTTTCAACTTCTTTTATTAAAGACTTTGTAACTTCTATAAATTCTCTATCATTTTCATCCTTTGAAATCATTACCCTTGAAAATAAGTTGAAACTCATTTCAGATTTAAGTTCTCCAGTGTCTTTGACTTGATTTACATAGAAAGTATAATAAGGTAACTTTAATAATCTATTTTTTATATTAGTGTAATTATTCTTACCATCAGAAAGACCTAAATATTTAATTAAGTCACCAAGATAAAATGCAAAAGAGTGCATATGACTATAAGTATATACGAATCTTATTATTTCTAAGTCTTGTTTATCTAAATATATTTTAGGCAATGCTTTTTTTTCTGTTTCTTGATTTATAAGCTCAAGTTTTAAATTTTCAACAACATCATCTAAAGATTGATGAAAGGAAAATTCATAAGAAAAATTAGTTTGTACTCCTAAGAAACTTTTAGCCTGATAATCCTCTGATAAATAAGAATCTTTATTTCTCTTAACATTTATATGATTATGCTTTTTACCTTTTGTTATAGGTAAGAATATACCAGGCGCTAAATGTGGAGGAGTTTTGATTTCTATTTTGTTAATATCAAAATCATATTCATTCTTTAAAATTTCTGTTATACAAATAAGAACATCATGAGTAAAAGCAGAAGTTATTTTACTTTCACTTAATTCCTGTAAATATGGATAATCACATATATTGTATGTGTTGTTAGAAGCCCATTTTTCTAAAAAGTCTTTTCTTGTATCTAATAACTCTTCTGGTGTTTCCACTCCAGCACTTATGATTCTCCCAGTTTTTATATATTCATTTTTAACAGTATCTAATTCATTTTTTAAATATTTTTTACTTTTTTTTCCTAATGAATCAAGAGCCATTTTAGCCCATCTTTGTTTCAACTTCCATGAAGACATATTTTCATAACTTCTTAGTTTTTTAACTTCAGTGCTTGAGTATATAGATTTGAATTTATCATAAATTATTTTATATAGGAATTCTTCAAATTTTAAACTTATTTCTTCAGCAGACATACCCTTTAATCTAAAAATTTCAAAATATTTTCTTGTTATCATTTTAAATCTATCATTATCATATATAATATGATAGATTAAATTTATTTTATTTAAATCTTTTTGTTCATTACTTATGTTTTCTTTAACATCTTTACTCATAAGGTTACTCCTTAATATATTTTTGCTTATAAATAGATAGAACTTCTTGTATTTTGAAGTTTAAATTGTTATCCTCCTTAAACTCTTTCAAGTTTTTATTAGTCCAATATCCAGATTGAGTATATTTTTTTTCATTTAGCTGCATTTGATGCATAATACCAGAAATTTTTAAATTAGTGAAATTCAACTGTACTTTATTATCTAAGTAATCATTAATAATAAGTAATCTTTTGCGAATTGTTGAATATCCCATCTCTTTTAATCCATTTCCATATCTAGCATCCGGTTTAGTTTTAATTAAGTATTCAGAATTAGAATTAAATAGATAAAATTCAGCAGCATTACTACCCTGCTCTAAATATTGTTTATACTCTTTTTGTTCTAATGTATCTTTTGTAAAATCAAATAAGAACTTGTCCAGCTTAAACTCTGTATCCTTTAATTTTATTAATCTTTTTTCTAAATCTATGTCTTTTATTTTTATACCCCTTAGGTCTTCAGCATCTTTACCAATAAGACCACAAAAAGCTGCATAAATTATAAACTTATCTTGTGCATTAGTTAGCTTACTACATACCTGAAGGACTTCATCTTGTGTTAGATATTTTGATAAATCAAATTCAGCGACTAAATTTTTTGGTTTAGAAAAGTGAATATCGTAATTTAAAGTTTTAAATATCTTATTAATTTTAAAAATTATAGCCATTATGGCATTGTATGTTTTGTTCTGGTTCATATCTTTCACAATTTTTTCTTTATCATTACCTACTATCTCAACAATATAGTCATTTCCTTCCTCAACAAGCTTTCCTTCTTTAGCAAACCAAAATATTAATACTTTATAAACTTTGAGTATACCAATCCTTGTTTTTTCATCCTCATTTTGTAATAGCTCTGATAATACATTTTCATTTTTTAAATTATAATTCATAAATTCAAACATCCTTTTTTTAAATATATATATATATATATATATTATAACATTTACCTTCTCCGTTTTAAATAGAAAATAAAAAAATAACCTCAAAATAATGAGGTTATTTAAATTAAAACTACGATTTTATTGTCATTTTTATTTATCATACTTCTTTATGTATTCTAATAAAGCCATACTCATTAAATCAGACTTATTAAACTCTCTGAATTTTCCACAAAACTCATCAAATAAATTCCATGCATCTTTATTCAACCTAACTGTAGTCCTTATAGCATCTTTTGAATGTAAATCAATCTTAATACCATCCTGTACAACTTCTATTACATTTGTATCTTCTTTATTCTCAAACCAATTTAATACATCTTGTATTTTATCATAGTCTTTTGCTAAAGAGACTATATTATTTTTAAATTGGTTGTCAATTACTATGTTGTGATTGTTGTCATCTTCTATTGTCATATTAAATGTATTATCATTATTACTCTGTTGTCTATTGTTTACTACTTTTGTCATACTATTGTCACCAATAAACACATACTCATCATTTATACGTTTATAACCTCTTTTAGTAAGGTATTTTCTTATGCTACTTTCAGACACACCAAGCCCTATAGCAACTTTAGTCAAACTCTTACTATTATTTAACTTATTATTAATATATTCAACTATATATGTTATATCATTGTTTTTTAAATCATTCCAAGTCATATACTCACCTCTAAATTAAGTATACTACATGAGATTATTGTTGTCATACCATATTAACCAGTTGACTAATAGTTTTTATTTACATATATTTCTAAAGTGCAACAAACTTTGATATAATTTATTTATAAATAACAGATTAATTTAAACAAAATTTATATTAAATAAGATTTTAAATTATTTATTAAGGAGAAATATATGCTTAAAACATTGTTTATTCTATTAGCAGTTTTTGTAATTATAAAACTATCTATTTTGATATTTAAAGATGCATTAAAATTTTTAAATATGTTTGAAAGTAAGAATGAAAGCTTTATTGGGTGGTTATTCTTATGTATATTGGCTTTAGTTATTTATAATTTAATAGATATAATATTATAGATAAATATATGAGTTTTTATATTTAAATACAAAAATTATTGCATTTAAATATATAGTATCCTTTATTTTTTTATATTTTTGCTTTAATAAATTTAGATACACTTGTAGAATGCTATATTTTGGAATTAAACTACAAGTGTAATTACCAGTTTTTTATAAAATATGTTATAATTATTTAAAAAGGAGACTATAATTATGGTTATAAAAGTAAATTTTGGTGGCAACTATAGTCCTGATTATATATATGTTCCTAATGAAATTAGTTTAAAAAAATATGAAATTAGAAACGAATTTCATATTTGGATTGACAATACAGAAGATGAGCATCCTTTTTGGTGTTATGAAAATGGAGTCCAAATTGGACTCCATTATAGGGGTGATGCGATAGTTTATTGGTTAAATAACTACATTTTAAAGAATGCTAATGATAAAGCAAGGTTAATTGAAAGTTTTTCAAATAAAAAGTTAGATTATGATTTAATTATAAATTTGTAAAAAGAGTATTTTAATATGTGGAATATTCCTTTAAGTTTAAAGTATTCTAAAGTAGCTATATATTCTTACATAACGTAGTGTAAACTTAGGCTATTCAACTAGCTTTTACAAGCTACTACCCTTTAGGGTAGTGGCAGTTGACAATAAACACCTTTAGAACTTCCAATACCTGCAAAAGTATTTAAATCTTCCGTTCTGTAAAGCATAGTTTTCACTTCCATTCATTTGTTTAATTATTAGGTTAAAAACTCCATAAATCTTTATTTTTTTCTTTGTAGTCATCTAAACTTTCAAAATATTGCTCTAAAGGTTTATAATATTCATTATGACAACCTTTTAAAGCCTGTCTATAATCATCTACAGTATCACTCGATATTATAATCAATTTCAAATTATTCTCAAGTATTTGTTTAAGTAATATAAATCTTCCTATTCTTCCATTGCCATCTTGAAAAGGATGAATGATTTCAAATCTATAATGAAATTCTGCTAAGTCTTTTAATGTAATATCTTTTAAATTATTATACCACTCAATAAGTTCTAACATCTTTGGTTCTACTTCAAATGGTTGGGCTAATACACTATTAGTTCCTATTATTCTATTTGGTATTTTTTTGTATATACCAGATAGCCCCATATTATGAATATTTGAATTATACATAAGTTGTCCATGTAAATCCTTTATGTACTTTTCAGTTAAGTATTCGCCCAATGTATCTATTACAGTTTCAAATACATAGCTTGAATTTACTGTTGTTATAACATCATCTAAAGTATGGTCACCTTTTACAATGTTGTGCTCAATTAAATCTTGTAAACTTTCACTTGTGAATGTACTTCCTTCTATTTTATTTGAATGAAATAAAAAATTATGTCTTAAGTCTTTGTATAAAGAGTTTGGTATGTTTTTGGTATATTTTAATTTTTCTATAAACTTATTTTCAATCAATATATTCATCTCCATTTTTAAATTTATTTTATATTACTAATATTAACAAAATGTATTATCTTTTACACTATCTTTTGAACTTTATTTATTAGGAATGATAATTAATTGAGAAAAGAATGTTATCATAATTCTCTTCTCAATTAATTAGTTACATTGTAAAACCTTTTAATTTACCATCTTTAATAATGAATGACAACCCCATTGTATGCCATCTAAAAGCATCATATAGGCTTATAGTATGTATATCTTTGACATAACATATCATAATAATCTCCAATCATTATTCTTATATATTTTCAACTTTTTGAAACATGTATATTTCATTGCTTAAATCATAATTAGGCTCCCAGTTTTCTATGAATTTAATTGCATTGTCATAGTTCTTTTTAGCAGTGTTCTTATAGCTATTAACACCAAATTTTTTTCTATAATCTTTCCATAGTGAAAAGTATACTCTTTTTCTTAATTTAGCATCTTCATAAGCTGAAAAATTTAAACATTGATATACTTGTATTACCCTTCTATTTACCAAACTTCTAATAGTTTCTTGTTGATTGTAGTCTATAGTAGAAAAATCATATAGGACATTAACTTTTTCCTCTAACTCATGTTGACCAGATTCAAGTTCTGCTTGTCTTTGTTCTAGTTTGATTATAACTTTTAACTCTGGAGATAAGTTTTCAAAAGGGTCATTTAACTTTTTTCTCATACTAAAATATTCATCCATTATTTTATTGTGTATCTCCCAAGCTAAATCAGTATCCATTATCTTAATTAATTTTGAATATCCTCTTTCAGATAATAAAAATATATTATCAGCTTTTGATATTTGCATTTTACTATATCCAAGTGTTTGTAATAGCTCTAAATTGTCATCCGTGTCACGGATAACTTTTAAATCTATATAATCTATGTCTTCTTTAAATCTTTTTATATTATC